GCATCAGCGGAAACGCCGAACTGTTTCTGAATCTCACCAGCTGCTTCGGATGTCTTCGCGTTGACCTCTTTGACCATGCCGGCATATCCCTGCTTCACCTTATCCAGCGCTGCCAGCGTATCGTTCTGGGCACCAACCATTAGAGCTTCGTGGTTCTGCTTCAGGATGCTCGTGACCTGGTCCTGCTGGTCCTTGTATTTCTTCGTGATGTCAGCAACGGCTGCATCAAGAGCAGGACCCGTCAATTTCGTCGTCTTGAGGAAGTCGGCAACCGCCTTCTCTTGGGCGTTGCCAAGTTCCGTCATCATGCTCGTGACGAGATCTGACGTTGCCTTGCTCTGCTCAGGCAATCCGGCCAACATCGACGTCACGCTGTTCTTGTAACCCTCAGCGATAATATGCGCGGCAACCTGCGCCTTCTGCGCATATTCGTTCGAGTCCTTGGCGAACTTGTCGAGAGCGTCGTGCATGTTGCCGGCTAGAATCGTGGTGTACTGATCTAGTTTCGCCTTGCCATCCGCCATTGAATCCAGATACTTTTTCTGGATATCCATGTAGTGCTCGGTGCCAACCTTGCCCTGAGCCTCCAGCTTGAGCATCTCAAGGCGTAGCTCGCCACTCTCTTTGCTGAGGCTTTTCTGCAGACCTGTGAGAGTCGTGTAGTAGCCCTCGCTCTTGGCCTTGGCGTCGTCGAGCAGTTTCGTTTCAATCGCAAACTGCCCCTTAATCTGCTCGTTCGCCTGGTACATGATGTCCCAACGAACGCCGAACTTCTTCATGTACTCCTCATGCTGCTTATCGAAGCCCGCCAGCATGGTGTCCATGTCTTGCATCCACTTCTCTTGCTCTTTGCTGCCCATCTTGTAGTTCTTGCCTCTTAGAGCATCGCCCTCCTTGCGAATGCCCTCCTGCATCTTCTCCAGCTCTTCCCAGGCCTCGCCCTGAACGAAGCCCTTGCTGTACGCTGCCGCTGTCACGTACGTCTCTTTGATCTTTCCTGAGGCGTCCCTCGTGTACTGCGTCAGCGAATCGATCGACTTGATGATATTTCCCTCGATCGTCTTGACGTAGCCCTCTTCCTTCATCGCGCGCTCATCGCCCTTTTTGGCAAGCTCGATGTTGCGCTTGTGGTACTCCTCGATGATCTTCTTGTTCGCTTCCATCTGCTTGTTGATGAGCTGCTGCATGCTCACGCCGCTGCTCTTCTCCGAGGAGCTGAAGAGGCTCTTGATGCTGCCTCCGATGCCGCTGAAGAATCCGCCAACCTTGCTGAGCGCACCACCGATGCCGCTCACAACGCTTCCGATCACGCCACCAACAGCGGACAGCTTGTCGTAAATCCACCCGACGGCATCTTTGATCTTCCCGAACGCCCATCCTAGGGCATCGCCAACAGCATGAACAATAGTGCTGATGACGTTGTAGATGCCCTTCAGGATGTCCCAAATAAAGCCGATGGTCGCCTTAGTGACCTGCCATGCCGCATTGAGCACAAATCCAACAACCTTGGCGATTCCTTTGACGATGTCCCAGATGAAACCAAGGACTGCACCAATGGCTTCCCATGCGAGCTTGAATGCACCGCCGACAATTTTAACTGCAGCCTTGATCATCTCAAAGATGAACACGATCGGCTTTGTCGCTGACGGGAATTTGTTGACCAGGTAGTCCCTGATTCCATCCAGAAGACCGACAACGAAATCGACGGCCATCTGCCAGGCCTTGGCCATGATTTCTGGAATGTGCGTGAAGATCTGCCAGATCTTCTGGAACACAAGAGCAACAGCCTGGAGTGCAAGGTCAGCTGCTGCTGCCAGGTAGTAACCAAGCTTCTGTCCGACGGCGGTCCAATCGATATCACCAAGCCATCGAACAATCCGCTCGCCCAACGCAAACGCCTTCTGGAGCAGTAGAAGCGCAACTTCCATGGCCTTGATGAGAATGTCACCAAGGATAGTTCCAACCTTGCCCCAGTTGATCTTGCCCAGAAAATCAGCTGCCTTGTCAAAAATCATGACGAGGGCATCGCCGATCCTTGTAATGACGCCCTTCCAGTCAATGCCGGCTAGCCATTCGCCGATTCTCTCGGCGAGATTGAAGACCGCCCCCACAAGAGCCAGGGCGACATCGACAGCCTTGGACAGAATCACTCCAAGAACCTGCCCAACCTTGTTCCAGTCAATCCTGTCGATGACCTTGAAAGCAAAATCGACGACCTTGCCCAGGGCGTCCATTAGAGTCTGAGCAATTCCACCCCAGTCGATATTCGCGACGAAATCAAAGATTGCCGACAGACCTTCCATGATCACATCGACGACCTTGTCCCAGTCGATGCTCTGGATAACCTTGAAGATTGTACGCCCGACTTCTTGAATGAAGCCCCAGACCTTCTTGAGGAAGACAGGGGCCTCCTTCACCATCTTGTCGATCATCGGGCGCAGAACGCTGTTGGCTCCCTTGTTCAAATCCTTGAACGCGAAATAGAGCCCAGCAACCGCCGCGATGACGAGCCCCATCGGATTCATCAGCGCTCTGAATGCCACCGACAGTGCCGGCAGGTACTGCAACGTCGGCTGCAGCATCTTAATGGTCTCGGACATCGCAAATCCGAATTTGCTGTGCGCGGCCAAGAACCCGCCGAAGCCACGGTTCTTCACCTCGATCAGCATGTCGGTCATCTTGCCAAGCGGACCACCCTTGGCTGCCGTCTTCGCTGCCCAATCTGTGAATTGCTTACCCTGCTTGACGTACTCCTTCAGGTACTTGTCGTCGCTCATGACGCCCTTGACCTGCTTGAGCTTTGTCTGGATCATGTCCTGAGCCCAACCAAACCTCTCGGCGTATGTACGACCGTCTTGATGTGCCTGCGCCAGACTCTTGAGTGCCTTGCCGCCATCGTCGGCCATCTTGTTGGCCTTCTCGATCATTGGCGCTAGCTGCCCGTATCCCTTCTTCTGGAAGGCGGCCATCACCTGCGGACCGAACGTCGCCTCCATCTGTGATCGGAAACGGTTCAGGGCTTGCGGGTCTGTGACCTTCTTGTTGACCTGATCGACGACCTTGCCGATCTTCAACATGAACTGATCTGGACTCTCCTGAAGCATCTTGAACGCTTCATCGGCAGAACCGAAGTTCTGCGTAAGCACGTCCATCTCGTTGCCCAGATCATCCTTGAGACCAGCGAACGTATCCGACATATTCTTCTGGCCCTTCAAAAGGGCCTGCGTTAGTCCGCGCGATGCGCCCATCGCCTCGTCGGCCGTCATTCCAATGCTGGTCAGAGCGCCTGCAACGATGGTCGTCCCCTTGAGGAACTTGTCCATCCGCGCCGGGCTCCATTGCTGTGGCAACAGATTGGCGTTTGCATTCAAGATCTTTACGGTCTCAGACATGCCTGAAATGGCCTGACGGCCAATATTCATGCTCTTACCGATAGCCGCGACTGCTTGAACAGAATTCTTGATCTGTCCCTTCGTCATGCCCAGCTGCTTGTTCATCGTCCCAAGCGATGCTGCGAACTCGTCCGAATTCGTCCCGGTAACCTCCATGACCTTCTGGAAATCAGAGAAGCTATCGAAGCCGTAATCGGCCATCTTGTTTGTGTCGATACCGGCCTGTGTTAGGGCGGCGAACGACTTGGTCACGTTCTCTACCGGCACGTTCAAGGCGAACGCCGTGCTTGAAATCGTGGACTGCGCCCTGCGCAGTTGCTTCTCGGTCAGATTGAGGCCAGCAAGACCTGCACTAGTCGTCTTAGACGCCGCAACACCGTAAGCCTCGATCGCCGTTGTGTTCAGCTTGACGTCGTTAGCCAACGTCTGAGCCATGCCGATCGCAGGCTTCAGATTGGGCGGCGTAAAGACCATCTTGGCCGACGCCAAGCCGATCCCAATAACCGACTTGGAGATGTCCATCAGGCCGCTAGACGTCTCTTTGATCGCGCCAGCAAGACCCTTGTCCTGCGCACCAAGAGAGAAGCCCAAACCAAGGAAATTCAAGCCCATACTAGGCCTCCATTCCCTGGTTATATGCAGCCGTCATCATCGACTTAGACTCTACTCAAACTTCAGAAATCGCACCACCTGGCCATAGAACAACGGGGTGCTGAGCTAGTTCTCGGCACCCCGTTTCGCGCAAACACTTGCGCTGATCACCTTCTCGATAGTCGCTCCTCGCGTCTTTGTCGTTCTCTCTCTAGATCTGACTTCTTGAGGATCATCCTAATCCGTCGGGTGGACGGCATCTTCATGATCGATTCGTAGGTCAACCCTCGCCAGCACTCCATCAGAAAGAATATTTCTTCTTCCAGTTCTTCAATGTTGCCGAGGGGTTGAAAAAACCCTGCTGGGAGATATCCAACTCCGTTTCATAGGAAACGCCGCAAGCAGGACAATCGATCTGAACCTCGGTGTCGACGCCGCCCTCGTTGTCCACCCACGCATCCTTCAGAAAGTTTCGATCCATCAACGGCAACCCCTTGAGATCGTCGATCGTCACGGGCTTGTCGTCGATTGAATCCATGCGAGCAAGGATGGCCGTCGAAATGACGTCGATGCCCTTCTGCGCCGCCTTGGAAATTGCTTCCTCGCCACGCCCAGTGAGCACCTTCATGCGGACCTTCTTCTTCGTCTTCGGAAGAACGAGGTCGTAGGTACGAATCAGCGGGTTTGGCATCTTCTTGGTTTCGAGGTCGGCCAAGTCCAGAATGAAGCGCGCGTCCTCCTTGCAGGAGGTGCATTTCGTCTGGAACGGCATCTCGTTCCCGAGGGATGCACGTCGGATTGCCATCAGCAGATAGATGCGATCACCCTGAGTCAAATCCGGGATAATGAAGCTCAACTGCTGGCCAGAATACGGACCAATCGACTCCGTACAGTTGGTCAGGATCTTGTTGATCCTCTTCGTTACCGGCATGTTTCGCGCGGCAAGAATTTCTTCTTCTTCGCCGGTGATTTCGGTGACGATAACCGACGTGTGGAGCTTGTTCTCTGAGTCAATGAAACCGCAGGGCAGCTCAAACGAGTCAACTGACGGTTTTGCGTTTTCAATCTGCGGATCCATATAACCCCTAGTGGTTGTCCGTCTGATAGCCATCAACAGCTACAAGCAGCAACGCCTTGAGGGCGTCCGTGTAGCTAATGCCTTTGGCGCGACACATGTTCTTGAACAGCTGGTACTGCAGGCCGTCAACCCATCCGTTTACCTTCACGTCTGAGCCTTCGTCCTGCCAGCTCTGCAGGTCTTCGTACAGTTCCGGCTGCGCGATGAACGACGAGATCATCGATCTCATCAGAGCCGAGACGCTGCCGAATTTCGATCCGTTGTGAACGTACTTGTTCACGACCTTGTGAAGGTTGTCGCTGATGAGGAAGTTGATGGGCGTCTTGTTGTCGATCCGTTGCGGCAGCACCCGGCTGCTCTCGGCTGCAATTCGACACTCACGGCACACTGTGACGCCGTTGCTTGGCCTCACATTGCCGCCAACCTCAATCGGGATAACGAAACAAGCAGCTACCTTCTCGGTGCTGCTGCAGTTCACGCATGCGCTGCCATCGCGTTCTAGAACCTTGGCCTTCCACTCTTCATGGCCGGGAACTTGAGGCGCTGGCTTCGTTTTTACGTGATCCACTGGGCACCATTGCAAGATCTCGAAAGATCTTGGGATGCCTCTTTATTACCTCTACTAAGAGATACTGTCAACTCTAGCTGTAGGTAACGCCTACCTTTTTGCTATGTCGACTTTCCTTCGGATCAAGTCGTCGTAATCCAAGGATAAAATGTCGGCATAGTCGGGGTCGATGACGTATTCCCCTTCTCCATGCTGAAACCCAGGGGCTGGCTCAACGTTGACGTTGGCGTTCTGCTGAAACGACCTGGCGTCTCCGCCCGTGAGCATCGCCGCAAAGTCAGCTGCGGTCCACTCTTCGCCTTCAGGATCCTTCGGGTCCATCTTTTCCTCCTGGAATGCCGACGAGAAACTTGGCGATCTTCACGACGTCAGAGACATTCACCTTGGCGACCGTCCTGCGTTGAACGCCACGGCGCTCGGAGATCACGAACAAGATTGTCATGTCTTCGAGGCGGATGATATCGAGACTCTCATTTTCGCTGAGAGGGATCTGGAGCATCTCATCGCTATTTCGCGGCATAGACCCCTCCTACTTATGGCTTCAGGCCAAGGCTGAATTCTTCGATCATCTCTGGCTGAACTTCTAGTTCCTGTAGAGAGATGGACGCAGTGCTCGCATCAAAATCTGCCCCTGCTTTGTATCTGATCGGTAAACAACCGTGCAGGAGCCAAGCCCGAGCCGGAATTCTTGTCGCAAACTGGAACGGGCCAATACCAACTGCCGCTGCAGCGGCACCGACGGCAGCTCCAGCAATTCCACCACCGGACAGAATTCCCGTGATGGACCCAATGGCAACCATACCGGCAATTTTGAGCGCCTCGGTAGCAGCATCCCCAGACAAATTCGCAATGTTGATGTTCGTGAACTGAACAATCAGCAGATTGCGCCTCGGCGTAGTACGCCCACCACCAAGAAGATCGTTGGCAATTTTTCCAAGGGTGCCACCGTCCTCGAAGTCCTTGTTGCCGTGGAGCGTAAACATGATCCAGTCATAGAAGTCGGCATCGAACATCGAAGCCGCCCTCTCAAAAATGACCGGACCAATAGATCCGCCTTTTACGACGTAACGGTTGTAGACGTACGTGCCGTCTTTGAACTGCTCAACCTCAGCGGTGATCTGGGGAGCAGATACCTTTGCGAAGCCGAACAGCGGGTTGAAGACCGGAACCCCCTGACTGGTCGCGTCAAACGCCCAGAACAGGTGGCTCTGCAGTACATCAAATAGTCGGCTCCGCGCCACGAATCATACTGTACCAGGTGGCTGCGCCGAAGAGGTAGCAGCTCCGTGGTCGATGATGTCGAACCACTCGTACGAGAGGTCGATCTCCTTAATGGAGACCTCGGCGCCAGTTGCATCGAGATCCGACGCAGCCTTGTTGCGGACCGGGATGGACTCACCGAGCTTGTACTCGATGAAACCCTCGGTCGCAGGGATTCCCTGGATCGTGTTCGGGGCACCTGGCGTCGTCGACGTGGCCGGCTTCGAGTCACGGTGGAAGTGCAGAATGCTCACGTCCGCCCTGTACTCTTCGTTGCCTTCCATGCAGGCCTTCATCCACGCCCAGAAGGTGCCCTCGGCAAGAGCAACACCACGAGAAAGCGTGATGTCGTTCATGGACGGGATACCGCTGTACTTGCGCGTGTAGATGTAGTGGCCTTCGCGGTATTCCACGGCGCTCTGAGTCGCCTCAGGAGCCGTGCATGCGTTGAAGCCAGCGCTGGGGAGAGGAGCACCGCCCGTCCTCAGCTGAGCGGTTCCTGCGCCACCGAATCCCTGGATAAGGACGTGGAACCTGAAGTTGTGCAGGTAGTCAGTTGATTTTGGACGCGCCATGATCGCCTCTCAATGGTTGCAGATCTACTCTATCACGCTGGAGATAACGCTGCTTAGTAGGTAGCAACCCAGTTCAGATCCCAGGTGGACGCCGCCTCAAGGGTCGTCACAACCAACGCAAGCGTGCAGCCGGTGTTCGTGATCGATTGAACATACAGCTGACCACGAGCCGTCAGACCGTTGCTCTTGTCAGCGGTCGCAGTGACCACGGGCTTGATGCCAGTAGGAAACGGCTTGGGGAACGTAACAGCCGTCAGAACTTCCGTGGCCGAAGCCACGCTGACGCCTGCCGCAACGCCATGCTGCTCCAGCGGAATGCTGAGCATGTCGGCGTTGTCCGACGACTCCGTTGCGACAACGGAGATCTGGCTGTTGAACAACAGCGTCTTCGTCTCGTTCATCGAGTCGAGCTGAGACACCGAGCGGGCGATCGTAGTTGATGCCGTCGGGGAGCCAGCCGCACCGAGCGTGGTGTACAGCTCGTTGATGTGGAGCGGCGACGCCGTAAGGTTCGTGATGACGACTGAAACTGACATGGTTTCTCCCTAGTAGGCTGCGGTCCAGTCGGCGAAAGCGCCGTACCCGATGGTTAGCGAGTTGGAATCAGGACCGTCGTTCGTTCCAATCGTTCGCGGATTGAAAGTGATGCTGATGGCACCGCTGGTCCGGTTAATTGTTGCGGCAGCCAACCGAGACGCATTGGTTCCGCTCAGCGTGCTCGTACCGGACAATGTTGCGACCTTCGCCGCAGGAGCCGTTCCACCAGTCAGCGTTGCGGCAGTCCACGTTGCGCCGGTTACGGTTGTAGTGGACGCGAGAGCGTTGCCGCCCGTTCCACCAGTAAGTGCCCAAACCAGCATCGTGAGCCCAACAGGAGCGTTAGCCGATGCCGTTGGATGTGCCGTCGTAGCAGCTGCGTACGCCGTACCAGATCCTGCTCCGAGAGTGATAGCCGCATACAAATTGGCCAGTGAGGCGGCAGCAGTGGCACCGATGAACACGTTACCATCGACGTTCGTGAGAACGGTTTGGAACGTGTACGTCTTCGCGCCGATCGTAACGGTCTGGGTGTCCGACGGTTGACCAGTGAACGTCAGCGTTCCAGTCGCCTGGATCGACTCGGTCCAGTTAATGGTCAGCGGCACATCCGTCAGAGGGGCAGCCGCTAGCGTGGCCGTAAACGGCCCCACTGTCGACTGAGACTCAGGCGGAGACCAGGTCGGGTTTTCAGCTGCCACCGCTGTCGTCACGTCCAACGAAAACGTAAATCCCGTGTTCGTGATCGACTGAACGTAGAGCTGGCCACGAGCTGCTGTCACGCCAGTCTTATCCAGCCTGCCGACAACAACGGGCTTCACACCCACCGGATATGGGGATGCAAAAACCACTGGCGTAAGAACTTCACCAGTGGCCTGAACCGTCATACCAACAGCGCCATGCTGTTCCAAAGGAACGCTCATAATGTCGGCGTTGTCAGACGACTTCGTTGGAACAGCACTGACAGTACCTGCACTAAGCAGGGCTTTCAGGCTGTCCATGGCGTCAAGCTGAGCAACCGTACGCGTGATCGTAATGGCTGCGTTTGACGAACCAGCAGGACCGAGCGTCGTGTACAGCTCGTTGATCCGTACAGGACCCGTGGTCAGGTTGGTAATAAGAGTCGATACCGACATGGTGGTTCGTCCTGGCTAGGTGTTACGCCGTCAGCGTCTTCTGGCTGAACCGGAACCGGATGAACTCACCCGGGCGGTTCGGCGCGATACCGATGTCGACGATCACCTGGCCAGCGTTCGCAACCTCTGGCGGGTTGTTGGTCTCATCGCAGATCACGAAGTAGGCCTGCGTCGGCGAGCTGCCGGCGAAGTAACCATTCGTGAACAGGTTGTGGAGGAATCCGTCGCACGTCGTCTTCAGCTGGCTGTACAGGTTCGAGGTGATGTTCTCGAACACGAAGTTGAACGTCGAGTTGAAGATCGACTTCTCAACGAACTGGAACAGACGCACAGCGTTGACGTACCGAAGGGTATCGTTCGTCGGTGCCAGCGTACGCACACCCCACACCGCCAGACCCGTCTGGGTCGAGTTGATGAGTGGGTTGATGCGCAGCGGGTAAACCGTGTCGCGCTCTCCCTTGTCCGGGCTGCTCTCCAGGCCAGACAAGAACCGCAGCGCGCCATCGACCGTTCCGCCCGGTGCCTTGCCGACGTTACGGGTCTGATCTGTACGAGCGTAGACACCGGCAATCCACGACAGAGGCGGGACCGTCAGGGTCTTCGACGAGTTCAGCGGATCCGTAACCTTGATCCACGGCCAGTAGAGGGCTGCGAACTTGTCCTTCCGGTTGAAGGTAATCGACCGGAAGTCAGCCGCCGCCTGAGCATCAAAGCCCTTCGGCGTGGTCAGAATGACGAACACATCGCCACGATCGTCGGCGTAGTCCAGCTGGTCGCCCATCACAGTCGTGTCCCCGGCGAAGTCCGGGATGCACAGCTGCATGACCTCATCTGGGCGAGTTAGCGCGTACATGCCGCGCTTGCTCGCTGCGAGAACTGGGCTGGTGAACACCGTGCGATCGAACGTGCCGCCGGTCAGAGTACCGTTGGATCCGCCAGTGAAGGCGTAATCCACGCTGGACGTTGCCGGAGACGAGATGTACGCAGCATCGATCGTAGCCAGGTTGGCTGGCGCGTTCGAGCCGGTCAGGAAGTTCAGCGTGAACACGCCGGTCGTGTAGTTGACCTTGTTGGTCTTCGTCGTGTCCAAACCGGAACCGGTGATGTTTCCGTTCACGTCTGCAGACAGGGTACGAAGACCCGTAGCAACAGGCGTGTACGTGATCACGACCGATGTTTTGACAATCGGTGCGTTCGGCAACGTGCCCGTGAACAGCGTGGTGGTACCGTCTCCGGTTCCCATCACGTCCGTACGGTTGACACCCTTGAACGTTGACGGAACATCCAGGAATCCGTTGTCCGTAACGGCAACGAAGTCCGAATTATCATTGATAACGTCGGGGAAGTAGAGGGCATCCGAAGCGTCGTCAAAGACGACTTCCTCGTAGGTCTCCTTCACTTCGAATTCCAGCGTCGACGTGTTCTGGAGCAGGATCGTAATGTCGAACTTCGAGTACGTACCGGCATCAGGCGTCGCCTGTGTTCCATACGTGAAGAAGTTCGCATTACCTGCGAGTCGGAAGATCATGCGGCTAGACCAGGAACCCTGGTTCGAAGCCGTCATGCTCCACTGACAGGTCGAATACGCAGCCGTGACCGTATCGCCGGCATACGGCTGATCGGTGCCACCAGTAAAGGTGATCGACAGCGCTCCGGTCGCATAGTCAACTGTTCCAGTGATTGTAGTACCGCCGGTCGTGGTACCCGAGAAAGCACCAGCGCCATTGTCGGTCGTGGTCTCAGCGGCACCAGCCGCGTCGTAGTCCACCGTGATGGAGTTGGGGCCGGGACCGTTGTTGGTACCAATCACGCGGGCGTTGTACGTGATGCTCAGAGCACCAGTCGTACGATTGATGCTTGCTGCAGCAATGCGAGCTGCGTCAGCGCCACCGACCGTGCTGGTGTTCGTGACCGTTGCACTCTTGGCAGCCGCTGCAACACCACCGCTAAACGTTGCTCCAGCAAAGGAAGCGTTCGTTGCGGTCTCCGTGCTGGCCAGCGCATTGCCAGCAGTGCCGCCAACCAGGGCGTAGAAAGTACGAGCAGCGCCGCTGCCCGTCTCAGCGCCAACCGATGCGTTTGCCGTCGTCGCAAGCGCATAGGTTGTACCTGCGCCAGCGCTCAAATTGACTGCGGCAACCAGGTTGTCGAGCGAGTCGCTCGCCGTGGCACCGATGAGCACATTGCCGTCGACGTTCGTCAGAACGGTCTGGAACGCATAGGTCTTCGGTCCAAGCGTGACCGTTTCGCCGTTGGCGAAGTTCGCCGTCGTCGTCAGGACCGCCGTGGCCTGAATTGCCTCAGTCCAATGCAGCGTGATGGGCGTATTGACGAGCGGCGCATTGGCCAACGTCGCCAGGAACGGGCCCACGGCGGATTCGCTCTCAGGAGGCGAGAACGTCGGGTTCTCACCAGAGATCGTTCCAGCCGGGTTATTGCGCCAGGTGACAACGACGCTGCCGGGTTTGACCGGAACGTTCGTAAGCGTCCCTGTCATCGTCTGGGGGCTTGAGCCGGTACCGACCGGGCTCAGCGCGACGCCAGTGACCGGATCCGTGATGCAGGACTCGCCCTTCGCAGAATCGGTTGGAACAACACGGACGACATAGGACCGAGATCCGCCGTTCACGAAGAACGCCTGAACCGAAATGGGCACCCGAGAATCGTTGGTGTACTCGCCGAACTTGCGGCCGAAATCATCGATTCCGGTCACCAGGGTTGCGACATCAACCGGACCGCGCTCGGTCCAGCCAACGATTCCCATGGTCGAAGTGCCAACCGCCTGGACGATCTGGCCGCTGGTGCTGACCTCTTCGATGAAAATTCCTGGGCTCAGAAACTCGGCCATGTTCGTCTCTCCTGGTGGAGTGCAACTTCCGAGCGGTTCCTAACGTCGTCGCGACTTTCGGTTCCGCTTACTGATCTTCTTCTCGTCGTTACTCTGGGTTACGACTTCCGAATGGTCGGAAGTTGCTTTTTCGTCGTCATCGCTTTGCTTTTTCTCGGCTTTCACTTCTTTTTCGAGATCAGCATTTGATGAGTCGACCGTGAAGCTAGCATCGGCCAGATGAAGACTGCTGGAAGTAACGGTTTCTAAAGGCTGAACCTGGATATGTGGGATAACGACTGGCGCCTGCTGTACTGGGTCGCCACCCTTGTTGATCAACTGCCTTGACCTGACGAGATCCCAGACCGAGGAACTCATCTTCTCGGGGTCGATGTAGACCTTCTTGCGCGGAAGGAACCCATAGGAGGTCCCATCCTGAAGGATTGCTGGAATCACATCAGGCGTGGAATTGAACAACCACGGCATCGTAACCTCGCGATCTATTTTGGTTTGACGTTGACCTGGAGGTTGGTCATCGCACGACGCATCACTGGGTCATTGAGATCCAGCTCCGCCTCCACTCGAAGCGAGATATTGAAGTTGGTCTCACGACCAGCAACGTCTGGCTTCGTGTCCAGGGCGGCAGGGCTCTCCATGAACGCTGTGTAGCTTCTCAGATCGTTCAGGCTGTCTCGGATATAGACTGTCGTGTAGGGCGGAAAACGCTTCAGCGTGAACTGCAGCATCTTCATGCTCTCTACCTTGAGATTGTTGCGATACCTGGCACGAATCTGGATTGTGTACAGAAGATCGAAGGGTACGGCCTGGGCTTTGTCCTCATAAGAGTCAAAGCCAGACTTCATGACCACCCCAGATCTTGGATTCTTGAAATCAACAGCCCGTGAATCTGGCGCAGGAACGTTGTACTGCTGGTTTCCTGGGTGCCAACGACTCATGGCCGGATCAATAGAGTCTCGTCGCACAACGAAGGACGGCAAGATCTTCGGATCAATCGTCTCGTCTGGGAACGCGAAATAGACAGGGACGCCCTCAAATTCCACTTCTCCTGAGGGTGGCGGTGGAGAAACGCCAGGAATATTTACGACATACATATCGCCAATCGTGTTGATGGCGCCGCCCAACGAGGTGATGACTCCACGATCGAAGTCCGATAGCCATACGTCTCCGGTCCTGGAGTTGTTGACCGATAGCAGCTTGCCGTCGAGACCGTCGTTGGTGTTCTGCACCATTAGAATCCGAGCCTTTTCTGGAAGCCAGCGAATGAACCTGCCACCGACGAGGAGATCTTCGGCAGGCGCGTCGGCCAGTTCTTGTACTTCGTCGAGTTCGGATCTGTCATCGCATCGGTAATCTGGACGTATCTATCTGGAAGTTGCCCGGCGCCTCTCTTGACCGCGCCAATTGCCTTACGAAAGAGTGGCTTCGACTTCACGCCCTGATCGCCAAATTCCAAGCTCAAAGCCTGCATCGCCAAATCAGGAACGGCCTTCGTGTTCCGCTTCAACCGACCAGGTGCATTAGGCTTGATGGGTTCTACTTTGCGACCAGCTTCAAGGAATTGCTTGATCAGCGTGGGAAATTCCTTCTTCCGCTGCTTAGCAACCTCGTCAGCCTGCCTCTTCGAAACCTTCTTCTGAACAATGAGCGCCTCGCTCTTTTTGGGCATGAACGGAATCGTATCCGCCGTCCATGGACCCTTCTCGGCAAGAAGACGAACATCATCGGGCGCTGCATTTTGCGCCTGCTTTGGGATGATCGTAATCAGCGTCTTGCCGACGTCGATCTTCTTCACCCTACGACCCTTGGTGCTTACGTGGATCGCAAAAGCTGCCTCTGTGTCCTTCTTGGTGCCACCGACCTCAACAAGCTTCAGCGCCTTTTTCAGGTCGTTGTAGTCGTTGCCGCCAGGAATAGCCTCCAAAACAGCGTCATAGACATCTTTGGCCGCTGCGTACGCAATCATGCGTGGCATCGCCGCAGCCCGCTCTTTCAGCTCCTCGGTAGCAAGTCGCCAGTTGTTTCTGGTTTCCGGCGAGGGCTGGATATCAATGACTCGATCGTACTTACCCATCGGAGGACCCTCGCAATTTGAGGACCCCCGAAGGTTTCTTGGGACGATCGTCTTCGGCGATACGCTGCTCGCCTTCCTTGGAAATCAGAACCACGTTCGGAGCACGTTCGCCTTCGGCCTTCAGCTCCTGCACCATCTTGACGTGTTCCGTGCAGACTCCAATGACCCGAACGTACATATCGACACGAACGGCGTGAGTTGCCTGGTTTCCGCAGACAAAGCAGAACTTGTCGAACTGGGTCATCGGACCGACGTATTGATGGAACACATCGCCAGCAATAGGAGATCCGCAGGCTCCCTTAGCGAGACAAACATCTCCAGGAAGCCCGTGATCTCTCGCCCCCCAGTACTTCTCACAGGTCGCACATACGACACTGAGCCCACGCTGGACGGCCAACCCAACCTTGATCGGATCTAGTGGCATTAGCTGTAGCGAACCTTTTCGCGATGCATGTCGCGATACAGGTTGAGGAACATTCCTTCTGGTGGAACACCAGCTGCAGCAGCCTGCTGACGCATTCCATCCAGAGCTGCCATGACATCGGCAAGCTTGGCCTTGCGAGCCTTCTCGCGCTCGTCTGGATCAGAGAACATGCGGGTGACTTCTCCACCGTGTGGCTCCATCGAACCAGCTGGCTGAGGCGTCATCCAGCTCTTGGCCAACTCTGGCCCCTTCTTTGGATCGCCAGCTGGACCATACGGCGTCTTACCAAGATCTGGATACGAGCCCTCTGAGAGCATCGTGGTCAGCTCGCTGATAAGCGACTCGCCAACCGCAGACTTGGCCACACGCTTCTTGGGCTCAGCAGCATCACTCTTGGGCTCATCGCCCTTCGGCATCTGAGAGCGAATTCCCGGCGTGGCGTCGTGGAAACCCTGCTTTGCTGAATGCACGACGTGCTTGGCAAACCGACCTGCGGCTCTCGCAAGTCCGCCAACAACACGACCGATGAGACCTGGCTTCTTTGGTGCTTCAGCCGAGGAAGCGCTCCTCTTCGCTGGAGCAGACTCTGGCTCATGATCCGAGCTGCTACCGCCAGAAAGGCCCTTCTTGATGCCGCGAACGTGAGCGCCGAGAAGATGCCCTGCGGCACCGGCAACGCCAAGCGCTGCCCTTCCGGCACCGTGAGCGATCTTCTTCAGGGCTGGTCCAACGTCTGGGTTGTGAGCGCTCGGCGTGTGGATCTTCTTCATCACGCCCAAGGCCGCCGCACCAGCCTTCTTCAGCTTGCTACCAAGACCAGGCTTCGGAACAGCCTTGGCTGGCTCATCAGCATGACGAGCTTTAGCGGCTGCGAGCTTGTCGCCCCATTCCTTGTCCTGCTTATCGCGGTGCGCCGCCAGGGCTGCTCCTGGTTTCTTCGCAGCAAGCTTGTCGCCTGGAAGATCCTGACCATGCTTGCGCATCTGGACCTTGAGGGACGGCACAGATGGCTTGCTCTTGATCTTCGGAATCGCCATGCCCGGCTTCTTCGGAGCCGCAGCTGCAGCCGGCTTCGGCCCCTTCGGAATCGGCGGAATCTTGGGCATCTTCGCCCGCATTTTCGAAGTTCCAGCCTTGATCACATCATCGGCGGCATCCTCATCAAAGAGCGCCTGAACATGCTCTGGCATGAACTTGATGGCATTCGGGAAACAGATGCCGTTGAGCACGTGCTCCGCCACATCGGATTCTCCGTCGACGACGAGCTGCTCCAAGTAATTGAACATCTCCGACCCGACAGCCTCATGAAAGGAGACTACGTCGCGGAACTCGCTCGGGCTCAACATTGCCAGGTGACCAAGAACAAGGTCGTAATCCTCGTCCTTCGACTCCATGTATTCGTTCTGGATGAACGAACCGATCGTCTCAACCTCGGTCAACTCACGAGGTTCGCTGTCGTCGATGAACGGCATCGGGAAGCTCTCGTCCATCGTCTTGGTGATCTCTTCAATGAGAGCACCGGAACGCGACAGCAGGGTTTCCTCGTCGAAGATCGGCGTGATGCCATAGACATCACGAAGAACCTTGGCCACGTCGACCGCCAGGCCTGCCGAAAGACCCATCGACTCCAGGTACCGAACGATTACCCGCTTCGGTACCGTGTCCATCTTCCGCAAACCGCTCTCCTTGACGAGCATCTTGGCGACCTCGTCCGGCAGATACGGTTGGCCAGGGGAAACCATCCCTGAAGGATCGAACTGGCTGACGTTGCCTTGGTTGCCGATATAGACCGGCTGCCCTGCTCCGTTGAACTGCCAGGACTCATTCTTCTGCTTGTTCACCGTAGCCCAAGCAATGTGCTTCGCCGTATCGGACGACACGCCGCGCTTCTTATAGCCAGCGATGATGTGCTTCGCCTGGCGCTTTTCCTTCTTGCTGTGGAACCCTGGCATGACGATCTCCTACGGAGGTGTGATGCGACGCTCAGCTCCGAACTGAGAACGCCTCTTGAGAGTGAGAATGAACTGAGTAAACGTCGGCGTGTCGTTAAGATGGCCGTCGTGCTTTGCCTTCAGCACATCGAAAAATAGTCCCTTACCCATCGACCAACGATCGTGATACGGCGTGCGCCACATCTCGATCACGTCGGCCTCTGATGGGTATGGAAGATTCTTTTCATCGAGATGGAAACGGCTGATGGTCACCATCGCGTCCCACTCACGAGAGAAACCAGTCTCTTCGCTCAGCGGATCGTATTCGGGATACTTCACCACCGCGATGATTCGATTCGGCTTGGCCTCAATCGGCTGAGTGCGCTCGCCATAAAGCGGATCCACCTTGCGGCGATTCTGCGGGCTTTGGGCGTTGTGTGCGTAGTAGTTGATCTCAACCCCGGTCAATTCAATGAGGTCCGAATTGATACAGTCGAACAATTCAAGTTCGCTATCATCAAGAACGGTTCCCATTGGTTACCTCCGGTTGATACCACAACTAAACGTTCTACTGGGTGAAGAACGCCATCGGCTTCGCGCTCTCGTAGATCTCATCCTCCAGTTTGGCCATTTCCTTTTCGGCCTGAGCCATCAGAGTGTCGCCGTTCAGCTGAACCTGCCCTTGAGCAGTCGGCCACGAGCTGTACTTGGAGTAAATCATTCCAAGATCTTGCTTCGCCCAGGCTAACGCATACCGACGAACAAGCTGATGGTCGCGCTCGGGCAGTTGCTCAAGCGTCATGCAGGTGCTCTTGTACTCGATGAAGACTTTGCCGCCACCCTTCGGGTCTGGGAGCAACAGCAGGATCTTCTTGTGCGGGAAGTAGATCCAGTTCCTCTCCGCATTGATCATGCGCTTCGCCATCTCGACGTACTGCATCGACTGCAGCAGCGAGCTGTACAGACCGCCCGTGGCTCCGGCGCTGAACACGCTGTACGGCACCTTCTCGTCCTGCGCGATGTTGTACGGCGCAAAGATAAGAGAGATGTCGAGCGGGCTGACCTGGAATGCCACGTCCATGACTGCATCGCAGTCATCGGGCATCTTGTACTCAACCTGACCAGCGAACAGATCGATGGTCAGGTCCCGATCTACGCCCTTTTTTCCAGCGAACCAGCGGATCGCTTCTTCAACGGCGTCGTCTACTTGGAGCGCGTCCAGACAGACCTTCGTCACCGGGCTTCCCAGCCGACGAAGAATCCACTTCTTCAGCTCCGGCTCCGTCATTAGTCTGCTGCATGACATCAGTCACCCCCTGGGCTTCCTCTACTGTATCAGCCTTTGGCTGTGGCGCTGGAGGAGCGGCCTGGGGCGTAACAGCAGCTGCTGCGACGGTCTTTACCTGTTCGACTGACGCACCGTCGACCTTGACTACAAAACCGAGAGCCACTAACGGCTCCCAGTCGTCGCCTTCGACCTCTTCGCCTGCGTTCAGAAACTTCCCAGAACGATCTGGATACGGAACAGGTCCACAGTTATCTACCTTGCGATACTTAGCCATCTCTCTGCTCCAATTCGATTAGCTTGAGGTCCGCTTCGACTTTTCGGAGGCGTTCGTCGGCCTCCACGTTTGTGTTGCGGATCTCTTGTATCATCAAGGTCATCCTATCTGCCATCCGTGAGATCTCTTGAATCGACTCACGATCAGCAGCGATGTCATTCTGCTCTGTATTGATGCCATTTCGCTTAGTTGCGGCATCCTTGGCGTCATCAGCAAGATCGATCTGATCGATCTCAGCTAGGGCATCAACTTGAGCGGGCATCAGGGTCTCCTTGTGTTCTTATCCAGGTAAATCAGCAACTTTACCTTAGATAAGTCCCAATTTACGTATAGTACCAAACGAAAGGGCCCAGAGGTGATTGCCTCCAGGCCCTTCGTCATCCCATCAGTTCGGTTTAGAGGCCGGTGAACGAGATCTTCGCGTAGTACTCGCTACGAAGAACCTTCTTGCCGTAACGAGTACGGAGGCCCTTGCGGAACGAGAAGTCGGCTGGATCCAGGAACGTCGGCGTGACCTGCAGCGGGATATACGGCGCCCACACGTAGCCGGCATCCAGGAAGCTCGCGCCCTTGAGGCCGACGAGCATCTGGTCGCTGGTGAAGAACGGGTCCTCGTAGACGACCCACTTGTTCATCAGCGTACCGACCTTGTAGATGCCGAACTGACCGTGCTGGGTCAGCGGGCGTGGCATGTCAGCCGGGCCGTACGGGCTTGCACCACCGGACACCCAGAGGGGCCGGAAGTCACCGTGGGTCGTCAGCTGCGCGATGCGAGCTGAGATCTCCGGCGACGTCACAAGGAAGTTGGCGGGTGCGCGCAACGTGTCCTTGTGGATGAAGTTCGAGACCTTGCTGATCGTCGTGATCATCGACCGCAGGTGATCGATCTCGCTGATGCCGGCGGGCGGCGTCAGGTTGAACGTGTCATTGCGGGTCGACGACAACGCCGTGGTGTAGAGGTCGTTGATGATCTCACGGTCGATCTCAAGAGCAATCTCCTGAGCGATACCGGAAACCAGCTCCGTCTCTGCATCCAGGCCGTGGAACGCACGCAGATCCTCGGCAGCCTCAGACGACCAGAGAGCCTTGAGGCGACGCGGAATCGCTTCGATCGGCTGCTTGCTGATGTCGAGGTTGACCTGCGGGATCTTCGTGTTCAGCTCACCGTCGTAGAAGTAACGAGCGGTGATCTTGTTGTTCAACGCAGGCGCGGCGGTGAACTTGAACGACGTCAGAGCACCCGAGCCGTAGTTGATGGCGCCGCCGGTAACCGCACCAGTGAAACCACCAGTGCCGTTGTCCGTGCCCTGCTGGACGATCACGCCAGCCGAGGTCAGCTCCAGGATCTGGACCGAGTAACCCGACGATGCGTTGAGCGGGCGGATTGGGGTCCACGAAAGGACCGCCGCCAGCGCTGCACCAGCACCACCGTAGTTCGTGCCGTCACCCAGCGCGAGCTGCTCGTCACGGACGTACTCCGAGGAGTAGTCACGATCGAAGTCACGCGGGAAGATGGCGCCAGCCTGAGTTGATCCCTTGTTCGACCCGTACTTGTAGTCGAAGAAGAAGACCGCACCAATTGGGGCCGTCATCGGCTGAACCGAGACGATCTCGTTGGCGATCAGGTTGGGGAACACCCGGCGAAGAACCGGGAAGATGAACTTGGTGAAGGAGCCGACGTTGATCGTCTTGGTCTCCTCTTCCAGGTTCTGAAGCCACTGCGACTCATTCTCCATGAGCATCGCCGTGACGCCACGGGTATAGGGGTTCTCGATGCCTTCGAGAAGCTCTCCCCACTTACCAATGAGCTGGGAAATGAAGCCCTTGTCGGCGATGGACCGACGGGACTCCGACAACATTAGCTGACGCGCTTCCATAAAATCTCCTCCGTGTCCTTAGTTCGAGCCCTTGTCCGGCAGCCCCGAGAGGGCACGGATCTCGTTGAGATTCGCTCCGAGCCCGTTGTAATTCTGAGTGGAACCCCCACTCTTAGAGCCGTTTCCTTCCTCGTTCTCCTGGATATACTCACGAGTGCCGCTGTTCAGGATCGTCCTGACGCGGGCACGCGCGACCTCCAGATCTTCGTTGACCGGAGCCTTTGGTAGCGTCTTTGCCACGACGGCATCGACCTGCTCCTTGGTCTCGAAGACTTTCCCCTCCATCAGAGCACGTGCGTACTCCTTGTTGGGGTGATTCACGAGACGCTGCTCGGCGTATACCTGAGCAGCGAGATGCTTGCTTGCTTCAAGCGCCTTCTCGGCGATGAGCTTCTGGCGAGCAACCTCTTCCTTGAGGGAAGCCAGCTCCGTGTCGCGCTGCTGAGCAGCAGCTTCACGATCGATGATGGATTCGGCGATCTCGACGATGCGCTTGTCCATCGACTTGAGGTTCTCGAACTGCAGGACATCACCAACGGCCTGACGGATCTCGTCGGCGTGGCCGATATCATTGAGACGCTGCTCCAGGTGGAACCGATAGCCGGCTTCCTTGGCGATTGCAGCGAGCTTCTCGCCTTCGAGCTTGAACTTGCCGATTTCCAGCTCCTTCTCGGCGAGCTTCGATTCCAGCCTTGAGATCTCGGCTTCCTTGTCCTTGACGACCTGCTCAACATCCTGGGGAATGATGAACGGACGAAGGAGTTCCTTCAGCTCACCAAGGGTCTTCTTGGCAAGACCGACGCCCGGATCCTTCATCAGGCGCTCAGAGATGGTCTTCTCCATCTCCTTCTTGGCCTCGGCAACGGCAGCTTCGAGCTTCTCAGCGAACTCGGCGCGGAGGTTCGTCTGAGCCTCCTCCTTCGAGCCGGTGATCTTCTTCGCCCAAACAGCGGCCATGCGCTTCTCGTACTCACGCTCCGCATCGTCTGCGAAGTGCTCAGCAAGCTGTGGATAAGCCTTCTTGAAGTCCTCAAACGTCATGTTCTCATCCATCGCTGCTGCCTCCGTGTGTTGAGAAGGCTCTTTGTTCTCAACGCTGATTTCTGGATAGGCGCTTTGCTGCGCCGGTTCTGCCACGAAATCGAAAGTCATCAGTCGGTAGTCCGGCTGAACGACCTCTTCGCCCTTGAGGTTCGGCTTCGTGGTTCCGAATCCACGGGAAGAAACACCGACCGCGCCACCGCCATCAAGGATCGCCTTGAGGTTGCGGCCTTCGCTCGTGTCAAGGATCACCGCAGTTCCGACAACGACGTTGTTCTCAAGTCGTAGATCGGTAATAAAATGGCTGACGCGCTTGAGCTGGGTGCGACCGTCCATCGGGTGGTCTAGTTCGCCGTAGACCTTCCCTTCCTTGAGCTGCTTGCCCAAGCGTCCGATCTCACGCTCCCACAGGGATGCTGGGTAGAGGCGCTTGTTCTCAGTCGCTCGATCGGCACGAGCGAACTCGCCCCGAGCAATGTACTTGCCGGGTTCAGACTTGCTCTCCTCTAGGGTTGTCGCCCTAAAGGAGAGTGTGTCTACGAGGAGTTTTCCGAGTTGGGCCATTTACCTTCTCATCCATTTGAACGTGCCGGCGAAAGGCGACCTGGGTCCGAAAGGAGACTTAAATCCGACGTCGTAATCAAATCCTAGATCCGACTTCTTCTGTCTCCGTTTTGGGTTCCTGGTCGATTTTCCTCCGATGCCGTCTCGTGGTTCCAATCCAAACGCCATTTCCTTGCGACCCGAGGCATATGCCGTCCTGCGGGCCCTGGGCTCTTCTAGAGTGAGCCCTACTTTCCGAAAGGGCCTTTTTTGCCCTTCATCGCCTTCAGCTTGGCCATGCGAGCGGCCATGCCTCCGTCGTCGTCCTTGTCATCATCATCGTCATCGCCGTCGTCATCCTTGTCGTCGTCATCATCATCGTCATCCTTGTCGTCGTCTTCCTTCGACATCTCGACGAGGGTGGAGTCGTACATCTCGACGGCGTCCATGAGAGACAGCGTCATGACGCGGAAGGCTTCCTTGAGACCGTCGACGTCGATCTCCTCTTCCTTCTCGGCAGACTCGATGATGCTGCAGGCCTCAACGGCGCTGTTGTACAGCTCCTCCATCTCGGCGATGGCGTCATCGACGTTGTAGTGCTCGGCGATATCGACGAGTCGATTCGCCAGAAGTGCGCAGTTCTCACCGATCAGGGTGAAACCGTGTGCGAGGTTGTTGAGATCCTCGCCCATCTGCGAACCCTGAAGCAGAGCCTCAACCTCGCCCACCAACTCGGCAGCGCGGCTGACGTTCTGCGACTCGTGCTTCTTGCCCATGCCGGCGATGCTCTTGGTCGGCTCAAGACCCTGGGCGACCGCTGGGGTCTTGCCCTTGTCCTTCGCGCGAGCCATCACCTTGTCCTTCAGGGTCTGGTAGCCCTGCGGATAGCTGACGTCTTCCAGGCTGGCTTCTTTGCCGCCGGCAACCTTCTTGTACGAGCCGGCCGACTTGCCGCCCTGGGTGGCACCAGCCTCCAGCGGATCGTCATGATCGTCCTTCTCGTCCGGCGCCATCTTCGGCTTCGGCTGCTTGGCGTACTTGTGACGAGCCGGCGTAGCCTGGCTGTCGTCATTGCCGGAACCGCCACCCATCGTGCTCGGGTCTGGCGAAGGAATGTCGCGCGGCTCCGTAGAGTCGTCGACCTCTTGCAGCTTCTTCTCCGGCGGGAGAAGACCGATCTTGCGGAAATCCTCTTCGAGAGTAGTCAGCTTGTAATTGCGTCCTGGATACATTTCGCTTCTCCTATTTCGTCGAGGTTCCGGGTTTACGCTGCGTCGTCGAATGCGCCAGCCATGCGCTGAACAAACGCACCTGCGATTTCGCAGTCAGCAAGCGACTCGGCAATAGTGTCGTAAACCTGACCGAGGCACATAACACATTGTTCGTTCTCGATCGTGTCCGCCACCAGTGACCTGACCTCGCCGAGATCCTCAATGAGGTCTTCAGAGAAGAAGCAGAAGTGAGACAGGACATCCTCGTCGGACTCGTCCAGCTCATCCTTGGTCAAGGAATCCTTGAAGGGCAAATACGCTCCCTCAACGGCCTCGTGCAGGACACGCAAACGATCTGCAAGCGACTTGAGATCGTTCTCCGCTAGAGTCCTGAACTTCTCGAAATCCCCCTCGGGAATTTCGTCAGACTCGTAGAGGGCTTTGTACTTCGCTTCCAGAGCAGACGAGCGGATCGACTCCAGCTTGTCTACTACCTGGCGGGCAATCTCCTTCGACTGAGAAGAGAGAGCCTGTCGCCACGGCCGACCAGAAGAAACAGTGGCCATCGCTTCAGCGACGTAATCGCGAGCGTTCACCACTTGGTTCTGCTCCTGCAGATCGACCAAGTAAAGGATGCGCTTCGCTGCCGAAGGGGCGTCCTCTGCCATCAACGCATCAACTGCGTTGAGAGAGAATTCCTTGACGGATTTCGCCGCATTGGACGGCGTCACAACTGGGACGTCGACCTTCTCACAAGCAGAGAGAACGATTTCACCGTTCTTGTTCTCATACTTGACATTGAAGTACTCGCCAGCTGCGGTGCCCAGGATCAAGTGATCCTTAAAGGTCGCAATGCGCGAAACCTCGACGTTCGTCTTGGACAGTGACGAAAAATTTTTCGCAACCGCTTCATCCAGGCTCGCTCCGAGATGCTCAAACGACCCCTCAACGAGGCTCTTGAGCGAATCCAACGGGACGATCCGAGACGCTGATGTTTGGTTGGCTTTCACCGATCCCCAAGCCTTTGCTTGAAGGGATACTGGTTTAATCGATCGCGTGTGTCAAGCACGCGCAGATCTGATTACCAACTAATACTGGTTGCGCGGCATGCTCAGTTTGATTTCGTTCACGAGCTGCCCCAACTCTTCGAGTCTTCTAGCAAATCCGGTATTGGACGCCAAAATCTTGTCGAGATTGTCGCCGACCAATTTCTCGTGCTCACGATTGCCGTGATACAGCTCTTGTTCGGATATCGGGCGATAGCCAAGGCGCTGTCTCATTAGTGGCCATGTATGAGACATGCTTCCAGCATGACGTAAGTGCTTGCGCAGTTCCTCCGCCTTGGCGGTATTCGGTTGCGCGGCTGCCATCTGTTGAGCCTGCTGATTTTGAATCTCAGCCGACGCCGCCTGCTGGTGTAGAGCGGCCTTGTTTTGAACGTCCATGGTGAGGCCCATCGCCTTCGCTTGGATCTCAGCATCAGCGAGCTGCTCTTCGTGGCGCTCCTTGATGATGTACTCGATCTCCTCTTCGCTAAGTCCAAAGACTTTCTGGAGAATCCAGTGCAAGGAGACGAACTGGCTCATGCGGCCAGCAAAGTCCGCCTTGGCATTACGGACCTCCATTTGTGCCAGCTCAAAGATCGAGCTGGGCACGGTCATATAGACCTCGAATTCAACCTGCGCCGGATTGATTCCAAGGGCCGCCAGGTGGACGCGGCACATCTTCTTGATGCCGTTCCTCACTTCGCGTTGAATACGAAGGACAGTTCTGGCGAAGCGTACATCTTCCTGTGAAAGCACACCCTTAGCGCGAGGCGCCTCAGATCCAAGGTAGACCTTGGGCACTTTAATCGCCGCATAGAGCTTCAACTTGAAGTACTCGATGTCCTCCATGTGTTGCCAGGAGGGCGATCCAACAACGTCAATCTTCGTCGCCTGAACGCCCTTGCGCACGGGGACAAAGAAGTCTTCGTCGACGGAAAGCGGGTTGTATTTTAGATCCAGCTTGCCGGTCTGCGGATTGTAGAACTTCGTCTTTTTGTACTGCTGCCGCATCTTATGCAGGAAGCCCATTGCTTCCTTCGGCGGCATGTCACCGACGTCGATATAGAAGGCGTAACGCTGAGGAGCGCGCTGCAGGCGATACACCATCGCAGCATCCTCAAGCAGCATCAGTCGCTTCCAGATCCAACGAGCCGGTTCAAGAACTGAGTACCCGTAGATCGAGCGGCGATGCTTCGAACGCAAACGAAGGTGAGCAACCTCCCAGTCCTCTAGGGCAGCGTATTTGTAATTCGGCGTATTGCCGCCACCGGCACGTTGAGCCAGCAGCTGCTTGAATTCCTCTGGCGAGTATCCAAAGCGTCCCTTGAAGTCCTGGACGAAACCAAACAACTCACCTCGGCGACCCTCAATGCGGCGCATGGTCGGCGGAGGCAAGAAGTTGAATCCGACGAGACCATCGCCGGTAACGAGAAGCTCCTCGTAGTCGTTGCCGTACTTCACGAGCGTCCGGGTCATCTCCCAAACTTCCTCGTCAACACGGCAGCGCTTCCAGAGCATTTCCTCAAGAATCGACTGAACCGTCTTGTCTGGGCTGTCTACCCAAACGACCTTGTTCTGTAGCGACTCAACCTGAGTGGCGTCATCTGCGTAGATGTCGATCGCGCTGGCTAGCTCAGGGTAATCGTCCATCTCCTCGTAGTCGACGTACCTGGACATCAGGTCGTGTTCGAGCTTGAGGTAGTCGCTGAGGATGTCCTGGCCGTAGGCCTGAAGCAGATCGAAACCAGTCGCTGGATAACCAGAGGCAGTTCCACCCTTGGCCAGGCTTAGGACAACCTGCTCCTTGTCATAACGGAGCAGCCCGCGAACTCGGTATCCAATGTCGCCCCAGAAGCCCATTACAGTTCATCCTCTCCCAAGCGGAACAGCACCACTCGGAAAATCCAACAAGATCCGCTTGAAATCATCCCGCATGCCGCAGCAGAAACCCAGTAAGACGCATCCAGTTCCGGCCGAAGTCCGAGCAGATACCACCCAACTCCGACCGGAACTGAAATGCACATCGGACACTTGATCCAGTAGCCAAGGACCGGGACTGGTTTGAGCAGATCTCGGAGCCATTGAAAAATCTTCCCGCCCGTCACGATGTTGGTGACGCCGTAGCAAGCAAGGATGAAGCAGATCAAGGTCATCATCTGTTGATGGTTAAGCCGGGTCCTTTGCAGGCCCGGCTATCCTATGCAGCCCGACTTGCAGCGACGAACAGGGCGAAGCATGCGCTTTCGCGGAATGGTGAACTCAACCATCGGCCGTTCTCCTTTCTTTGAGATCTTGTTCCAGTTCTTCTACGGTCTCGGGAACGTTTTCGACGACGCTCTCGCCTGTGGCGAACACAGGGACAATGCAGATCGTATCGAGTGGAATGGGCTCGTGATCACCGAAGTCGGATGGAGATGGTCCTTGTTGGGGACGGTCTGCCCGCTTCGCTGCTTTGGTTTTTTGAAAAGCCAAAGCCTGCTGAAGGATTGCGTCTTCTAGTGGTGATCTCTCGGCTTTTACGGAAATGCCTTGTTTCTCGGCAAGTTCGTCATAAAAGGAAAGGCCGCAGTCCGTATCAACGGAATCAGCGGCCTTTTTCGTAGAGTCCTCCTCAGACATAGCGAGGACACTACCACAAGGATCTTGACTAACCTACCAGGCTTCTACGTAAAACGTGCCCGAGCCACGAACCGCAATACCACCCTCGTGACGCTTCTGGTACTGGTTCGTCTTTCCAGCCAAGACGATGCCGTGAACATTGGTTCCATCGAACGAGAACTCAATATTCGCTGAGGTTGCCGTGATCTGGATCGTGTACGACCAACCCTGTTCCGGCACCGCTGGATCTGCTGGGTCAACACGCTGGAAGGCGAATTCGTTGCCAGTAAACGCGCCGGTAGCCGTTCCGGTCGCATAGAACCGGATCGACTTGATGTTGCTCGGCAGCGGAGGCGGAAATGCAGGCGCGAGTGGCATGGGCGGATCCTACCTCAAGATGCTGGCTTTACGTCAGTTGGTGTTACGTCAGCTGGCGGCAGCGGAGCTGGAGCAGGGGCTGGCTGGTCTTTGGCCCCAGTGAAGAGGTGCGACTCAACCAACATAGACAGCTCATTGGCAGCCTTCTCAGGCAACTTGAGAGCAGCTAGCTGTGCGTTCACGAACTTCATCGCATCGTCGAGCTTCTTCTCGTTCGGCGTTGGCTCTCCACCTTTCTTGGCGGCAGCCAGGCTCTTCTGCTCAACAGCTTGGATGCCCTTGATAACAAGGTCGTCGACCTTGTCTTCGTAGGCCAGGGCGCTCTCCATATGCCACTTCACGGCCAGCTTATGGAACAGCTTGCCCACAAATAGCGCCAGGGGCGGCGTGATGATGATGAAGATCGTCGGAATCAGATTTTCAAGAACCGTCTGCCACATCGTTATCTCCTCTTTTTGACAACAATGGCTGGCTCTGGCCTTCCCATCTGCTGTCGATCTTGTGGCCGCTTAGCGGCCGAATCAGCGGCCTGAACATACTGCAGAAGCGCTCTTTGGAACACCTCTCCAACCGAACATTGATCCCGTCGTGCGATCTGCGACACCATTGAGTACACCGCAACGGGCACCAGAAGGAACGTGTACTCCTCCTCTGGAGCGTCTCCAAAGGCCTGGGCCGGGTCGTTCTTCAGTTCTGATTGTATTTTCATGAATACTTACGTGTAGAAGACGTCCCGACGATTCGTGTACTGACCGGCATCGCTCAGATACCAATCGATTCCCATCTCCAGAAGACGAATCTCTGCTGGATCTATCGACCCGCGATAGACGCCGGATTTCGCCATCGCCCGCATGAGAATCGATTCCTTTGTGAGCTGAGGTTCCGACTTCATCAGCTCAAGCGCCTTGTCCCAGATCTTCCAGGCTTGCTCAGTTCTGAAACCGAGACCAGGCGACTTCTGAAAGTTGTACTTACCGCCTTCTCCGTGGCCATCGTGATAGAAGCCTGGGCCGCCGATAACAGGGCCGCCGCCTCTCATTCCAACCATTGACCAATTGGGGACTGAATAGCCGCCGAAAGCGACCTGCGGGCCATCGCCGAAATACTCAACGAGAGGACTCGACGGAAATGCGTCGCCTCCGAAATTGGGTCGGTCATTTCCGGTCGTACATCCCATGGCCTTCCGCATCTCATGAAGAACGCGAGCACGGCTTGGCTTGATCCCGCGTGACTCTCCGACCCCGCCGGTCCCACCACCTCCGGTGCCACCAGTTCCAGATCCGCCAGAGCCACCAGGCATCACCCCGGCGCCATAACCGCCATTGGAGCCAGAAGCGCCAGGCGAAGCACCCTTTCCACCAAATTCGTTCGTAGATCCTGGGCGATAACCATACGGAGTACCCAGCCTAGATGGGTATAGTATTGGAAATACTGACCTATACTGCTTCTTTTTCTTCCGCTTCTTATGGGCAGCCATGGTCATCCTTGCAAGAATGGAAGAATTTCGATCTCGGCCGGCTCATCTTCCACTGCCTGACGCTGGGCTTCAAGTATTGGATCAGAGTGCTGAGACACCCCTTTTAACACGCCCATAGGGGTGCCGTGATACATCGTCGTCAACGAGAAGGTAATGCCGGCCAGAGCGTCGGCGACGTCCTTGCTCTTGTTCTGAGGGTGGTCGACCTTGTTGCGGATGTTGTCCTTCTGGATCCATCCCAACTCCTCCAACAACGGCTTGTAGTTGTAGAAGCTGATCCGACCTTCATAGATGGCAGACTTCAACAAGTCGTAGGCATCCATCGGCTTATCAACCGAGATACGTTCAGCTGTCATCGACTTCGCAGCGAACTTCTGCAGAGTTGAGGCGCTATTGAACTGATCCATCGTCGCCAGCGCAATGTAGAAACCATGCGCCTGCAGCTTGTAGACAAGCGCCCTTACTAATCCCTGGTCGATCTCGCCGCCGATTGGCGGCTTGATTCGAAGCATGAAATCAACCCAGATGTCTGGGGCTCGCTCGACGTATTGCTCTTGCGTCGCTTCATCACGACGCATCACGTTCTTGTAGCCCGTCACGCATCCAACTGCGATTCCTGTCGCGTCTCCATTGAGAGACGGATCGATGTGAACGTGGCGTGCGTAGCCTGGGAAATAGAGCGGCTGCCACGTCCTGATGACCTCGGCTCCATCCCGCTGATCGACCTGCCTTGCAAGCATCGTCCAGATGAAATCGCCGCCTAGCGTCTGAACCCATTCATCAACAGTAAATGGATGCTTTCTGTTGATGTCGATACAGGGAACGATCTTGTCGCGCTGTTGAATGAATGGAGAAACCGAGACGGTTTCAACGCCGGCAACGTCGCGGATTGCGTTCTCGCAGTCGTTGACGAAGTCATGTTTGAAGTCGATCGGTACGTCGATGATAATCATCCCGTCCTGGAGCTTGGCCCTGGTGGGCTCGACCTCCTCTGGGGTAAGAACCTTCGACGGAACGAGGCTGTTTCCTACCAACACCTGGAACGTCTCACTAGAGTACGTACCCTCTGGCTTGGTGTGCCACGTCGCGTAGTCCCTCACGAACAGAGTCGGATCGTCCTTCGATTCACGAATGCGCTTGGCCGTGAAGTCGTCGTGTGTCTGCTTTGAAGAAACTACGATCATCATGCCTGGCAACTTGCCGTGGCGCTGGAAGCGCGACTTCATACGACGAATGAGCTGGCTGTACAGGAACTGGGCGCGATCGGTGAGGCCCATGCGACTTTCGATGCCGCCCTTCTTGCGCATCGGAGCGAGGAAGTTACCCTCGTCGATCCATGCCGAGAAGACGTTCAAACCAAGTGCTGCGCTGTCTGTCGACGCACGAGCGGCCACCTGGATGTGATTGGGGAAAATGATCTCCTTCTTGAGCGGCTTGAACGCGAAATTCTCCTTGAAGTAGTCGCTCTCCTTGATCTTGTTTGCAATGTTCTCAAACGCGACCTTGATGGCGAGGTCTTCCTGAACCGAGAGAACGACGAATGTAATATCGGTTCCCTTACCGATGCCGAAGCTCTTGTGCGGGTCGCGCATGCAAGACAGCTCGTAGATGATTCGGCATGCTGCAATCGACGCAAAGAAGCTCTTTCCCCAACCAATAGACCCCGAAAGAATCATTTCTCGGTAGCTGCCCGAGAATAGTTCTTTCATGTCATCCATCAGCTTCGGATAGAGGGCGTCGCAGGTCTTTCCGAGGTAATACGGATCGCGAACGAACGTCTCGATGTCCACCGGCTTGTGGGCGTACTCAGCTTCGGTGAGAACATCGTAGATTCTGGTCGGCGCAACGCCTTCCTTCTCTTCAAGTTCGTTGAATGCCGGATCGTTTAACTCCTGAAGGCAGAGCATCACAGCTTGTTGCTCTGCTGGCGAAAGGCTCGCAAAATTCGCCTTGAGCATACGGACGATTTCGTCTGAGGTCTGCTCGCTGCGAACACGCCCTCCGAGATCTTTGATCGCCATAACTACTCAGCTTCCGGCGTAGATGGCACATCGATAATGTCGTCGTCAGGAATGTCTTCCCCGGCGTATGCGGCAGCCGCATTCTTCACGATCTCCGAGGCGTCGATGCTGACCTTGGACCCAAGCGTCATCAGCGCCTCTACCATTCCAAGCACCTTGCGACGGCCATCGGGGTCAGCCATCACGCGGCCAACGTTGTCGTCGTACCGGGCACCGATCTGAACGGCTGCAGTGCCAGAGACAGAGACTTCTCCCAGCTGTCGTTTGGCAATACCAAGATCCATCTTGAGCTGCGACGTCTGATGGATGATCTTCATCGCATAGAAGACTTCGCGTCCCGTCGATGGAAACAGCTTGTTGATCTTCTTCTCGTTGGCGACATCAATCTTGATGCGCTCCATCTGGAGGTTGTACAGCTCGTCGAGCTTCTCCAGCTCCTCCATGCCGTTCGAGAACTTCTTGGCTGCGTTCGAAGCAACGATCGTATTCTGCGTCGTCAGTAGCAGCTCAGCCGGCGGAATGGTCTTGCGATATTCGTCGATCATCTTGCGCACGTAGTTAGTGCTCAGCTCGGTCAGCTCTTGGCTCTCTTCCTGGATGAACTTCGCAAGATCTGGCGACCCCCATCCAATCCTGAGCCGACGATCAACCTCGTCAAAACAACGGCACTCCTGCAGCGAAGCCGCCACGCGCTTTGGCTCTCGACTGATTGGCCGAATTGGAGGACGCCGGGTGGTATCAGACATCGCCATTCCTCTCTGAATGTCCCCAGTAAAGTCGGAGATCCGACATGGAACTATCCAGATCTTAGCGGGAATCGCGATTCACCTCAAATCGTAGCCATGGACACTACCGCGCAAGTGTTTGCGTCATTCCTGTTCGGTCTGCGCTTGCATGCTGGATACGAAATCATAAGGCACTCCAGTCGCTTGCGTCATGGTGTCGTTGACGATCTGCACGATCTTGGCGTTGCGGCCCTGGTCGAAGCCGTACCCTCTGCGCATTGGAACCAGAATGCTTCGAATAAAATCGAACTGGTTAGCAATCACAGACTCTGGATCTTCCTGGAGAAAAGCAACTCTAGCAACGAATCCGGCCACATTGTCTGGCGGTACACCGATGTCCTCAAGTGCTTGAATAAGCAGGTATATGACCTCCGGCTGCATGGCCTTGCTCATCTGCTGAAAGGTCATCATGCACTCTTCGATCTCTTTGTTCCTGAATTCACGGCTGAGCCACACCGTGTCCACGCTCGATGGTGGAACTCCAGGAATCGGATCCTGAGTGGGCGCAGGAAGCTCGCGTTCCCATCCAATGGACCTCTGGTTCAGATAGCTATCTGCGATCCCAACAGGACTCGGAAACGTTATGCCCATGCCGTACATGACAACGGTGTCATTTGCTTCGTTGTGCATGAAATCAGCGAGCGAACGATTCCCGGTGCCGAGAACGAAATCCAATGCGATGGCTCTGTAGATGCTGTGACGAAGAGCATCGGACGCCCTGCTATAGCGGTTGACCGAATCAGCTCCCAACGTCGCCCAGTACTCGATGAAGTTCGTAGCGTTGAGAGGAAGAAGCTGAAGCGCCGCCACAACGCCAAACGTCTCGTCGACGAGAAGCGGATCCATGTTGTACTGGGCGGCTACCTTGTCTCGTACTGCATCAGAGATGAGAGGAACAAGGTTGACCTCACGAGCTGCGATCGGCGGAACGATGTCTTCACATCCCATCGCCTTTGCAACTTCGTAGGCGGCCTGCTCACGACGAAGTGGGTCGTGAGCTTCGACGGTCAACGTGTACTCGTCGCCCCATAGCTCATAAATCTTGTCGAACCCAACCGTATCGAAACGAAGGAGGGTTCCACGTAGCTCGTTGTCGTCGTTCCGACACCAGGCCAAGAACGTTCCCCTTGTGCCGTCGAGCATCTGTTCGTCGATATGCTCGATCGGAGTCGTTCGGAGCCAGTTCCAGACCTGCGGCTCTGCAAAATTCCAGGGCGCGTTCCGCTCCGAGCCATCGATACGGCATGCCGGAATCAGCTCAACCTCGGTCTTCGGATGGAAGACTGCCTCAGCCGGAAGAACATCCGGCACGCCTGACGTATCAATCTCGGCCGGCTCTTCTGCTGGCTGACTGTTACGTTGTGGCGGATTCTGCGCTAGTGGCCCAAAAACACTACGGAGCTGTGGCAATGGGCTGGATTTCATACGCGCTGACCTCGGGCAAAGTCTCGGCTAGATCCGAAGCCTTGCCAAGGTACTTGAACGCGCTGCGCAAGTCATCCACCTCTGCGATATGAACAGCTGAATAGAGCCCGCCCCATTCATCAATCGCATCATACAAGGTGTCGGAATCGCAGATCTTGTCCTCGGTCGTCTTGTTGTCGTACCAGACGCGAGCCAAGACGATGTCGACATCCTTCTGCCAGACGACTGCCCTGGTTCGACCCTGACTTGAGACGAAGAGAACCTTCATTTCTTCAGCCTGGCTACCTTCTCCGCCTTCTTGGCGCGCTGCTCGGCATCAATGTCATGCCGGCGACTCAGCGTGCCCTCAAGGCCGTGAGAAAGCAAGTCACGCGCGTTCTGCTGCAAGACGGCATGGTCCTGCGGTGACAAATTGAGAGCGCCTGGACCCTTGGAATAATACCCCTCCGCTGCCCTATTCAGGACTTCGGCCATTCTCGGCGGGTAATTGGTTCCAACAGGCATCGGCTGACCATTAGCATCCTTAGGCATTTTGGCTTGATAGTCAAGCGCGCCGCCCGGCGCAAATACCGACCGAATCGACGGTTTTCCAAAATGTTCTTTATATGCCTGTGCTTGCGATGAACCCAAGGTAATGTCGTGGTCGATCAGAACCGGGTGACCAGATTTATGGAGCAAAACGTTGGCGCTGTGAGCGTCTCCGTTTCCCATCAGGAGATGACTAACGAGTCCGTGTAGCCTGTGCTCGGAGTCGACTTGGTTTAATTGTTCTGGGGACGCCTGGTTTACCGGCGTGGTATCCGGGATGAATTCTTGAACGTGAGCGAGGCCACCGGCATGGTGCTTCGCCATCGTCAGACGCTTTTCGTCCGTGTCCATCTCGTCCGGCGAAGCGCCCTTGAACTGATGAGCACCATGCATGTTCGCCTGCATTCCAGGCGCAACCATGTGATGAGCCCCCATTGCCGACATCAAATCGTAGGTGGCGTTGTGACGCTCGGCGTTTGCAGGCGCATCGTTCTTGAGAGACTGAAAAGTCTCATCATTCATTCGCTGCGCTTCGTCTGGACGGAAGCGATCTCGATGCCCGATTCCTTCATGCGGCTTGGCGATGTATCCACCGCCATTTGCTAGCTGCCCATGAAATACGACATTCAAGCTGCCCTTGCCGTGTTGGCGCAGGCTCTTGTTCATCGCCTGAGGATCGCTATACGAACCGACGAAGCCCTGGTGGCGTTCCGCTGCCGTCGGAAGATCTGGGCGTGCCCTTGCTGCCAAGCTGGGCTCTTGGCCAGGCAGTTCCGTCATACGAGGAACCTGCTGGAACTGAATCGGCTTTGGAGCAGCTGGAGAAACAGGTGCTGCAGGTGGTGGCGGAACTCCGATCTGAGGCGGCGGAGCGCTACCGCGCGCACCCTGGCCAACATCAGCAGCCGGAGCAACTGGAGCGTTTTGGACCGCCAGACCTGGGGCCTGAGAGGGCAAAACAGCTGTCTTGTCAGCAGCAATCTCGGACAACAGCTTCGCAGCCTTGCCTGGCGCAAGAATTGTTGCTGGATCGATCCACGACCTGGACATTAGTCGAAGACCTCCGTCGATACGGTCGGCATATTCGCCAACCGCATACGAAGCCACTCAAGCGGTGACACACCAGCCTGAGTAGCCAAGAGAGCGTTATCTTCCTGAGCAAACGGAAGCAAACCGCCCCACAGCCCAGAGACGATCACGGTTCCGTCGGCCTCTTGCCACGCATCTGCCGCCGGAGACAGCGATGGCTTACCGTCAGCGACGGTCATCATATAGATCCTGATGCGCCGTCTGTCAGATATCGCCTGCATCGTCTCTCTTCATTTCTTCATAGAAGTCGAACGGGTTGACCATCACCTTGCTTAGAACGTTGTTCGCGAAGTCGGCCAATCCTTCCATCAGCGAATCTGGATTCCCAGAGACAACAGAACCGTAATACCTCGCAGCGAAGTAAGGATCCCTGGCAATGTCCCTAGAGAACGTCTGCATCATCCAGATCCGAGTCAGAATCCCAGCAATCTGCAAAGGCGTCAACCCATACTCAAGCAAAGCCCTGGCTAGCTCAGATCCTCGGTCGTCTTTCATACGGTCAGCCACAGAAATACCAATGGCCTCAAAGTCTGCGATTTCCTGGTCTGTTCCCTGTGTAGCGAGCATTGTTGAGGCTTCGCTCCAGAGCAATGGCAGACCACCGGATGTCGGATCTAGTGGGTCTGCATAACCGGAATAATTTCCGCCAATGTAGGCAAGGCCGATTTTTCGAGGACACGGACAGCTCATTTCCCCGCCAAACACCATCACTGGGTGGCGTGGGTCATCAGAGAACGCCATGTCTCCGTAGGAGCGATCCAGAGATCCAACAAGGAAATCCAAGGCTGCCAGCCGCAAAAATGCGACACGACGCTCTGGCGGAAGGTACGACCAGATCTGATTCAGCGCATCAGGGTCGCTCTCCTTGAACAGGTTGCTGAACCATTCTTCTTCTTCAATAGGCCACGGCTCGCCTCTAATTAGCTGCACCGTGGCATGACCGCTGATTTCCTTACGAACCGTATCGGCATCCTTGCCGGTCTGCCTAGACACCCATTCTGTTGAGATACGTTCGATGAGCGAATCAGGAAGCATCGCTCGGACATCACCTTCGGTGTCCTGGCGGTAAACCGTCGGCGGCGTCAGATCGTCAAGTCCGCATGCTTTGGCCGTTTCATATGCTGCGGCAGCGCGCTTTGATAGCGTACCGTTCTCACCGAAATCGATCAGATCTCCCCAGATCTGTCTCAATAGCGGACAGCGAAGCGACTCCATCCACATGTAGGCATAGAAGGAACCGGCTGACACTGCATACGAACCACTGCCTATCGCTTCCAGCTTGACGACCATCATCCCGTTGTCACCAACGAGGCGCATCCTGCGAATAGAACCAAGGCGCAGAGCCCGCAAAATATCCGGCTCGTCACCGCCCCAGAAAATCCTATCCGTCGGCACAACGCTAATCACCGGCATCCCAGTGACCTGAGGATTGATGAAATTGGCCGCTTTGTTGTCCTTGTCGAACCGCTTCCGCAGAGCACGAGGAATTGGGTCTTGCTCCTCTTCCTCGTCCTTCTTCCAGGGCGGCTCAAAATAACTGACGGTCATCCTGGTGACCGGCGGTTGCTGCATCTCCTCAGGAGGGATGTCCTGCGCCGCCGGATCTTGTACTGCTTGAGGATCTTGCGATGCTGGCCTCGGAGTCGCCTTCGGATTCTTCTGCGGCGAAGTCTTGAGCGCCGAAGTCTTGAGCGCCGAGTATTCATCGCCGGGAGCTGCCTGCCTCACATGAAATGCCTGCTTGACGGGCTTACCGTTGCGCTGAACCTTCTTGATCACCCGAGTAAGCGCTTCGCCAAAGTCGTCGCTCATGGTTCAATGATCTCCACTCTGAGAAACGACGTTCGTGCAATGCGCGCGTACAGAACAGAAAGCGGAGACAGATCGGCCGCCACCGACGAAGTCCTGTACTTGTCCTGTGCTGCTGGCTGAAACAGCATGACTGCAGCAATGCCGGTTCCGTGCAGATTCCCGTCCGTGTCCTGCCAGGCCTCTCCTACGATCGATTTATCCCTTCCCGTAGAAGGATCGATGCTGACGATACGGATTCGGCGCGTGTCGCCTACAACGTCGTCTGGCAGAAGCTGTGGCTTGGACGGGTCCATTTAGAACTCCAGATTCCGAGCTGCATCAACAACGGCTTCTTCGATCAGCTCGTTGATGTCGACCTTCTTTGAACGAGTAGCGCGAACAATGCGCTTCATCGCTTCCCTGGTCTTGTCGGACATAGCGACGTAGATATGCTCCTTGCCGCCCCACGCGAACACAACGAAGCCGTACTTCGCCGAGTCGCCGCTCTCCTGCATCAGCTTCTGGATGATTTTCTCCAGATCGTCGACGGTCTTGGCCTCCTTCGCCTGCTCTTGAAACTGCGCAGACAAGTCCGGTGGAAGGCCCTTCGCCAGCTCGGCAGAGACGGCCTTGATCATCTTCTTGATGCCTTGGTCGCTCGTGTACCCAAGCATCTTGGTGACGGCTGGTCCGTACTTGGTCGCCATCTCGTTGTAGAGCGCGACCATCTTCTCTGGGTTCATCTTGCCGTGCAGCACGTTCATGCGAACGGTCTGCAGCTTCTGGAGATCCTCATCCTTCCAGCGGTCACCTTTGAGAAGGTCGACGGGAATCTTCGGCAAGCCGACTTCCTTGGCTGCTGCCACGCGATGGTGACCGCCAATGATTCGATAGAAACGGTTGCCCTTCTGGTTCTCGACCTCGACGACTGTTGGCGGGTCAATGAACCCAACCTCCCTGATCTGCTCCTTCAGGAGGTTGAACTCGTTTTCCCCCATCTCGTTGGGGTTCCATTCGGCACCTACGAGGTCCGCAGGATCCACTTCGATACGTTCGATATCTAGATCGCTCATCCTTCAAGAACCTCGACAATGGCCAGCAGCCGTTCGGCAGCGAGCTGAATTTCACCTCGGAACTGGAACTGGAAGATCTCGACGTTCAGCTCGTTACCAGGCATTTCATCCCCTGGAATACCAGCATCTAGCCTTTCTTTCCATCCAGCAAGGATTGCGAGCACTTGCTCGATCTCGCTGCGCACCGTATCGGGCCTGATCTTCATTGTCATGCCCGCATCCTATCTATCCAGCTGTAGATAAGCCAGACTAACTGGCCGCTGCGGTGATGGTTTCCTCTGGAACGACCTGAGGTTCATCACGAACGTAGGCGTGCCACGTCTCCTCAGTGAGGAGCATCATCTTGCCCTTCTTCAGGGCGTCGACGATCTGGCTCCTACCGTGCCGACGGAAATCCCAGCAGCGCTTGCACAGGCCGTCGCCAGAGTGCCTGGTGCGCTCCTCGTTGCCAGACACGCCACACAAACGGCAGCAGTCGAGATCGTAGTGGAGGGACCACTTCCTCGTTTCGTTCTTTAAGTACTCGATGATGTCTTGAACTTGATCAAACGTAATCATGTACTTGCGAACGCCATAGCGCTTCCAGGTCTGCCCGAGCGCATCACGAGCACGCTGGATCTGTCGCCAGTCGTATCCCGTTTCGCGCTCAATCTGCAGCCTGGTGTGCGTCCCTTGCGTTGGCGAAAAACCAAGCTCATAGCACCGACGCTCGATTGCGAGCCTGTTCCGGCGAGGGAGCAGCTCAAGCAGCTCGAAGATACTCAGGTGGCCGACGTTCTTGATGAGAACCAGATCTTCTTCCTGGGTCCACGGAAAGGCGATCCTGCCGGATCTACAAACGGTGCGCCGCCCCTTCTCGGCGCGAACGTTCATCTCTGTGGCCTTAGATCGAACCGCCTTCAGCGTTTTGCCAAGGTTGTCGGCGATCTCTGAGTCCCTCTGCGTGCCCCACAGCTTACGCAGAAGGTCTTCCTCGTCTGAGGTCCAACGGGACCTCTTCCTTTTCTCAGGAATGGCTTCCCCCATTCCCAGGGAAATACAATGAATCGATCAATCGCGCAAATATTTACGTAAGCATTCGGGCACAAAAAATCCGCCTTACGGCATGTAAGGCGGCTTCCGACCTAAGCTTCTCCGATTACGGCAGTTGTACTTGGTAGTTATCCAAGATCTCAGAGATCGCCGCAGGATTCCCGACGAGAACAGCCAGGACAGCCTTCCACGACCATTCGGCCATGAAGACCGTTGGAGCGAAGACTTCCTTCCAAAAGGCCGAGATCTCCTTCTCGCGGTCGGAGGCGAAGGCCAGCAGCTCTGCCTTCTCGGCAGTCGGCATCTCGTCACCCATCATCCTGATCGCTTCCAGCGCCATCAGGTTGCACATGGCGATGTACGGACCCTTGTCGCACTTCACACCGGGCGTCTTCACTGGGTCGCCAAGCTCGTAGGCCTCGATGCCGTTCATGAAGCGGCCCTCGATGGTGTTCTCGAAGTAGATCTTCTTCCAGAAGGCGATGGCCGACTCGACCTTCTGCATCGAGATGTGGATACGACGATGAATCGCCCCCTCTTTGCGGTTGGTCTTGAGGCGTTGGAGAATGACCTCGTAGAGGCGATTCATGTCCTCGTAGTTGATCCCGTTCTTGTCGGTAATCTTGCTACGACCAACCTGCCCAACGGGCATTCCGTTCAGATCAACGAGCGACATCTTTTCTCTCCATCAGGGTTTTGATCTGGTCTTTCGTCGAATGCTCTGGGCACACGATGAACTCGCGAGAGCATCCATGCCCAAGTTCTGCTCGGTGCGTAGTCCACGTTTCGCAGACCTGGCACTTCCGCTGCTCGGACTTGCTCTCCCAAAAACGAAGCTCGCAATCCAGCTCGTACTGCCTGTAGCAGTCATACGCCTCGGCGCTGGTTGCGTGACCGTCGGTGTGGAACTTGTCCTTGAACTCGCGCTTCGCATCCCAGTCAGCCTGGAGGCGATCTGAGAAGCCTTCGCCGAACATCTTGTTGAGGCGTTCTTTTTCGGCTTCGTCGGGATCTCCACGCCAGCCTGCGCAGTATCCCTCGGCATGGGCCCAGCCTTCCTCATCAGAGGAAACTGTCATATCCCAGCGTTTGTCACTCTGACGCTGCAGAGCCTGATAGATGCGAGCCATAGTCCCTCCTAAGAAGCTTTGATCAAAGACGTCGACGGCGCACTAGATCCAGGCGTTTTTCTGTCGAGACCATCCTGGATGTTCTCGAATTGGCCTACCCGGAAGTGGTCCGTCATCGTGTTGATCTTGAACTTAGTGAGAGACTGCTGAACTTCAAGCGCCTCATCCATCTTCATCTCGACGGCGTTGTTCATCGCCTCGACGACTTCCTTCACAACGTCCAACTTGCGGAGCGTCGCGATTCTGGCCGTGCTCTCGACGAGCTGGGCAAGCTGTGGGTAGCGCTTGTTCATGGCCTCGTGGTGCTGATCTCTGCAAGCACTTGCGCGCGTGCAAAAATCAAAACAGGCGGATTTTCCGTCCATCACCTTCTGGCCGAATTCGGCCACAGCCCTTCCCTGGCCGTAGCCAAAGAAGCCGAAGCAACCCCACTTCTCGACTGCTTCTCGGATCTGTCTCTTCTTCTTGCCGAAGCCCATTACTTCTCCGACTTGCTTTCCTCGATCATCCGCCAGAGAAGGTCACGGCCATGAATCGGCTTGCCAGTGTTCGGATCAATCGCGATCAGGAGGACACCGAGCCTGCGCTCCATCTTGTTCAGATAGGCGCTACGATCCTTCTCTTTGACGTTCGAGAAATTGTTGTTGGCGAGGAAGTCCTGGCAGATGAAGTCCAGGTTGTAGCCAACCTTGTCCGAGCTGGTGATTCCAGAGGCCCGCTTTAGCGCCGCCTGGTAGACCTCGTACTGCGAGTCCACCATGTTGCCGGTGATCGTGTGCCACTCGTCTGGCTTCGGAAGATCCTTGGTGTCGTACTTCTCGCTGTTTGACTCTTCGTCGGACTCATCCTCGTCGGGCACCGTCGCCGTCGACCTGGGAGGAGTCGAGTCTCTCTCCTCGGAATCTTCACTCTTGCCAGCGGCAACTGCCTTGGCCGACTTGATGGACTTCTTCAGATCTTCGAAGGTCAGCTCCTTGGCCTTCTCAAGCCACAAGGCGATACTGCTCTTGGTCGCCATGCCGGCGAGCAGGTAAACCTTCGAGCGGCCGATCGAGACCAGCTGGTCGATGACCGACTCGGGCATCTCCTGCTGGATCGTGAAGTAGTAGTAGGCGTACCGGAGGTTCTCGGCAGTCCGCTTACGAAGGCCAACTTCGTTTTCGCAGTACTCGCCGAAGTTCTTGTAGCCCCACTTCTCGAACAACGCCTTACGATCCTGCTTGGATCCAGCGCCGCTCATCAGGGCACGGTAACCGCCCGGCACGCCGTCATAGACCTCGAACAGGACGCGACCAAGATCCCAATACTTCCGGTCGATTTCCTGGACCAGAGATCGAGCCTCTTCGCGTAGTTGGTTCTCTGCCTTGAGAAGATCTTCTTCGGACGGCTTCGAAGCATCCGAACCAACGATCTTTTTCTCGCCATTGCCAACTACTCGAAGGGTCGTGCCCATTTAGATTCCCCCTGTTTCAGGTCTTCGGTCGGGGAACAGGCTTACCACAGCCAGCACACCTCGGTGGAGAGTTTTTCTCCTCCGAAAGCATGACTCGCTTGTCACCACAGGATCCACAACCTGGTGCTTCGTGCTTCTTTTCAGTCTTCGGGTCCGGCATCTGAATCTCCTTGGGCTCCATTGTCAACGTCGGAGACGAACTCCACTTTTTTGGCTCTAATCTCGGTAAGCTTACCGAACTTCCCCGGTCGATTCATCAACTCGCCGAAGATCACGCAGTACACGCCGACTCTGCTCTCCTGTTCACATTGTTCAGCGATCGATCCGTACGCATTGATTCTCACGTGGGTGGTCTTCTGTCCGCTATCTCCAGATGCAACTGTAAAGGAACAAGCTTCTCCGCCGTCCCCGGTTTTCCCAGCAAGCACACGAGATTCAACGTAGCCGCTGATCAGAACCTGGTTTTGCCCGGTCATTCTGCGTCTCTTTTGGGTCATCAAAACTGCCCTGCTCTGTGGGGCTAACCTTATCCCAGCAGTACTTGGCAGCGACATAGGCGTCCATTTCGTCCTGGGTAGAAAAGTGCAGCCCCAGCTCGGCTAGGCGCATTTCAATGACATCCTTGATGGTCGCTCGCTTCTTTCCCCGTTTGCCATCAATTTGACCGTAGGACGCCTGCTTCTTGACCTTTCCCTTCCGGTCGACGACCGGAACCATCTTTCTCTCGATTTTCCCGACGACAACCTTCCGCATCTCGGAGGCCTCCTTGACCATCGGGATCTTCTTCGTAGCCAGATAGATCTGCAGCTTGACGACGCCGTGGACCTCGCCAATGGCCGCCGCCTGCCACATTTGATTCTTGGCCGGCGCTTCGATGATCACGTGGTCTGGGCGCTCGCCGTCCATCAGCTGGACAATGTGCTCAGCGATGGCCTCAAGACGCTTGATCCTGTCTTCGACCGTCTTGACCTCTGGTTGCGGGAATCTCTCTGTCCGCATGGCTGGCTTCGAACCAAGCTCACCTTCGAGGACACAGATTCCAGTTCCCTTGAGACTTAGATCAAGAGCCAGGACTTTCATTCCTAAGCCTTCTTTGAGCCCTCACGCGAGCGATTCCAGAAACCGCAACAATAGACGACAGGATCCTGTCCGCTTCTCCGTGCCGAACAAAGCCATCGTCCTCAATCTTGCGGCCAAGCACTTCTTGGACCTCAGCAACGAATGAGGCAATTTTCTCCTTGTTCGACTTCCCCCATGGGCTCGTATAGAGAAAACAACGCGCACAAGTCAGATAGGTGTTAGGTGGCTTCCCAACGCTCCAACGGGCGCTTTCCATCGAACAGGCGATGCAGATCTTGGCGGACGAACCAGCGTCCATCGGCCTAATCCACTCAGAGTCTATGATGATCGGCTTCTTCATTTGAAGTCTCCAGAGAAGCATTGCTTCGAAACATCACAGGCTTTGGCCCTAGGACATCCAGGATCGCCACAGGCCTCACGCCTCGGCACAGGGCCGCCAGCCAGCCCGGTCCTGATTTCCTTGACTGCGTTCGTCACCATGGTGATGGTTTCTGGATCATACACCACATCGTGCTCAGCGATGCCGTCCAACCCGGTGTTGCCCTTGTTGATGTAGATGATCTTCGTGCGCTTGAACCCAGTGATCCACATGTAACACTGGGATTGAATTACGTGCATGAAGTCTGGCGCCTTCTCGAACTTCACATAGGTGCCGTCTGCAGCGCCCTTGAATTCCAAGATCACCACATCGTTTGGTGTAAACGACTTGGGATCTCCATCGACAAAATAGCCGTCTGGCGAGCCGCCAATCATGTGCTCGTAGTTTCCAACCCACTCCTCAACGAACACAAACGACTCCGACCTCTCGTGTTCGATGGGTCTGTTGTTGACTCTCGTCTGCTCGCCGGCAATGCCACCACAGCGGATACATCGATCTGGGCGCGGAACCAGGCCCTCGCCACGAATAGACCCGTAAACCTCGCCGCACCAGACGCAGCGCCATGAGCCAACAATCTTGCCTGTCGCTGGCATGACTTTGTTCTGCATCATGTAGTGGACGTCGTGACCGAACTCGAACGTGAACCCGAGATCTGGGCTGATGCCAACCTTTTTGGGTACGTTGAATCGAGCACGAAGTACCTGCTCGCGTGGGCATAGGGCACCAAGACTGGATATACGAATCCAATCGTCCGGCCTCATCGGCGCCATTTCGCCGACAGCCTGCCGCATAGCGGCCTCGATCAGCTCTTTGGCGCTGGAAGTCTTTTTTTGCTTCCGAACAAGCCGAGAAAGCGCCATAGAAGTCCCTTCTTTTTGTAGCCCTCAGGTAGGCCAAATCGTTCGCAGAGAACCGTCGCCGTCTTTTTCCCGAGCACATCAATCTCAGGAAACGTGATTTCGTGGCCACACTCCGGGCAGGCAAACAACTTCCTATCCGACCACTCCACAAGTTCATCGCCACACGACGCACACTGAAGCCAAATCCTCGGCTCCGAAGACAGATCGCTAAGTAGCTCCACCCTCAACTCAACCGAGCCATCCGGTCGAACAAGGAACTTGTTTCTCTTGATGGCCAGATAGGACATTACATGCTCACAGTGGCGATAACGATCTTGGAATTCTCAACCGTGTCGTTGCTGTACACCGTAACTAGACCGTGACCGCAGTTGGCCCAAACATTGTAGCCAACGACCGTCGACAGCTTGACCACGAACCGCTTCAGCTCCGACTCTCCGCCGATGGCCTCCACGCGAAACTGGAACCTACTACCGCCCTGCAGCGAAGCAGCCGCCTGAGCGAGTAGCGCATCCGCTAGTGATGCACGCATTTTCTTCGCTCGTTTCTCGCGTAGCCATCCAAACATGTCATCCCAGCAGTTCGTTCTGCTTGGTCTTGTCTACCGGCGAGACGTAGATAACCTGCTCGGATTCGTTCGTAGTGATGTTGATCTCAAGCGCCACCTGACGAAACTGCAGAGGCACTGCTTCGCCCTCGCCTTCATCGCTGGGCTTGTATAGAACAACCCGCATGCCAGGAATACCGGACCACAGAGGAAGTTCTCCCCTCCAAAGGGTTTTTTCCTGAGATCCGTGTGCGCCGCCTGCAAGCTGAATTCTCGTCTTCATGATTTGCCCTTGGTAAGCCCGCGAGCCTTCAGCTCAGCAAGCGCTTCTTGCTTTGTCAACGACGACTTGCGCTCCCTGCCACGATATTTGCCACGGTAGGCCATAAAGAACCGCATCGTATCCATGTATCGAAAGAACACGATCGCCAACGTGGTCTGCTCGTCGCGGTCCTTCCAGTCGTCAACGATCTTGGCCAAGCGATCGAACATCTTCTCGGCGGTGTCTTCCTTGACCTTCGTCTTGATAGAGACGAGGCCCTCTGCAATCAGTTCGTCGGCCCTCTTGCATAGGTCTTGGTCAGCGATGATCTCCCTGTATCTGGTCGATTCAGAGAATACACCGCGACGCTTGCCAAGTTTCGCCCACTGTTCGATGGCAGCATCGATGGCCGCACGCTCACTATCCGTGATCGGCAGAGATGGTGTCGGCTGAATCTCTTGGACTTCTTCAGTCTGATTTTCTTCCACGATAGACCTCAATCAGCTCGTTGAAGAACCCAGCAGGAACTAGGATCCAGTCCCGGTTCACGAACTTGGGCGGGGATTCAATCTCGATGGCGACAGACGGAACCTTGTTATAGAAGGCCGCCTCCTGGGTGATCTTCTGGAGATACTCGATGGTGATCGAGATGCTCTTCTTGTCCGTGCGCTTGCACTCGTTCAACAGCTCTACAGAGCGCACATCACCTTTGGATCCAGGAAGAGCGCCAGACGCCTTCTGACGGCGGCCACCAACAGCACCCGCCACACGGCCCTCCTGGGCCATGGACTTCTTCTTCCGCGTCTTCTTTTCGTGCGGAGTGAAGTACGACGGCAGCTTGGAATCGCTCAAAGCTGAGCCTCGTGCTCGATGCTGACCGTCCTGACGTGTTCGAGAAGCTTCAGCTTGAAGTCTTCGTACTCGTCTCGGTTCTGCATCCAGTACCGTTCCAGCAAGGACTTGCCATCGAATTCTTTGCCGTTCCAGACGGTGTTGCCACGACCACGGCCAATCTCAATCAGACCGCATTGCTGGCCAATCTTGATGGCATAGTTCTCGTCGTAGACGTCGCCCAGCTTCTTGACCTCGCTATCACGAAGAATGAGGTCGTACTCCCCTTCCATCTTCGCGACGCCGCACTTGTTCTTCTCGTTACGGATCCTCATCTCCACACGAGAAATGATTCCGGTCTCTTTGTCCTCGTGGGTCTTGCCCTGTGACATGCGCGTCTCCGTAGACGTCGCAAACCCCTGAGCGAATCCACCAGGCACCGTTTCCGGGTTGCCGAACATGACGCCAACCTTGTGGCGGATCTGATTGGTGAACCAGACCGTTGGACGCCGACCGTCTCGCTTGCCCACTGTGTTAGTTCCAGAGACGAGCTTGCGAAACATGTTGCCGAGAAGTCGTGCCTGGGTTCCAACCGTTGGATCAGCCGCCGACCTCTCGATTTCCGCTACCGGCGTCATGAACGCAACGGAATCGATCACGATGATGTCGACCGCGCCTGAGCGCAGAAGCGAGTCTGCAATGTCGCAGGCCTGCTCTCCTGTATCAGGATCGCTGAAAACGATACGCGACGTGTCCAGGAACCTACTTGACCATCCGGCATCCCAGACGCCCTCAACATCCAGCCAGGCAGCGTTGACCTTGCGATACTCGCCGCATTTGCACTTCGGCTTCAGACCGGAGATGTCAACGCGCCAAATAGGAAACGCAGGCGTCCAGCAGGTTGAGCACATCCGCTGGGCGCGGCCTAGGGCACGAAGAAAGCAGGTCGTTTTCGACGACGACTTTGGTCCGTAGAACATCGAGATCCTGCCAACAGGTAGGCCGCCACCAAGACTCACGTCGAGCGGCAGAATCCCGGTGGTGATCCTGGAAATGTTCTCATGACCATGATCGATGGCGAACTGGATAGCTCCCTTGCCGTAGTTCTTCTCTGCCTGCTTGAAGTAGGCAGAGAGCTGCTCATCGCGATCGTCAACGCCAGGCTTGGCAGGCTTCTTTTCTTCCTGCACTTGCTCCTGTTCGACCTCCTCGACCTCTTCCTCGCTCTTCTTTTTCCTGGCCATCTGTATCTCCTAGAGCGGCGCCTGGCTGCGGTTGACGATCTGGTCTCTCTCGTGAGAGAGACGTTCCTCTGCCCATCCCTGAGCAAATTCGTACGCCTTGTCGATCTCTTCCGAGTAGCACGGAACAGTGACAGAAACGCCGATCTTTGCAGATTCGAAGTTGCCCAGGTTAACCGTCAACGCATAGTCGACTGTCACCTTTGCCGGTTCCGTTTCGAACTTGTGAATGGCGATGATGTCCTCAGACTCACTGCTCGTCTTCGGTCCTTTGTTTGAACCAATCGTGCGAGTCACATAGACCGTAGAATTTTGCGCCTTCACTAGTCATCCTCCAGAGGAACGCCAAGAGCAATCCAGCCGTCCCTGATCTCCGTGTAGAAATTCGTATCCGTAGAAGCAACGGTCGCACCACGCCTGCTCAACACATTACGCACGACGCCGATCATATCGGCCGAGTACAGACGCTCCTGTTTGTTCCTGCCCTCAAGAAGGAACGGCGTACGTGGCAACAGCCCAACACGTTCCCACTGATGAATCGTTGGAACGCTGCGTCCGATCGCCCTGGCAAACGCTCCGACATGGACCATGGAGACCTGCTGCGGCTTCCCCTTCACCGGGATCTCCATCATCACTGGCTTACGATGCTTCGGCGTTCTTACCTTGGCCTTGGGTTGGGCCGGTTTCTCCTTGGCCTTCTTCGCGCGGTAGTCCTTGTTCTGCTCAAGAACCTTCTCGCGGTAATCCTTGTCCTTGCGGTAGCGCTCCTTGCGTTTCTTTGAGAGCGCTTCCTTGTTCTTCTCGTACCAGCCACGATACGTCCAAACAGTCTTACCGTCAGATGGAGCCTCCGACTTTCCGTTCTGCCCGCTTACGTTCTCATTTTCGATCATCATTGACTCCATCTGAACATTCGGAAACTACCTAGTAGATCCTCCACTGTCAATCATGGCTATCCGCTATCTTGGCCAAATGACACGCGATATATGTCGTCCCTCAACTTGCCGTAATCTCGACAAACCGGGATCTCATCGCATCGCATGTCCACGATAATCGGCTGCTTTTTACTTGGATCCTTGATCTGGCAAAGCTTCGCAAACGGCAACGGGTTCTGTATCGGCGTAGCCAGGACGATCGTATCCAGCAGGATGATCTCTGGCATGGATTTGGCGAACGAATACGTTGTCAAGATCACGTCGCCGTCAGCAGCGTCAGCAACTTCCTCGGGTGACATGCCATCGATCGCAAAGTCGACCTTCTTGGCTGTCCCTGACCACTCTGACTCGATCTGTAGCTTGAGCGTCTTGAGATGAGGGACACGCTCGCTGAAGACCAGAATCTTGCGATCCTTCTTCATGGCCTCAATAACCTGCTCAACGACCTGTGTGTTGTACGTCGTGGCGGTACACATGTGGCTCAGCAGCGTCTCCTTGGAAACGAACTGCGGATTCACCTTGGCCCACGAGCTAATTTTCCACGTCGACCAAACACGCCTGACCTTGACCGGCGCGTAGTCCGGGTCAGAGCAGAACACAGGATCTCCAAGGTGATACTTGTAGATCCTGTTCATGCCCGCATCGAACTTGGCCCCGGAATCCGCGATTCCTAGACGCTTTGACGCTGAGAAGAACGATATCGCTCTCGACCATGCAACCGGGTCGATTGCCTGTATCTGATGCGTAACGATGAACCCGAACTCGTCAGGCTTGATCTCACCACGAGTAATGAAGTCCTGGATGTCATCGATGGTGCTGATCGTGATGTGGGCGTCAACGTTATCCCGTTGGCCTCGGCGTATGACGCAAACGCTTGCGTCGGGCAAGTACCTGCCAACAACCGTTTTCCACATCGCTAGTGGTGCGCCTGGCGGTGTCACCACTAGCGTTCGCATCTTGAACGACTTGATGATCGATAAGCAGACTTTGGCGGCTGCTTGCTCGGAAGAAAAAATGGCGATGCCATCACCGGCTCGTTGGTCACACAACGAATTCAGGATCAGCCCTATCCCAGTCTTCTGGTCCTTCGAAAAGAAGTCCGCTGGCTTGCCCCCGGTGAAAGCATCAACAAGGGCAAGGTCGTCGACGTCGCCATCCTGAGCATGCGCCCAAAGGGCTCCATCTGGGGCCTTAACGCGACCAGGCCACGGAAGCCCATGACTGCAGTCGAAGACTACATCATGTTCTTTGGTGACCGACTTCCTGAAGAACGAACGTGGGATTCCAAGCCGCCCATCCCTCTCGACGTACGCCCTGTTTACGACCGCTGAACGACGAACTACATCGACAAGCGTCAGCTTGCGCTTGATGACCTGGGCGTTGGTTTCGCTCAGTTCTTCAAGTTTAAGCCATGACCATCCATCGACGTGGATCTGCATTTGATTCCATTCCAGAACGCAAATAGCGAGAAGCCGCAAAGAGCGGCCACTCGCTACCATTCCGTCAGACGATCAAAACGGAACTTCGTCGTCGGACTTGCTGGTCTCCGACGCGCCGCCCTGCTTCTTGAAGGGCTGAGCATCCGCAACGAGTGCCCGCAGTGTTCCGAACTCCAACGGGGCACAGAGCACCGGGAAGTTGAACTGCGGGATCTTCATCGGGATCGGACCGCTGTCAGGGATCTGGAAGTGGTGCGCGAGATACTTGCGTGTCTTCTCGGCTTCCGAACCAGAACCGTTGGCCTTCTCGATCATCTCCTTCAGGCTCTTGCCCTTGTACTGGACAACGCTGAGGAGGCCCTCCATGGACTTCAGCTCGCGCACATGATCGAGATCGTCGCCCGTGTTGGGAGCGTTCTCGTCGGCGCGTGTGATGTTCCACAGCTGCCCAAGAAGAGAACCCCTGTTCTCCTTCTTGAACTTGAACTTGTTGATCACCTTGGTCTTGGCCGGCAGAAGGATGAGTCTGTTCTTGTTCTCACCCTTCTGTGTCGTGTAGCCGGTGATGTCGACGATCGTGTAGTGGCCCGTGTAGTCCGGGCGGCTTACACCCGGTTGGCCGCAACCACCGCATCCGTTGTCGTTGATCTTCGCGGTGCAAGTGGCTTGATGCCAGTTACCCTCGCTATCACGCCACGAATGCTCGTTGATGCAGAACGGATCGTCTCCAACAAAGACGATCTCCTTGGAGGTGCCTGGCTTCAGCCAGAAGCGATCGGGTGGGTAACCCATCGCCCTGCGCTCCTGCTCCTTCTCCGCACCCTCGTATCCAGTCTCGTACCATGATTTCGCCATCTTAGATCTCCTGAAGTGGTCCTTGTCGGAACCTTGAGTCGTCCGGTTCGGGCGACGGTCCAGCAGTACCAAGAGGGTCTGACATAGTCAAGAAAGGAACCGGCTCTTCAGATCTTCGACCTCGTTGTCTGTCATCTGATTTGGATCTCTGCCGTCGGGGATCAGGAACGTAACCGTTTGGATCCTTCGCAGTAGTCTTGCTTCGATTCTAGCAGCAGCGTCGATGCCGGCCTGATCTCCATCCATCAGAATAACTACAAAGTCGAACCACTTTAGGATCTTGTCGACCTGCGTATCGTTGATGTACGAGCCGTTGATTCCGGCAACGTTGGGAACGCCGCATTGGTCCATGTAGATGGCGTCGAACGCACCCTCGACGAGAAACACAGTTCCCTTGCCGTCTCCGTCGGTTTTGAGCCAATCTTCGCCAAACAGATACAGCTCGCGATCGAACCCATGCGAGTGCATCCATTTGGGCGCCTTGCTTTCCCACTCCGACAACGGAACGCACTCAGGCCAATACGGCACATGACGCCCCGATAGATTTACCAGTCGGCCGATCCGGTCGTATTGAGGAACTGAAATTCGACGCAGTCTCGGATGCCAACCGATTTTCCACTTCTCAATCGTCTGTGGCGTCAACCTTCGCTCTGGTCCTGTCAGATAATTCCACGCCTCCTGGTCAATCCAGGTGCGCATCTTCTCCATCAGCTCGACGGCTGATTCTGGAAGTGGCGGCTTCATGTCGGCGCGCAGTAAAGGATCTGAGTAATCCTTGCCGCCTTCTACGGTCGCAGGCATACGATCGCTCCTAGGCGTCGCATACCAGCCAGCTGCAGCGTCCACCCTCGCCAGCTGTTTTTTTGGATCTACTAAATTGTTCGCAAGAACAAACGCCCTTAGATCTGAACGGTCTCGTCCAGACTCCTTATAGAGGAGATACATCAACCCTCGTAACGTGCCCTTCGCTTTGCATCTGTGACAAAAAAACGTGCTCTCATCATCTAGAGACACGTCGATATAAAAGGACGAGCCGCGTTTGTTTGAGCACGCTACGAACGGGCACCTACTCTCTACTTCGTTGCCCTTGTTTTTGATTTTAGAACAGCCAAGCTCTCGCAGCACATATTCTATGTGCTCAGCTCTCATTTAGGCGGAGGGTAGACAAGACCTCGTCTATCGTCAACCTTTGGCTTCTCGCCTGGCTTCGATGGCATTTTCTCACGAGCAGCGGCTTCTTCGCTGTTCTTTGGCGGGCTCGGCTTTTCGCCGGATGGACCATCCAATTCCCAGACGCGATTTTCGATCAGCTTCCACAGCTGAGCGAACGCCTTGTCCTTCTCCGCCCCCGATCGCCCCTCGGCCACATGCTTGCGATTCTGCAACCAGCCCTTGGCTGTCAGCTTGATTTCCTCAAGCACTGCCATCTTCTGGCCAGCGTAGACGTACCCCTGCTTCGCAAGGGTGTCCCTGGAGATGCGTAGCGCCTTGATAAAACCGTCGGCACCGCCGCCAGTCGACTTGTTGTAGATCGCCAACGTCGAATGACGCACGAGTGCAGGTACGTCCTGCCACTTCATGCGTCCATGATACCACGATCAGCGCTTGCGCTTCGGCTTCTCGAAGTACTTGTCTCGATCGTATACGATGCCAACCATATCGAGCGCATCGAAGAACTGCGCAGACCAGTGCCTGACCTGCTTGGTCTTCAGGTTGATCGTCATCCCTGAACCGGCACCGAGCTTGCCCTTGCTGGCGAGGGTCAGGATTGCGCAGTTCGCCAGCGCAACCGTTGCCTTGCGCAGCTCCTGATACTCCTCTTCGGTTCGTACCTTCTTCTTCGCTGGCTTCTTCTTCGGCATCAGGCGGTCTTCCTGCCTGGCTTCAGATTGAACCAAACGCCGCCCTCTTTGACCGCGTTGTCACGGGCAACCAGAATTTCCTCACGCGGAAGCGTGCTGTGCTTCTTGCACACCATTCCGTGACGAGGCGCTGCCGTGTCCTTGCAGTCCGGGATCGGGCAGGGACGAAGAACCGAATAGCCCTTCGTCGTCTTCCTGCGCTTCACTGTCATAGGAGGCAGCGCAATTTCCGAACCCAAAGCATCTCGCAGCCTGCTCTGAATGTTCTCGGCGGCCTCCTTCTCACAAACCTCGACCAGTTCTGCAACGAACCGATCGATCACTTCCTGAACTCGCTTGGTCGCCATGGCTTACCTCTTAGCTGTCGATGGTGCTTATCTTAGCACCTTTTCTATATCGGACATTAAGAGGTAAAGGCTAAATTGTCAACGGCTACAACCCGTCCAAAAACGAGGTATCGCAGTCCAGCGTGAGTCCTAGCCTTTTGAGTAGTTTGCCTACATAACCAGAAACTTCTGACCCACACTGTCTGTCCCCTGTAAGATGCATTAGCATCCCTGTTGTAGGCGTATTTTTGGCCGAAACAACATCGTAAAGCAGCCTGTCTCCATCGGTCCACAGATGGACGGCGAAGGCGGTTTTGCTCGTCACAAACTTGCTGCAGCGCGGACAACGCCGGGGTTCGACTTCAGAATGGGACATCGTCGAATCCGTCGTCCTCGACGGCGTAGGCAGCATCGCCTCCTCCGCCGCTTGGCGTTCCTCCTCCAGACGTTGGGCTAGTTGGCGTCGTATTACTGCCGCCAATCTCCGAGAAATCCATCGCTTGATGGTTCCAGTGGATCTTGAATTCATCTGGCAAGCCCTCACGAACCTTAAGGCCTTTCATGCCCATCTCCCAGTTCTTCCGCATTTCCTCGGTCTGCTGAAGACCGTAGGCGGCATCAGCGTTCCAGCCGGCGACGTCGGTGATGCCGATGTTGTCGGCGGCGATCGTCTTGGCATCGCCAGTCTTGGCAGAACGGTTGAACTGGAGGTTGGTGATGGTCGCGTGTAGGTGGCGCTTTCCGAGCTTCTTGAAATCGTCAAACGTGTTCGAGACACGCTCGTGGCGATCTTTTCCTGAATTCTTGATCAGGTACGGACCGTCGAGAGCCATGAGGTCAGGCTTCAGGTCGCCAAGAACCGCCGAGATGTTGTCGATCGAGTAATCGAAATCGCCGGCAACGATGTCGATGCCCTGCTCTCCCATGATCTCCTCGACGCCCTTGTAGAACTTGTCCTCGACGAACTCGCCAAGCTTGCCTCGTCTGATCTCGTCATACGGCATCTTCAGGTGCAACGCAAAGAAGCGCCGGGCCATCTGTTTCTTGTTCATCTCCGTAGAGACGACCAGAACTCGCTTACCGTGCTTCCATGCCGTATGCGCACAAATCACCAACGACCAGGTCTTTCCGACGCCGAGACGTCCAACGAAAAGAATCAGGTCTTCTGGCTGCCATCCCAGGGTCTGCTGGTCCATTGATGGCCACGGCGTAGGAATTCCACGCTTGCCTGCCTTCGCGTCCTTGTAGTCCTGGATTAGATCCTTTCCGAGCGACAACAGGGACTCGACCTTGCGTACCGTGAGGGCCTCTTCCTGAATCTTGCGATGAATCTCGGCCCAAACCTCAGCAGCTCCGGTAGGATCTTTGGCCTCCAGCTTCTCGCTAACCGTCTTGGTTCCGTGGCGCTGTAACTGCCATAGGCGGCGTTTCAGGATCTCTTCGAGGAAGAACCCATAGGGCTCGTTCATCGTGCCGCTAAGGTCGATTCCAAGGTTTCCTTCGATGGCTTCGATAGAAGGCACATCGTTGTACTTGTTATAGAATTCCTTAACGAATCCCCACGCCTTTTTCCCGTCGCCGAAGAGGTAGGTCCCCTTTTCGCCGCCAATTTCTACTTCGCGATCGATGTACCTGTCGATGGCCGCCAGAACAGCAGGCCTTCCGCCACGAACAACAGCTCGAACGAATTCCTTATCGATGTCCATCGATCACCTCGCGGGCTTCTGAAATATAGGCAATGACGTCGCATTCACGACTAGCGTAGGTCGCACAAACGCATTCCATATGGAACACAGAGAAGACGACCTCGCTGCCGTCTGTCTGCTTAGAGCCACCGCCGATGCCGTCGCTTATACATGTCTCAGCGACAACCCGGATAGTGTGTTCTCCACGAGAAATTGACTGCCCGCAGATCTGACAAGTGAAGGATAGATCTGGACCCATTTATTTAGCGTCCACCTAGAACTCGGACACTAAGTTTCTTGCGGTCATCGTCTCGCATGTTTTTCCCGCCCATGTTCAACGGGACCATGCACTGGCTGATCTGCTCGAACAGATCGGTGAATTCTTCCTTCTTCAGCGTGGCCCCGCTTCTCGTAGTCATCATCGTGGTCAGCTTCCGCGACGACCGATAAACAAGCAGCTCCTCCAACTGCAGCGGGCCGAACACCTTGTCCGTGAAGAATGGCTCGTTGAACCCATCGAGCACCAACAGGTCTGCGATCTCGACCTTCTTGGCTATCGTAATTCCGTCGGTACCATCCCCGAAAAGCTCATCCCTCCTCGAAAAGCGAAGCTCGCGCATCTCGGCATGGGTTGCGAAATACACGCTGTACCTAGCCACGATGGCTTCCTTCACGATGCACACGGCGGCCGACGTCTTCCCGACCCCTGGTGGACCTAGGAAGATCAGGCCGCTTCCGGTCTTGATCATCGACTCGATGTTCTTCCGGTAGCGGAGGATCACGTCCCTCGTCTCATCATGCTGAATATGATCGGTGCGCGACCCCCAGAACGCCTTGCCGACGTTGACTCGACGGAAGTCCGCCTCCGTTAGCTTTCGTCGGTGTGGGCGGTCATCTGCGCAAGCGTTTTCGTCGTTCACCACTCACCGGCCTTTTTCTCGGTGGTTGCGTGCTCTGCCACCTGGCGATTCGTTTGGCGTTCCTGTGACAGCGGGAAAATCCGCGCACGGAATGCGTACAGCAGCCAGATGGTAGGAACGGTGTCCTCAATTTTCAACTTCTTCCGAAGCTCGTCCCAGTTCTCGCAGGTGTACGTCCAAGCACGGCGGATGATCCGCTCGTTGCCGTCGTACTGTTCGAACATTCGCTTCAGGACCGAGAAGCCCTTCTCGTCCAAGCGAGCCATGCGAAGGTTTTCCTCCGGGAAGAACAGATCGTATTCGTTGCGGGCCCAGTCCTCGAACCTTGCGCCAATCGTCTGGCGCTCCTGCTTGGTCATGCGCTTGAGCTTCTCGCGCTCCTCACGGGTTCCGTCACGATCTTCCCGCTCGGCCCTCTCTCGCCGCTTGTCCAACTGGACCCTGGATCTTGCGGTGGCGTTGTTCATGGCGGCATCGGCTGCTGCCTTTGCGCGCTCCATGTCGTCGTCACGGGAATCGCGAGGTGTCTCTGCTTTCTCAGATCTCAGACTTCCTGAGTCTCTGTCTCCCTCTGTGTCTTCGATCTTCGAAGATCTTGTAGGATCAGACACCATAGGTGGCTGACACCGAGCAGCGCGAGGTGAATCTATTTCGATTTGATTTACGTTATCTTGATTTACTTTAGGGGCCAGATTTGTCCCCTCTGAGGTGCCATTTTTGTCCCCTCCATGGTGACAAATTTGTCCCCTCTGGACCTGATTTTCCCCAGTAGTTTCGGATGGGGACATTTTTGGCACCAATGGATGTTCGGCTGCATTGTTAAGGCTGCGCAGCCGGTTGAGCATGTCGTCGGTGCGCTCGGACCCTAGGAGCTGCTTGCGGTTCATCGTCAGGATGTCGGCGTCGAAGCGCTCACTCATCGAGGCGATGGTCTTCTTTGTGGAAGCGCCATATCCGCGCGCTTCGCAGGTGACGTACCCGTTCTCTTTTAGACCGGCCATCGTGCGCTTGATTGTGCGTGCGCTCGTTCCAAGATCTTTGGCCAGCGTTTCGTACGAGACGACGTTGTTTCGGCCGCCGCCTGCCCTTAGTCTCAACAGAGTGAGTAAACGAAATTCGGCGTCACTTAGACGTGTGTCCAAGATTTCAACGCCAAGGACATAGGTTCGAATTACATCGAACTGCCAGTCTGCGTTTACGACTTCGGAAGAGACCTGCAGATCTTCATCGATCGACATCGAGCACCCCAAGATCCTTGTAGGGGGCGCACGCTATAGACCGTGTCCGTCAATGTCAATAAAACGAAGAGAAGCCAGCACATGGCTGGCTCACTCCTAGTGTTCTCTAGTGGGTCGGTACACTAGGGGACGAAGTCAGATCCAAGATCTCGGATGAGGGACCTCACCAGGAGAGGATGCGGGTTGACGCACGATCTGCCGGACTGAACATACGAGAGGGCGTCGCTCCATCCCATGCGTTCATAGATCATCAAGTACGCAAGCACCGCCGTGCTGCTCCTGCTCACGCCGGCAGCACAGTGGGTCAGCGTCGCCCTGCCTTGTTCTTTGGCCGTGTGAATCACCTCGGCCGCCTTACGAAAGACGCCGACGTTCGTGAGACGACCATCCTCGATGCCGATCTTCACGAGCTGCGTCTTCGGTGCCTTCAGCGCGTAGTCGCACTCGATGGCCATGTTGAGCACGACGTCGATTTCGTTGTTCATGAGCCGGTCATCGACGACCGACGAGTAGCTTCCAATCCAGACTCCAGGATGAACCTCGTCGGCTTGTTCCATCTCAGCCATCGGACGGTTCAGGTTCTCTTCCAGCTTCGCTGACCAGGCCACCTCGTGTTGACGGATGACCTGCTTCATTAGCACTGGTAACGACCTAAAGGTCTGCTGCTTCCATTCGGTGAAGCTGTCCGTGTAGTCACGAAAGCGAGAAGGAAACATTAGGAGAGCACCCATCGATACGCTGCCTTTCGAACTACATCAGGTTTTGCAGAATGCCGTCGGTCACCTTCTCAAAACCATCACATCGGCACAACCCACACAGGCTGCTCGCACTTATCGCAGGTAACGATGTTGTAGCGAACCCCTCCACGATACTCCGACTCAACTACCTTGATTTGTTTGATCGTTCCGGTCTTGCACTGAGGACATGGCGCGGCATCGCTCGGCTCAAACGTGTCAATAACGAGGAGCTTTTTCTTTGTGAACGGATGCCTTACATATTCCTGCTTTATCTGCTTCCGAACAGTCATCGAACCACCTGGCATGTGCATTGTCAACATGTCCCTCGAAGGTCACTTCTCGTTGGCGAGCCTGGTGAGAACGTCGATAACGTTCTTGACCCATTCGCGATGAGCCACTCGGTCACGTTGCGCACAGGCGATTACTTCGTTGATCGTTTTCTCGATCGTCTTCTTATCGATGGAAAGCGACTTGGTTCTGATTTCCGCCAGGGCGAAGTACTGCTCCGCCGTAGGTTTCCAGAAACGCTCCCCACTCGCAGCAACCACGAGCATATCCTCCACGGCTGGCTTTGCACGTGAAGACATCTGCCCGCATGCATCTCTAAGTAGAGATATACGTTCCGGCGTAACCTGCCAAAGGCCGCTCCTGTCGTTCATCATCCCGACGACGATGGACAGGGCCCTGTTGGCGGCTTCTTGCGACACGGAGCCGGAAGGTAACACCTGCTCCGACCCGCGTTCAAGCTACGACGATGCAGGCGGCTTCTTGGTGGCGAGATAGTTCTGGTAGTCGACTATCTTCTTGAGCGTCCAGACGCGCACGTAGCCCATCCCTGGATGTCCCATGCCCTTGCTGACGGCCGGGCTCATGTCGATGACGCCGCGCCAACGACCTTTGCAGCCGCCATCGGGGCACAGCTCGTCGGGTGGAGGGTCTCCCTGGTGGACCATCACGTACCAAGCTGGAGAGCCACCGTCCATGACCATCTTGCCGTCAGCCGCGAAAACGTTTGCGCCGTACGGTCCTCGATCGGTGACCTCGCACCAGTTGCGTTGACCCTTGTACTCCACGATGAGCAGCGTGCCGCACGGGTACCAACGGTGCGCGCATGCATGCATCTTGGAGTCTACCTTGGCGTGCGGCGAACAAGCCATGGCTCCGCCTGTCCACTGATCGCCAGGATCGCCGAATCTGGACCCGACACCATTCTCATCAGGTGACGGCGGAAGCTGAACAGCCGATCCAGATGAGACAATACTCGCGTACTCCACGGTCTCTGCTGGAACGATTTTTGGAGCATCTGCATCAGCCCATCCTCCCCAAAAAACAAAAAACACCACTGCCCAGTTAAAGCCTGGGAACAACCATCTCAACATCAGTGCCTCCGGGTTATGGACGCCGAAGCGTCTTTCTCTCCCCAAGTGCCCATTCGAGGGCAATCATGACGCCCAGATCAAAGTCGTCGGACGGCTTGCGGCCTGTATCGGATAGCCTATTTACCTCGTAACGAATTTCCGATGTCGATGGCCGAATGACCCTGCCGGATGTTTCTCTGACGACCTTTCTCACTTGAGCGTCTACCGCCTTGTTGGTCTTGGGCGCCCCTTTTACATCATTCTGATCAGACGCGCTGGTCTTCTTCGCCAGGGTCTTGACCTTATCCCTTTGCTCTTTGTCTGGAAGCGTTGCGATATCTCTGGCAAAACCATAAGGAATATCGCCTGTTCTCACAGCCTCCTGAAGCTGTGGAACTGCCTGCTTTCTGAACTGCATGGCATTTGAGACCCACGTTTGGGATTTGCCAATTTTCTCGGCGACTTCCTTTTGTTTGTACCCGAGGTTCATGAGGATCTCGACGCTGCGACAGATCTCCATCGGCGTCAGCTCGGAACGCTGAATGTTCTCGGTAATGTTGAGAACCTGCGCCTCTGCAAGCGAGCCCTTGAACTTCCTGACTTCGATGGTTCTAAATGCCCGTGGATCGCCTTCTCTGATGCGGCGAATTGCCTCGTGTCGACGGAACCCGACCACGAGGTAGTTCTCTAGTTCGATCTCCATAACGGTCAGCGGCACCTGGAGCCCGACCGACTTCAGCGAAGAAATTAGATCGTCGATGTCTTTCAGCTCATCGCGAGGATTCTTGATCTCAGGATGGAACTTGATGTCGTCGAATAGAATCTTGACGATAGACATGGCCGCCTACTCCTCGTAGCCCTGCTGCTCGCGCATTACCTGTTTGATCAGCTCGCAGTCATCGTAATACTTGCATTCGGAGCAGAACGATACACCGCGAAGCTCGCGGCATTTGATCACCTTGAGCTGGCGGACACGTCTCTCATTTCCGGGCGTGCCCTCTCTGTATCCCTCCAGCTCGGCCATCTTCTTGAGGCCGCCGAGGATGCTGTTGTCATCATCATCGGCCATTGATGGCGCTCAGTTGGGCAAACACGTCATCAGGCGATTCAAGCGACCTGACGAAGCATTCGAGATGCATCATCCCCCAGAGCTTCTCGGCTTTGAACTTCTCAACCTTCGTTCGTGGTCGGCCTGGCTTCCGTTTTCCGTCGGAAATCTGGCTCTGTAGTAGCTTGCCAACACGAACCTCGACAGCACGTTCGCCCGGATTACGGGGCGACTTGTACTTTCCGATAGGTCGTCCGCAGCCAACGCAAAGGACGGCATCTGATTCAGCCTTAGGCACCACTACCCTCGATCATCGCAGCGACGCCGTTGGCGTAGATCTCGTGCATGCGCTCAACATGGTCGTGCGTGGCGTCGCCGCCAACCTCGTGAGCGACTTCCTCCACAAGCGTCTTGAGCGCTTCCTGGAAGGAGACGAGCGTGTTCCGGCTGAGATAGATCTTTCCACTCTTGCGCATGCCCAACGTGCTCGGCATACGGAACTCTGCGATCGTGATGTCTTGCGTAATCGTTAGACCGGCTCGCTTGGTCGCCTTGGACACGAACTCCAAGGCCATCACGAAGTTCTTGGCCTCTTCTGGCGCCAGGGTAACCATCGGATGCTCCGACTTGATTTCGTCGGCCAGCTCCTTCTTGACCTGTTCGATGGTTCCGACTTCCTTCTCCAGGATGGCCCGAAGAGGTTCGGACTCGACGACGGTTCCCTTGCGACCGTAGAACTCGATCTCACGGACCTCGCTCTCGGTCTTCACAGGAATAATGGGACCGCCCATCTTCTCCTTGAAGCGCTCGGCAACCTGCTTGCGCGTGTTCATGCCCACGCACCACTCGTAGCGGAAATGCTCGATGTCGGGCACGTTGTCGGCCAGCATTCGATCGACCTGGTCACAGAATTCGCGCGTTGTACGCATGTACAGCGCTTCCCAGACCTTTGCGGTCAGCTGATGCGCTTCCCAGTACTCGACGAGGCGACGATCACGGTCCAGCTTCACATCCTGAGGGCGGAAGTTGTAGCCGTGGCGGAACTTCTCCAGCTTGCAGACCTCGATGCCGTCGACGAATACCTGACCGAGGCCGTCCAAGATGACTGCGCCGACCGGCGAATCGACGATGGTCTTATGATCGTCGTCGATAAAGAGGAAGCGACGCTTGATCGAATCCCACTCGTCCTGGGTCACGCCCGTGATGTCGACGACGACCTCTTTGACGTCCTTGCGGTTGCCATCGATGTCGAACACAAGAACATTCGCGCCGAACTTCTTCGAGAACTCGATGGCCGGAACCCAGACTTCGCTGCCGGTTCGAATCTTGATGCCCTTGCCGAGACGAATTAGCGCGAGCGAGCCAACTTTGTAGCCCTCGCCCTTGTTACCAAGCATGTCGCTGCGGCCACGCTTGGTAGAGGCGCCGAGGAGCAGAGATCTGTGCTCTAGCTTGGCGCCGACCGTCTTTGCTCGAATCGTGTTTGCGTCGGGCAAATACACGACATCGAACGTGCAACCATCTCGGGTGGCATCACGACCGTTCTGCATGAACTCGCGAACACCCTCGAACAGGCCCCAGTCAGCGACGTAATCATCCTCGATCGTTAGCGGTACCTTCACGTGGACTCCGGTATATAGGTCAACCCGTTGATTGTCAAAACGAAACGGGGCGAGCACTTAGCTCACCCCGTATCTACAATCAGCCTGGAAGACTTTTTCAGCGTTCTAGCTCGGCAATGGCTGCAGCAAGCAATGCACGTCGGGCTCCGTCTCTGAACTTGTTCTTCATCGCTGGAACAGCATCATCCCAGTCACGACCAGGGAACTGCCACGTCATCCACGCCTGGGCGGCAGCTTCTACCTGTCTCTCGCTTGGCTCGCGCGGGCGAGGACCACTTGGGGACATGCGATATAGATGCCCGCCAGCTTTGTGATTGTCTACACTTTTCACGTGTATAGGCCTCAATCACTCGTCTTCATCGGAAGGAATCGGGCCTGAGTCGACTTCCTCTTTCTGAGCTTCGTCCAGGAGACGATTGATGAGCTTCTCCTGCTCAGGCAGCGTCATCTCGGCAGGAAAGAGCATCACGTCATTGAGCGTCTCTTCGCCCTCGCGCGTGACGGTCCCGATGGTGATCGTGTAGACCTTCTTCGAAGAGTACGGCACAGCAGACAGCTCACCGTGCTCCATGCAGTAGAAGTGCTCTTTGCCGGAGTCGTCGGAGTGGCAGAGCGTGATGTGCTCGTTGCCTTCCTTCTCGACGCAGAGAACGCAACCGACGTTCTCCTTCTTCCACAGCTTGCCCTTCCACAGGTGGACAGCGTTGGGATCTATCTTCCACTTCGCTATCGGAACGCCGTCTAGCTCGACAATCTTCGTTGGACCACTCATCTTGCGTGCTGCACTTGCCATAGCAAGACATTATGCGGTGTTGCCCGCATTGTCAAGGTATGGTCATTTGGGAGCCCAATTGCGCTCCTTCTGAGCCTCGTAGAGTAGCGTCTTTCTTCGCTCTTCCACAACCTTAAGCAAGTGATCAAGACCAGCGATTCCGAATTCCTTTTCCACGGAAATGACGGCCAGTCCGGCGATATTCTCAACGCCGGTCTCGATATTACTCTTCGCCATTGAAGGTTGCTCCGTTCATCTCGGCCTTGAGACAGTCGCTGACCTTGAATTTGAGGACGCGACGGTCTGAGATGGTGATGGGCTCGCCTGTCTTCGGATTGCGGCCCTTGCGCGCCTTCTTCTCGTGTGGGCTGAACTTCCCGAACCCGGAGATTTTCACCTCCTCGCCTTTGACAAGCGTTTCGCAGATGCAGTCGAAGATGCTCTCCACGACTGCCACTGCCTTCTTGCCCGTCAGCGACGGAACGGATTCGATCACCGCATCGGTGAGCACTGCCTTGGTTACGCTCTCGCTCATGTTCATCCTTGCTCAGGCGTTCAGCGCTTCGCGCATCTCTTTTCCGCACTTGAAGTGCGGTAGCTTCTTGGGGGCAACGTTGACGACCTCCCCGGTCCTCGGATTGCGCCCCATGTATCCGTCATACTCCCTGGGAGCAAACGAACCGAACCCACGGATCTCGACGCGCCGACCATCTTTGAGGGCGCCCGACATCGTGTCAAATACGGCGTTAACCGCATTCTCGGCTTCCGGGTAAGGGATTTCGTTCATCACAGAGATGTGGCGGATCAAATCGGACTTCGTCATCGGTGCCCCCTCAGATAAGGCTCATCTGGCCGTTAATCACAAATTTCATGACGTGTTCAGGAATCTCCTCGACGGCGTCCTGGGCGTCACGCTTCAGAGTCCCCGCTCTGATTTCGTTTTCGTAGTCTACATTTTCAAGCGCAAGTTCTCCAGATGTTTCGACAACGTCGCCGTCTAGCGTTACCACTGTACAGGGCGAAGCAGGTTTCTCACCGCTAAGGAACGAGAGACCTGCGGCGGTCACGTAATGCGTCAGCCGGTTGCCGTCCTGGAATCTTTTGACCATGCCGAAGGTCTCAGCCCTGAACATCATGGTCTGATCAATCTCCACGCATCGCGGATATTCGATTGGTGGAATTGCGGTCATCGGATTGTTCTTGTTCGTGACGATGACCGTTTTGGCGACGACCATCTTCTTGGCGATCTTCGTCAAGACCTCCACGAAGCCATCGTCGATCGTATACGTCTTCTCTCTGCTCAGTTTGTGATTACACGCTGGGCAGTCAACGAGCTTCTTGCGCCCGTCCCGATCCAACACATGGACGGTATACGAACGCTTCTGCATGGCATCGATAAGCCCGTCGCATTTGTCGTCCGGGACTTCAAGGATGACGATCTTGCTCGCCATTAGTTTCGCGGAACCCTCTGGCTGCGAGCCTCGACAATGTCCATGTCATCTGGGTTGACGACCTGCTTGGTTTGTTCGACGGCGCTCATCGCCTTGCGCAAGTCAGTCGCCGTTGGAAGGTTGGACACGCCTTGCAGGATCAGCATCAAGACCACCAGCACGAAGCCGGCGCCGACGTACTTCGTCCAGATGGGGCCTTCCCCGGAGAGTCCCCACGTCGAGATGCTAAGCAGCCCGAGCAGAAGAAGTACCTGCAAACCCTTCATCCGGCGCACGGTATCCAGGGGATGCCCAATTGTCTAGAGGAGTTGTAGCTAGAAAAACAAGAAGCCGGCGGCCCGAGTTGGACCAGCCGGCTTCGTTGGTTGTGGTGGATAGATCAGCCCGCGAGAGACTTGCGCTCGATGCCCGTCTCCGGGTTCGACATGTTCGCGATGTAGTGGCCGATCTTCGAGCACCGCTCGCAGGCAACGATGTGATCTGCCGCCATCGTCGACATCTTGTTCGTGTCGGCGATTTGGATCAGGTCACGCTCGTCGACGCAGAACGGTGTCGATGGAAGCTCCGCAAACGCACGGATGTTCTCGACGTCGTTCTTGCAGCCGCATCCATCAGCGATGCACTTGCCCACCCAGAAGACCTCGTCTTCGGTTGCTACACCCAGGGCTACCTTGGCGATGAGAACTCGTGTGTACTTCATACGGGACCTCCTTTCATGGAGTGCCTTGAGCATGCCAACAATTCTGAAAAGATCAAGTCCTTTTCATAACGTAACGTCTGCTTCACCTATTAGACACGTGTAAGACATTCAAGACGCCAAAGATTGAGTCATCGAAAAATCGGATACTTACACCTGTAGGTGCCTTCAGTCTTGACAAACCGTAAATCTTTTCGTAGGCTCTGATTCGCGGAAGAGTGAAACGGTTCCACGCTGGGCTCATAACCCAGAGACATCGGGTTCGACCCCCGTTTCCGCAACGAGATAAGCACCAAACCAAGAGCACGCCTTCAATGTCATCCCTGTCCACATACCTAGCGCAAGACCTCTGCGGAACGAGCACGTGCTCGTGGCGCAAAGGGTTTATTGCGTCGGGCCTGGAGACCTTGGGTACCGTCGGCGTCGAAAGCCACCCCCTCCCGCAGTATCTCCAGGCCAAGCGCGCGAATGATCCCACTGGAGGCCCCTCAAGCTAGGTAGACCAACAAATACCTAGAACTCAGAGAGGCCTCCCAGGGAAACCCGGGGGGCTTTTCTAGTTTCTGGGAGTGTTGATGCCGGTGCATCAGGCGCGCTGTAAACGCGTTGGCCCTTGCGGTCACTTCAGGTTCGACTCCTGGCGCTCCCACGACATGTTGACCATTCGAAAACAGATCTACGTCCCTAATTCTGGGGTCGTAGCTCAATGGCAGAGCACTTGGCTTTTAACCTTGTGATCAGGGTTCGATTCCCTGCGGCCCTACTTCAACGATGCAGCAGTAATCATTCGGGCTTCGTCCAACAGGCAGGACACTGGTCTCTGGAACCATGAATCGGGGTTCGAATCCCTGAGCCCGAACCAAGCCAAAGCAAAGCGCGACTGGGCATAACTTCTCCAAGAGAGAATCCCGGACAACCCAAGCGAGGCTCCTGATAACTGAATAGATGAACGACGCGGGGACCGCCAAGTCCCCATTTCGCCCCGGTAGCTTAGGTGGTCTAAGCGTCCCGCTGAAGACGGGAAGATTTCTGTTCGACTCAGAACTGGGGCACCCGACGTTTGCCGCGACGGCATGGCTCATCAGCATGGGTAGTACCTGATGAAGTTCGCCTCCATAGCTCAATGGTTAGAGCACCCGACTCTTAATCGGTTGGTTGAAGGTTCGAGTCCTTCTGGGGGCACCAGGCTGTGTGCTTTGTAAAACCTCGGTGGCAGCACCGAAGCCTTCAACGGTTTCCCGCAAGGGTTGAGGCAGCATGGAAGATGAACCTCTGATGGCAGGGGCGCTCATTCGAACTGAGATGGACCGGGGTGACCCGGTTGGGGATCGATACCTCCGTCTTCCGCGTAGACAATTACCGGCATTCGATGTCAGACCCTTCTGCGATTGTTCGCGTAGCCCAGACATAGGGCACGTCAAACCATTTCAGGGAGAGTCACCGTGGCATCGAAGAAGAGCACCAAGAAGCAACAGGTCCAGCAGAACAAGAACGCGGTTGCAGTCGGCAGGGCTGCGAATTTCAATGTCGAATCGTCGCTGTCGGCGATCACGGCAACCAGCCTCAAGGTCCAGGCGGACTTCTCGAAAATCAGCGAAGAGCTGATCCAGAAGAACGCCGAGTACCAAGCGGTCACCGAAGCCATCACTCTGAAGAAGCAGGAGATGGAGAACCTTCACGGGGTCGACAACGTCCTGCTGACCATCGATGAGGCCAAGGCTCTTCATCAGCAGTACCTCGAAGAGCAAGCGAAGCAGAAGGAGCAGCTCGCCCAGGACAACCTGGCGACCATCGCTCAGCGGGCTCAGGAGCGTACCCGTGACGAGGAAGCCTACACCTACAAGCTTCACCAGAATCGTCGGGCCGAGAACGACAAGTGGACCGAGGAGCTTCGGGTTCGCAACAACCAGGAGCGTGATCGCCAGGAGGCCTTCGAGAAGGACGTCGCCAACCGCGAGTTCGTCCTGAAGACCAAGGAGACCGAGTACCAGGCCGCTCTCCAGAAGGCCGCTACCTTCGACGAGGACGTGAAGAAGGAGGTCTCCAAGGCTGAGGCCATCCTGAAGAACGTGCTGACGAAGGACTTCAACCACCAGGCGCAGATCGCTCAGATGCAGCACAAGACGGAGGTCGACAAGCTGCAGTTCGACAACCAGCGCTTCCAGCAGCAGGTCGTCAGCAACGACGCACAGATCAAGGAGCTGCAGGCTCAGCTCAAGACGGCCTACGAGGAGAACGTCAAGCTGGCTCGCGCTGCAGTCGATGGCGCCGCCAACTCGAAGGCTCAGTCCGAGGCTCTCGCCCTGATGACCAACATCGGCGGCAACGGCAACGGCGCTCGCCCTCGGTCGTAACAAGTTCTGAAACGGGTTGGACGGTCATAAGCGCCACAAGGTGATACAAGCTCACCTGCCCGTTTCTTCTTTTTGGATGTATTGCTCTCTGGTGAGGGCGCTTGATTGTCGATCAAGACCAGGCGAGTTCGATCCTCGTTGCATCCGCTGAGTTGGGGACGTAGGGGAGCTGGAGTCCCCGCTGGCCTGTCACGCCGGAGATCGCGGGTTCGAGTCCCGTCGTTCCCGCTATACTCGGCAACATGCCGAACGATCCACAAGACAAAGCCGAAGCGTTTGCTCACTACGGCGGGGCCTGTAAGACCTGCGGAATCGCAGATGAACGAGTGCTCTCGTTTCTCCGCGTAACCGGCAAAAATATAGCTCCTGACGAGACGCTTCCGAGAATTCTCAAGTTGAAGAACTGGCCAACAGATTACGAGCTGCTCTGCGCCAACTGTCAGCTACTCAAGAAACAGAAATAGTTGGGGTCATCGTCCAGAGGGAAGATGCTGCGCTGGCAGCGCAGAGACCCGGGTTCGATTCCCGGTGACTCCACGATAGATTCGGGCCCATCGTACAACGGGAATATGCAGCGTTCGCATCGCTGAGATCGGGGTTCGATTCCCCGTGGGTCCACGATCGAGGTAGCTCAAGGCTCTGTTACGGATCAAGGAGTGCGCATTTACTTGGTCACGAACAAGTGCTACAAGAGTTCCGGGTTAGGTACCCGGCAGGTTGCGGGTGAGAATCCCGTCCTCGATCCCAACGGGGCCATAGCACAAAGGGAGTGCGCTCGGCTTGCACCCGAGATATAGGAGTTCGATTCTCCTTGGCTCCACGACTGGAAGATTGGCCGAGTGGTAAGGCAGCGGTTTGCTAAACCGTAGAGCGGCTAATAACTGCTCCGAGAGTTCGAGTCTCTCATCTTCCGCGAAAGCATTTGCGCCGTTCCTCCTGGCGGGAACCTAAGCCAGCTGGAGGAGGAAATGCCTCTGTTCCTGGCGTAGGATGCGGGTTCGACTCCCAGAGCGGCACGATTCAAGTCCAGGGTGTGAGCTGCGTGCCCTGGTTTGGGGTTAAAGGCCCTGCAGATCTTTACTGATCAACGAAGCCCATTTTCCGAGCTATAGCGAAGCGGCATCGCACTTGTCTGGGGGACAAGGGATCGCGGGTTCGATTCCCGCTAGCTCGACCGGGGTGCTCCCATCCGTGGGAGATGAAAGCTAGGCAGTACGCCTAGCGCCCTTTCCGGGGTATGGCTCAATCTGGTTAGAGCGCGTGGTTCGGGACCATGAGATTGCCGGTTCAAATCCGGCTACCCCGACTGATTTTGCGGACGAAGCCGCTAGGTGCGGCACTTCCTTGCCAAGGAAGATCAGGCTGGGTTCGAATCCCGCCGTCCGCTCGATATGGTGTCTATAGTGTAGTGGTCGCACGCAAGATTGTGGCTCTTGAAGAGTAGGGTTCAATTCCCTCTAGACACCCCAACGCGGACAAGGCCGACTGGTGAGGCAGGTGCCTTCCAAGCATCTTCAGGCTGGGTTCGATTCCCGCTGTCCGCTCGAATGCTGGCGTAGCACAACGGTAGTGCAGCTGCCTTGTAAGCAGAAGGTTACGAGTTCAAATCCCGTCGCCAGCTCCAGGTGCCGCAGGAAGCTCCTTAAGCTTTTCCTTCGACAGCTCCCAGGCCTTTTGAACAACCCAGGACAATGATCGATCGAGTCTCGTCGCTTCTGCGACGACTTCTTCGAGCATTCCCTCGGGAAAATAGAGGCTCTGCTTTCTTTTGTCGTGCATAGGCTGAGTATACACAGAAACTGATCGGGCGTAGTTCAATGGCAGAACGTGGGCCTTTGGAGCCTAATGTTGAGGGTTCGACTCCTTCCGCCCGAACGAATATTAGCTGGCGTAGCACAATGGCGGTGCAAGTCTTTCGTAAAGACGAGGTTCCCGGTTCAAGTCCGGGCGTCAGCTCCAAGCGAACTACTAGGGTGGAATATCCCCGGGAGCGATTGCGTAAGGACCGCAAGGTCCGTTAGTGATCCGGTTCGCCCTATTCCAGGGTAGCCTAGCGGTAAGGCACACGGCTGTTAACCGTGCGTGGGAAACCCAATCGTTGGTTCGAATCCAACCCCTGGAGCTAGGCAAGCCGTCGCCATGCGGCATGCAGCAAGGCTTCACATTGAAGTCGTCTGGAAGACAAGGACAGCTAGCACGATCCTCGTCAGGACGGTTTCCCTCGTGAGCAGAGGACCCGAGACGTCAGGTCCACATGGCGAAATTGTACTCCTAGCGATCTGGTGATGCGCCGGTCTGTTAAACCGTCAGAGATGGGTTCGATCCCCATGGAGTACGCGGCTTGCTGCAACCTGGGTTGGTACGTCGACTACGACGGTTCAAGTCCGTCGATTGTAGCGAGCTTCCTTTTGACAATCGCCTCAAGACAGGCGAAAGTCCGTTTTAGGTGAACCGAGGCGTTTGAGTTATCGGAAAAGCGGCGAAAGCCGTGCAGGGTCGAACCTGCAAGCCAGACGCGCTACTTGTTCATCGCTTTCTTTTTGGACGAACCGTCGGAACAGGGTTACCTCAATTGGATGAACAACCCCTGCTCCATTTCTTGTTCGTTCTTTGGCCCTATCGTCCAACGGTTTAGGACGCGGCCCTCTCAAGGCTGAAATCTCGGGTTCAAATCCCAGTAGGGTCACCATGCGAACCGAAGCATGTGGGTTATCTGCCAAATGTACCCCACGAGCACAAACTTGTTCGCTATTTTGTCGCTATCGTACAGTCGGCCGAGTACGCTGCGTTCTCAGCGCGGAAACCAGGGTTCGAATCCCTGTAGCGATGCCAGGTGAGCCGTCGTGATTGGATTACCGCCGGGGTAGCTTAATTGCTAGAGCGCCGGGGCTAGAACCCCCGGAGGTAGCGGTTGAAATCCGCCTCCCGACCAACCTAACCAGTCACAAATTCTTGCTCACCGAACTTTTCGAGCGAACCGATCGCACCAAGGTTACCTAACATGTGACTCCTTGGAGCAACCAACTTGTTCGTTCAATTTTTTCCGCGAACCGTTCGAGCTTTGGTTATCACTGTTAATGATCACCCCAAGGTTCATCTCTTTGTTCGTGGGCTTTGCACGTCACCTGGCGGCCAGGCTACAGATTGCAACCCTGTAAGTAGTGGGTTCGACTCCCTCGGCGTGCTCAATTCAGCTTGAATAGTTTGTCCAGCGACCGGCTGATCTCAGTCCAGCCGCAGCTGCATTCTGGGTAGATTTTTCTGCCCTCCGAGTCGGTTTTCGCCCGGTGATCTCTGATCACCTGGGTAATTCCACAGCTGTCCTTGTGGTCTCCGTAAACTTTCAACCAGCGAACTAGATCTTCCTTCTTCATACATGGCCCTGTCTGCCAATGGCTAAGCAACCGGCTTTTCACCCCGGAAATGTTGGGTTCGATTCCCACCAGGGTCACCATCAAAGCGCCAGCCGCCCACCATCACTCCAGAGGTCGGGCATCAATGAGACCGATACACTGGTCTCAGATCATCGGATCAAATATAACCGGATTTTTCCTGGAGTCAAAGGCACAGATTTTCGACGAACCGAAGCCCATGGGTTATCTTGTAAATCACCCACGAGCACCCACTTGTTCGTCTATGCGCGATTAGTTCAGCGGCAGAACGCTTGCTTGACATGCAAGAGATCACTGGTTCGATTCCAGTATCGCGCACGAAGTGAACCGACGCAGATTGGTTACCAAATCAGGTTAATAACCCGACTGTCATGCGCTGCCGCTTCTAAACGGTGGTTGCTGATCTCCAAGATGCACACCTTGTTCACGTCACGCACGAGTAGTTCAGCGGCAAGAACGTCGGCTTCACATGCCGAATATCCTGGGTTCGAGTCCCAGCTCGTGTACGGAGTGATTCGTCTGGAGGTCAAAGTCGGCCCTTCTAGAACCAGCCGATGAGATACCAACCAGTAACTCGGACGGACGCCCAGTAATGTGGAGCGTCAGCAGGGCCCGACGGAAAGGTCTAGTCACGAGCACAAACTGGGAGAATCAAACTTTTGCTCCTGTAGCCTAGTGGTTAAGGCGCTCGATCAAGCAGCAGCTCATCGGCACAGCACGGAGGGATAGATCGTCTCTTACGGCTGAGCTGACCGGGTAAGTCGCACGGAGGCAGATCACCTTCAAGGAGGCCGGTCTGATCAATCGGTCGACTACATGCGACGCATGACGAATCGAGAGACGTCGGTTCAAATCCGACCAGAAGCAGCATGCCCGTAAAGTGATCGCGGTTCGGCACGCCTGCTTGGTAAGCAGGATGGCCCAGTTCGACTCTGGGTGCGGGCTCTAGGTACGTGTTCCACTCAAGATAATCTTAATGGTGCAGCCAGGTATGGTGCGCGGTGGCTACCCTGCCGCGTAAGTCGGGCAACGCGTACTTAACTCATTCACAACGGAGGTACGAAATGTCGCGGGACGCCGAAAGCTTTTCTACATAGGAGAGACCAGAGACGGAAGGTACGTGGTGGGCAACGTGTTCGCCGCATACAATTCTCGCGGGATACCGCTTGAGATCGTCTTCGAGTTTCTCCGGCGGAACGATTTGATCCCTTGTTGGGTCTCGTTCTACAAGGATGCTCGTGGATGCGGCTGGCCAGACACCAAAATTCTGTCCACCATCGAGCAAGTCCTACGCGACATCAGCTACCCCCAAGCTGATGAAGTCGTCGCCCGGCTGGCAGCGTACATTAAGCATCTCGGCTCCGGTTCACCGTAGAGCCGATCGTTTCTTGGCTCCATAGCTCAATGGATAGAGCGCCTGTCTACGGAACAGGAAGTTAGAGGTTCGAGTCCTCTTGGAGTCACCATGCCCCTATAGCTCAATGTAAAGAGCGGTCGGCTACGGACCGGCAGATCCGGGTTAGAGTCCTGGTAGGGGTACCATGCATCTATCGTCCAGTGGATAGGACACAGCTCTCCGAAAGCTGAAACCGAGGTTCAAGTCCTCGTAGATGCGCTCTTAGGTTGTCGTCTGGGACGGTCCTGGTCTCCAAAGCCGGGAAGGGGGGTTCGATTCCCTCACAGCCTGCCATCCACCACTAGCTCAATGTAGAGCGGCTGCCCTATAAGCGGTTGGTTGCTGGTTCAAGTCCAGCGTGGTGGACTAGAAAGGACGACATGCGCACGAGGAAGCTGACACTGCTGAACGTTTACCAGGGCTGCGGAGAGGTCAAGGACACGATCTTCCTCTACGTCGACTACGTAGACGGCAAGCTAGACTTCGAGAACGCTCGCGATGAGGTTCATCGAGTCAAGCCACACTGGCAGCCGTACCTTGGTTCGTTCGTGCCTGGCGCCACTGGCTGGAGGGATCACGTGCAGCGTTCGCCGCACATGCCGCCCTGGGATCGTTTCTAGTAGCTCTCGTCGTAGATGCCGTGACGGCGAGCGGTCATCTTGTGGTGCTTCGATAGCGCACGGAACTTGCCACCCTCGTTCGCGTGAAGGTCGGCCTCTTCTGGCATGTCGGCCATCTTCATCGTCTTGGCCATACGATCGTGGCAGTCAGCAACGTGCCGCGTGAGGTGACCAGCGAGGTGGTGAGCCGCTCCAGGCATACGACGAATGCCGTTGGCCTGGTCGGAGATGTGCTTCGCATGACGACTCAGCGTGGACAGGTCATCCCGGTCAACGCTGCCATCTTCGCCTGGCTTGCCGTGACCCTTCGTGAAGTGATGCATCAGATGCGGGATCATCTTCATCATCTTCTTGCGGGACATGTTCGCAAGCGGAGTGCTCAGGATGAAGCCCATCCGATCGGAGGCGCGGTCGTGCTTGCTCCGCTTCGGCGAGGCTTCAGCATCTGGAGCAGCCTTCTTTTCGCCTTCTGGCTCTGGGCGATCGGTGGACGTCTCGTCTTCCTGAAGCTCGGCACGGAAAGCGTCGATCAGTGGCCTGAACATGTCCCATGAATACTACAAGTTCGGTAGATCCAGCAACCGACGGTTCTTGACAATGGTTTCCCGTCCAAGTATCGAGGGTTCCTCGGATGGCGGAAACAGTCCAAATCCAGAACGCAAAGGCACTTCGTGAGACCGAGAAGGCCCTCCTCGTGGAGATCGAAGGCGAGGAGGTCTGGCTTCCTAAGTCTCAGATCGACGACGACTCCGAGGTCTACAAGGAAGACACGGAGGGCACCCTAGTGATTCCACTGTGGCTGGCTGAAAAGCACGGCCTTGTATAACGGGAGCGACCTGCGGGTCAGGACGACGGTCTCATAAGCCGTTCGGTGTTAGGGCTCAAATCCCTCCGCTCCCACTGCGGCGATAGTGTAACGGTAGCACGTCTAAAATCTCCGTCTTCGCCATCTTGTTCGGGCAACCGAACCGCCTGAGGATGGTTATCCCATGCAAGGAGAAAGTGGAGGTCCAATTCCTCCTCGCCGCTCGATCTGTTACTGCGCAATAGCTCAAGGGTAGAGCGCCTAAAACACCGTTTTTCACCACATTGTTCGGGCAACCGAACCGATCGAGAGATGGTTATCGCCTATTAAGCGGGATGTTCCAGGTTCGAGTCCTGGTTGCGCAACGAAACTTTTTGGACAGTAGCCCAATTGGTAGAGGCCTCTAAAACGCCGTTTTTCAATTCCTTGTTCACGCAAGTGAACCGACCGAGGAATGGTTATCGCCTAGAACGCGGAGTGTTGTCGGTTCGAGCCCGACCTGTCCAACCAAAGATCATATGAACCAGAAAATTTTCTTCCTAGACGACGACGCTGAGCGCCACAAGAAGTTCAAGATGGATCGCATCGGCATGGACATCACAGCGGTCATGAACTACGCAGATGCTTGCGCGGCTCTTGCCAAGACCAAGTTCGATCTCGCGTACCTTGACCACGACCTGTCCGAGCTAGCTGCGGCTGGTCGTCCAGCATCCGACGAGAAGACCGGCACACACGTGGCTGAATTCATCGCCACCTTGCCGGAAGAGATGCGGCCAAAGTTCGTTGTCCTGCACTCATTTAACGATGCTGGTCGTCGAAGGATGGCAGGAATTCTTGACGATGCTGGCGTACGATGCATGATAGCGCCGTTCGGCAGCAACAGGTTCGGTTAGTGTTTACGGGGTGTAGTCTAGCGGCCAGGACACCTGGTTTGGGACCAGGGAATTCGTGAGTTCGAGTCTCACCACCCCGACGGAAGGACGATGAGGAGGTTGGCTTAGAAGCAGCAATCCTTTGAAGAGTTGCGAGTGGTAGAAAGTAGCCCGGCGCAGGCGAAATCAAGCTTTTCCGGTCCCCAACAAAGGTCAATAGTACGACCGAGGGATAGACTGCTCGACCGGAGTATAACCACAGGGACGCGAAGACTAGACGGCGTTGCAGCACGTTGGCATTTCTAACCCCGGTCAAACGGGTAAGTTTCCTCCAACAGCTTCGGCGCTCGTGACCAAACAGTCAGGTAGCACGGATCGGCTTTGCCCGCGCAGTACGAGAGGAAATGCGGGTCTGAGGGGAAGCAGTGCGAACGCAGAAGTGCGAGAGCCCCGACGGCCGAAACAGCCCTTAGAGCATTTGGCGTAGCAGCACACTCACGGACTTCCCTTTTGCCGGTGTGGTGGATTTGGTAGACACGCTGCGTTCAGGGCGCAGTGGCCGCAAGGCCAGGCAGGTTCGACCCCTGTCACCGGCACTTTCAGTTTGGGACTGTAGCTCACTTGGTAGAGCACGTGCTTGATAAGCGCGGGGTAGCTGGTTCAAATCCAGCCAGTCCTACGATCACATCTTCAGCGTGTGTCCAACGAGGCTGTACACCAGCCAGAAGAACCCGCAGAAGAACACGAGGCGGCCAAGTTCAGCCGCTTTCGAGTTACTCGCAAGCGCGTACACAAGGGCGCCAATGACGGCGATGACGAGTGGCCAGATTGCGATCAGCATGATCAAAGGCTATCCCCGATCTGGATCTGGAACAAACGCACAAAGATCTGTAACAACCCCCACTAGCTCAATGGCAGAGCGGTTGCTTGATAAGCGAAGGACGGAAGTTCGACTCTTCCGTGGGGGACCGACAGGTAGCTCAACGGTAGAGCACCAGTAAAAAACGCCGTGGATCGCTCTTTGTTCGCTTCGGTGAACCGTAGATTTATGGTTACCAAGGGACTGGTGGTAGTTGGGTTCAATTCCCGACCCTGTCGACCAATCTGGCAGCTTCCCTAGGAGGGCCCTAGGGTGCAGGCGCAAGCCTGTAGCGCTCCGTGACCACTTCTTTGTTCGTTCGCGAACCGACCGGAAACGGTTATCAAACAGAAGTTCGACTCTTCACTGCCAGACTAATTCTTGACAATGCGCCGCTCGTCCATTAGGGTGCATTCAACTTGTGAACCCCGCCAGGCCCGGAAGGGAGCAACGGTAAGCAAGCCTCTCTCGTAGAAACCAACCGAAAGTCCAAGGAAACACCAATGCGCGGCACTACTGAAATCACATGTAAGTTAGCGAACTTGCAGTGCATTTCCAGGAGTGACGTACATGGCAACCAAGGATATTTCGAGGTCCGCCGTCGAGGGCGGACGCTATAAGCACAACAAAGACGAGCGCAACGAGTCGCACCGTCACGAGCGCAGCCGGACCAAGGTCTGGCTCGATAACGTGCGTTTCGACATCGACGCCGCCGAGGATTCCGACCCGGAGCCTCGCAACAAGGTCCACAAGGGCTTCACGGACAATCTCGGTCCCTGCTACGGCTGGCTTGCTAGCCACTGCGGCGAGCGCTGGGATGATGTCCGCAGCAAGCTCGCGGGGACGTTCGATACTCGCAAGCTCAGCGCCTGGCACATCGTCAATCAGCACATGCTGACCGAGGTGGAGGGTGCTGGCACGACGAGCGATGCTCTGGCGCACTACCGCAGCCAGCGCTTCTTCATCGACGATGAGGGACTGCTGCAGGACCGTGGCAAGCGCTACCGTCGTGTATGGCAGAGCGGATACAGCGGTCCGTCCCTGGCGCAGGCTCTCGCCTTTGCTCGTGACCGGAAGGTGATCGACAGCGGCTGGAAGCCCCACGCCTGGGCGCTCCACGATGACGTCGATCGTTGGGATACCTGCAAGGCCATCCGTGGTCGCTGCCACATCTCCCACGACCTCCACCGCCGTGTCGAGACCACGCCGGCTGCTCTCGTCGAGAAGTACAGCTCGCCGGGATTCCGCTCCCTCGGAGACAATGGTTGGTGGCGCACCTACTCCACCGAGCATCGTGTCTTCGGTGTGTGGCGGTACTACAAGAAGCTCACCAAGGCGGAGCTGGAGTGGTGGAACAGCCTCAGCTACGATGTCCGCGATGTGCTGCGGGCGCCCATCTAAAAAGTTGGTCACTTGATGAAAATGACGGACCTTGCCCCTGTAGCTCAGTGGAAGTAGCGCTGGTTTTACAAGCCGGATGTCGCAGGTTCAATCCCTGCCGGGGGTACCAAGATGTCGATTCAAGATAAGGTCAAGCGGATGCAGGCTCAGATGGCTGACCTTCAGCGTCAGTGCAAGCGTGACGACCAAAAGCGTCATTGCTACAGCCTGCTCCATGATGCCGTTCTCTTCACCGGAGCCCGCATCGACGAACTCGACAATGAATCCCTGGTTGGATACATCGAGTTGGCGGCATCAACCGTCAACAGTGCGAACCCCAACTTCCGCAACCTGCGCAACGCGCTCATCCAGATGGGGTTCAACACAGCTCCGGTGAACTAAATGGCAGTACGCAAGAAGCTGACGAAGGTCTCAAGGGACGTGTTAGAGGCAACGGCCAGAATCCTGGGGCCATCTTCGGCAGCCGCGCAAGCGCTTGCAGACGCCGATTCCCACGATGGAAGAACCTACTTCTTTCGGTGCGGCAACACCATTATCGTGCAAAAGGTCCCGCTAGAGTTGTGTTTGCCCTCGTAGTCCAACGGTAGGAGACATCCAGTTTAAGCCTGGTCCAGTGCCGGTTCGACTCCGGCCGGGGGTACCAAAGATTTTGCCGACGTAGCCCAACTGGTAGGAGGCGTCAGACTTAGGATCTGAGCAGTAGGGGTTCGAATCCCCTCGTCGGTACCAAAACCGTGTGTTTGCTGAGGTTTGACAGCACGGATCTGTTGGAATAGTGTAGCGAGGTGTTCGGATGGATCATCCACGAATCTCGTCGCGTGCTTAGCGAGACTAACGCGGAGACATTCCCGTCCGACCATAAGGCGTTGCTGAGGGTTCCAAAAGGTGGATCTTCCTGCGCCAACTGCCGTTTCGTGAACGTAAAGGAGCATTCCTGCGGGTCTCCTCACTACGCTCGCTGGAATGGCGGCAGCCATAAACTTCCCAGCTGGCCGCTCGATGAAATGTGCAGCGACTGGTATGAGAGAGGTCGACGCTAATGTTCAAGCAGCTGATCGAAGACATTCGCACCGAGGCTTTGATGCGCGGCTCCTTGCGTGCTGCGTTTCAGCGCAGCCCCGGTGCCAGCAAGGAAGCCAAACGCGGAGCTACCCGCTACCTCCGTCAGCAAGGCAAGAAGCAGCTGAAGACCAAAGCCCCTGACGATGTGAACATCCCGCGCCGTGGCGTTAAGGGCTACTCGGACTGATCATGCTTACGTCGTTGAGACGGGTTTGCGACGAGCTTCGCGAGATGACGTCCAATGATACTGGCGTCCTTGCTTGCGTGGCCATCTTCCGCGAAGACCCTCAGAACGGCATCGAAGTATTGATCACCAAACGTGGCGGCGCCCCGTTCAAGGGCTGGTGGGCTCTACCCGGCGGTCATGTCGAGCAATACGAGACCGTTGAAGATGGCGCTCGCAGGGAAGCCAAAGAAGAAACCGGCCTTCACCTAAAGGAGCTGCACCTTCTTGCCCCGTGGAATCCAGGATACCCGGAATTCGGACACAACAAATCAGGGGTGACGTTCTGGGCCAAGGTTAAGCCGAACGCGGAAGCAAAGGCCGGATCTGACGCCGCCGAGGCGAAGTGGTGCTCCATTGGCAAGTTGCCGCACATGGCCTTCCAGGACAACGCCCGCATTCACCATGCTGCGAGCTTCGCTTTCGCCCACCACAAGACGGTTGAAGCAATCATGCGGGCACCAGGCGCCCTCGTCGAAGATATCATCGACGACCAGGTCAACGACATCCTCAACGCCAAGACGAAAACCGACAAAGGACTCTTCATCGTATTTGAGGGCGTGGATGGCGTGGGCAAGACGACTCAAACGGAGCATCTCGTCGACTGGCTAGATGATCACGGATACGACGTCGCCACCACCAAGTGGAATTCGTCAAAGCTGCTCGGCAAGACGATCAAGAAGGCCAAGAAGAAAAAACTTCTGACGCCGGTCATGTTCAGCATCCTGCACGCGGCTGACATGATCACTCGCTACGAAAACGATGTGATTCCTGCTCTGCAGGAGAACAACATCGTCGTCACAGATCGCTATATCTACACCTCGTACGTACGAGACAAGGTTCGCGGCGTAGACACGCAGCTTCTGAACTACGTCTACAGTGGCATGCGGAAGCCCGATCTGATCTTCCACTGCATCGCACCAGTTCGGCTGGCGTTCGAGCGCATCATGAAAGACAAGGGCGTTCCCAATTACTACGCCGCCGGCATGGACATCGGATACTCACAGAGCGCAGAGGAAAGTGCCGTCAAATACGCGCATGCCTGCGACGTCGAGTACAAGAAGCTGTTCGGCGACATGTCGAACGTCGTTACGCTCGACATGAACCGCTCCGTGAACGAGATCTTCGAAGACGTGAAGAAGACACTTGCTGACCATTTCGGCATCGGCAAGTACAAGAAGTAGTTACGTCACCGTGGAGGAGCTTGGTAGACTCGCCAGCTTGAGGTGCTGGTGCCGCAAGGCGTGCTGGTTCGAATCCAGTCGGTGACACAAATGACAGACGAGAAAAAGAAGGCGGAACCTAGATTCGTGGATGTAGCGGAACTTGAGCGTCTTCTAGGCGCTACATGTGACCCGGATATCTCCTGTCCAACCTGCAATATCCCGTTAGTGCCCGAACACGCGCATATGAAGTGCCCAAAGTGTCACTACCGTGATAGCTGCTGCTTCTAGATTTGTAGGTACAAGCAATGGATGGATGGGCAACAGGACATATCGCGAAGCTGAAGGCTGGAGAAACCGTTCAGTTCCGGCCTCGCGGCAATTCAATGACGGGCAAGGTGGATGACGGGAACCTCTGCACCGTGGAGCCGGTGACAGATGCCGGCTCACTCAACGTTGGTGACGTTGTACTCGTCAAGGTAAACGGCAAGGTGCTCTTCCATCTCATCAGGGCCATCGGCGCCGATAAGCGATTCCAAATCGCCAACAACAAGGGATTCATCAACGGCTGGGTTGCTCCCTCTGCGATTTTCGGCCGTTGCGTGAAAGTCGAGAAGTAGGGTTGACAGGTCTCCTGGTCGGCCCTATCGTCATTTCCACGATGTCTTCCCGAGCTTGACGCTTCGAGTGCCCCGCAGGCGGCGTGGTTGCCTGCAAGTCCAGACGATTCTCCGGTCGTTTCCGTCGAGAATTGCCTCTACCACTACTGCATTGGTCGCCTCGATGCTCCCATCGGTGACCTCTGCGCCCAGCTGATTCACGCCGCAGGCGAGAGCAGCCCTGGCAACCTTCCGTCTGATACACGAGCGGTTGCCCTTGGTGCGCGCAGCGAGCTTGAGCTTCTTCGACTCGAACAGAAGCTCAAGAAGAAGAACATTCCTCATGTTGCCATCCGAGAGCCCGATGCTCCCTGGAATGGTCAACTTATGGCTATCGGCATCGTGCCGTGCCACCGATCCCTTGTGAAGAAGGAGGTGTCAAACTTCCCTCTGATCAAATAACCAAATGGATCGGTAGTTCAACGGTAGAACACCCGGGGTTAATAGCCCTGGGAACTGTGTGGTTCAAATCCCGCCCGATCCGCATCTGCGGATGTAACTCAGAGAGCGATCCCACGAAGAGCAATCGACGTGAACAAGGACGCCAGGAAGAGTACCAGGTTTATAACTTGGGAGTCGGTGGTTCGAGTCCATCCATCCGCACGAATGCCGGATAGCATATATCGATAATGTGCTCGCCGCCGTGAGGCGCCGAGAGAAATTGTGGTTCGAGTCCCGATTCCGGCACCATCTCTTTTGACATTCGAATAGAGAGACGATTTAATCGGCTCATGCTCGCGTAGTTCAAAGGTAGAACATCCCGCCTAAGCAACGGGAAGGTTGCCGGTTCGATTCCGGTCGCGTGCGCCCTGGTGGTGGAGTGGTAGACACACTCGTTTCAAAAACGAGCGCCGTAAAAAGCGTGCGGGTTCGACTCCCGCCCGGGGCACCCTGAAAACGAAATCTGTTACGATTGTAGATATAGAACCAAACGAAAGGAGGTGCCCTCGTGTCGACTGCTACTACGAATTTGCGAACTCTTGTGCTCTCTCAGGGATATGAGCCGATCAAGGCCATCTCCTGGCAGAGGGCTATCACTCTACTGACGATGGGAAAGGTTGAGGTCATCGAGGAGTACGACCACGATGTCCGGTCGGTCAGCCTCGTCATCAAGATCCCCGCTGTTGTCCGTCTGCTGAATGCGTTCCGGCGCCACAAGCAGAAGGTCAAGTTCTCTCGTGTCAACATCTTCGCCCGCGACAAGTACACCTGCCAGTACTGTGGCATGAAGGGCAAGATGGCGGATCTGACGTACGACCACGTCACTCCCCGCGCGCAGGGCGGAAAGACCGAGTGGAGCAACATCGTCACCTGTTGCTACGACTGCAACCGCGACAAGAAAGACCGCACGCCGGCTCAGGCTGGAATGCGTCTGCTTTCGAAGCCGGCGCAGCCGAACTGGGTACCGGTGATGACCATCCAGGTCAGCCAGACGTCAGCTCCTGACGCCTGGGCGTCGTACCTGTACTGGACCTCGGATTTGACCGAGCAGCAGGACGAGTGAGCCTGTAGCGGCTTCGGCCGCATTTGGAGAGTTAACCCGTCTGGGACGGGCGTCCGTTTGAAGCGGAAGGGACCGGGTGAGTAACTCGGTTGGGGTCCGATTCCTCAGCTCTCCTCCATCTTGACAATCCGACCATCACCTGATACCCCGGGTAAATGGCCGAGTACACGTACAGGCAAGACCAGCTTGTCTTCGTCGACACACCAGACCTGAAGGGTCGTGGGCGAGTCAGAGGGGTTGCCGCGTCGTTCCCGTCCGTCGGTCATCTATACATCGTCGAGATGGATAAGGTGCTCCCTCGGGCGGATTATCCTTTTTCGGCGGTCTGTCTTCCTGAAGGCTGCCTTGAAGAGGCTGACTGCACCTGCGGCGGTGGCGGAGAGCCTCTCGGCTACTGCCGGCTGCATGATGATGATCTCGTTCAATGAAGGACTATCCATCCATCCCGCGAAGCACTGGGCAGGACTTTCGAGAATTCGATGCCTACGTCTTCGACAAGCTCGACGGTTCCAACCTGCGTTGGGAGTGGGCCAGGAAGAGCGGCTGGTACAAGCACGGCACTCGCACTCGTTTGTTTGACGAAACCGACGAGGTGTTCGGCGGCGCCATCGCCGTGTTTGAAAGAACTCTCGCTGAACCACTGATCAAGGTCGCACGCGATGAGCGATGGGAACGGATGATCGTTTTCACTGAATTCTGGGGACCTCGCTCGTTCGCTGGGCTCCATGAACCTGAAGACGAAAAACAGCTAACCCTGTTCGATGTGAATCCGTACAAGAAGGGAATTCTCGGCCCGAAACAATTTCTCAAGCTGTTCGAGCATCTCAACATTCCCAGATTTCTCGGCACTCGTCGATGGACGCGTGGCTTCGTCGACCAAGTCCGACAGGGAGAGATATCCGACATCACCGAAGAAGGTGTCGTCGGTAAAGGCGGAGAAGGACATAAGCTCGTCATGTCGAAGGCCAAGACCCAGAAATGGATCGACCGCGTCATGACGAAATATGGCGAGGTTGAAGGTCGCAAGATCGTCGACAGCTGAACGGGCTATACTTTGAGTATGGACATACCGCTATGCCCTCATGCGAGGCCAGCCTGGCATTACTGTCCGCATTGCCCAAAGCAGGACATCCATGCCCCGCTGCAAATCGAGCATCACCCCTGGGAACCAGAGGAACGCCCTCGACAAGAAGAGCCTAAGTCGACGATTATTGTCATAGACATCTGAATCGGCTATGGTCGGTGGATGTCGGTTTTTGTCGAAATTAGGGCCGCCGAGGGCGGCGATGATGCCAAATTACTCGTTCGCGACCAGTTTGCGATCTACGCAAAGATGGGGGCTCGGAGGGGTCTTTGACCTCGAAATCGTGAGCGAGAGACCAGGCCTTCTTGTCTTCAAGGCCTCTGGCAAGGGCTCCGATGTAGCGTTTGCCAACGAATCAGGTGGGCACAGATGGCAGAGGGTGCCGCCCACCGAGAAGCGTGGACGGATGCAGACCAGCACCATCACGGTTGCCGTTCTGCCCGAGCGCTCTCCGACTCAGGTCATCGTCAACGATGGCGACCTGGATTGGAAATTCTGTCGTGGATCTGGGGCCGGCGGCCAGCACCGAAACGTGACGGATAGCGCCGTCGTGCTCACGCACATACCGAGCGGGATCACGGTTAGATGTGAGTCTGAAAGATCTCAGCACAGCAACAAAGAAACTGCGCTTGAGGTTCTTCGAGCAAGACTCTGGGATGCGGCACACAACCAACATTCTGCGCAAACGTCATCTTCGCGGCGTGAACAGGTCGGTTCGGGGATGCGGGGAGACAAACGCAGAACGATCCGTTCTCAGGACGGCGTTGTCACTGATCACGTGCTGAACAAGCAGTGGCAGCTCAAGAGGTACCTGAGAGGGGACTGGGATTAAAACACCTTGAAGTGTTTCAATTGCGGCTACGATCACCTCGACGTTCACGACACGGAAAATGCTTACGTCACGTACTGCCAACAGTGCGGGACGACGACAGAGGCCAAACGGGCTCATCCCCGTCGCCTCGCCGAGATCAGGAAGCTCCCAGTGAAAACGAGCCGCAATAGCAATCAGGTCATACAGCTACCGGAAAAACGTGCTAGACGTCGGTAGCACTGGAAGATGAACAGGCTGTGGAGCCTGAGCCCGTTGGAAGCGGGATGGAGCGGGTGATGAACTCGCTTGCGGTTCGACTCCGCCGTCTTCCGCTAGATCCAGTATTCCCTGCGGGCACGCCAAGCTCGTAGACGATCGATCGCCTTCTGCAGCTCAAAGCGGTTCCACCTGTTGCAGTCGCAACCGCACCAGGTGTCCTCTTCGAAACCCTGGTAGAAGGTCCACTCCTCGTGACCGAGGTACCACCGCGTCGTTTTCCACAGACGACGCACGTTCTCCTCAAGGTCGCGCTCTATCTCCTCCTTGAGGTACTCCTCCTCGTCGCGCCACTGGGCCTCCAGCTGGCGCTGTTCTTTTTTAGTCCTCTTTGCCATTCGTGCTCTCCGTGGGATTCGAACCCACGCAACGACCGCATTTCCCGGTTTCCTGTAGACGCCTCAGGTCCCCAGCTCAGACCTGCGCAGGTTGCCGCTACCATCCCAACGGCAGGTACCGAAGGCATGGGTGTGCGGCCTAGAGCCGGTTTCTTCCGCGATAACCCCGGACGGTCGAATCTCTCCAGCGAGAGCATGTTCTGTTTGCCTGTCGTTCTCTGGACGCGCCGTGTGACACCAATCGGACAGAAAATCGGCCGTCCTATCTCCTTTCTGTATCCATAACGGCCGAGGTCTATCTGATATGAGACCTGCGCCTTCCACCCTCATGACGGTCACAGGGCGTCGCATCTGACAGCCAATCGTAAAAAAGTGACAACTACGGTCGGCGCAAGCGTTTTCGCAGATTCATGAAAGCGCGGACCAAATGCCTTGTAGCTAGGTCCGCATGAAGGTCACCCCGGACACCCCCATCGTCGAAGGACAGAACATCGTCCGTGTCGGAGCGGATGCGGTCCCTTGTCCAAGGGGGGCGACGCATTATCTCTACCCCGTCGTTCAGCTCATCTGGCCTGTGACAGAACAGCAGGTAATCCCCGAGGGCAACATCACCATCCGGTGGCAGGACAAGCTCGACGCTGACAAGCCATCAAAGTCGCCGAACCCTAAATACATCGGCCTCATGCTGGATAGCGGTGAGCAATGGGTCGGCTACCGAGTCTCGGAAAACGACCGGCTGCTGTTCGAGAGCCTCCGCAAAAAGTGGGGGATGTGGTTCTTGCGTGCGCGTCGCCAAGACGAAGAGAAAGACGTCTACTGGCTGTACTTCAATGATGGCGGCCATTTTCCCGGTGGCATCATCAACATGATCTTGGAGCAGGCCGAGAGGTTCACCGCCGACGAGCTTCGTTCCAGCATCCAGCGGGCATGGGAAGACACGCTGAAAACGTTGCGCGCGAAGGCGCCGCAGTGGCTTCCTGAGACCAGCCGGCTCAAGCTTCAGATGGAGCGCATCCTGCGCATCCCTACACTTCTAGAAGAAATCGGTGGCGGACCGCTGCCGTGGAAGCCAAAGGAGATGCCGTGGTGGGGCAAGCCCGACAACAAGGCCCACGAGTACGTCGTCGAGAACTACCTGATGGTTCTCCGCGCCCTCAAGCAGAACTGGGGGAACAAGAAGGTCAAAGAGAAGTTCCGTACCGAGTGCGGGGCTATGTACAACTACCTTCGCAAAGCGCGCATCTTCGAGATCACGCCGGAGTCGTACAACGAGCTGCATATTTCGGTCGACCGTCACGTCACCGAGGATATCGCCCATCTCAAGTTCTACGACCCTCGTGAGGGACATGTGGACGTTCCCGAGGAAGAGGGGATCCTTCTCCACAAGCGTCAGGCCGAAGCCCTGCAGCGCCTTCCGTTCCCGGACAAGCTTCCGTTCGACACTTGCTGGTTTGCGCTCACAGGCGGAATTGCGCTTTCCCAGCTCCAGGCTGAGACGCGTGGTCTTGACCCAGGTGAATACATGCTCGTCGGCATCATCGCCGAGGCCAGCGGCGAGCATCACGAGATTTTGATCAGCAAGGGCTACATCGATCACGGCGAGACCTGGGAGATGAACCTCCATATCTCTACGCACCACGTCCAGGAATTCGTGATGTGGAACCACAAGCTGTGTTTGGCGCCGTTCGTCCTGCACGGGCTCGTCGACTGCATCAACGATCACCACTCAACCGTCATCGCTCAGCGCAAGCCCAGCCTGCACACGATCAGCAAGTTCAAGAACAAGCTTGGCGACCTCGGCATCAAGCAAGCCGTCCCTCCGATGTTCTACACGGTCTACCTGCGCGACAAAGTGATCAGGGAGATCAGCAAGGGATACTCAGGCGGCAAGCTGCGCGCGAAGCTGTCTCATCGATTTGATGTGCGCGGCCACTGGTGCTGCAAAATCTATCGTGGCTACACGCCGATGGATGTCGAACTGGAACTTGATCTCGACAATAAGAAGTACAGCATCTACAAGGACCGCCCTGTCGATGAGTGGGTTCGCAACGAACTGCGCGAGCGTGACATGGCGCTGCCTCAGCCTGGCGAATGGCTTGCGATTAAGAGGTTCTGGAAGAAGGACTACGTCAAGGGTCCCGAGAACGCGCAGTACATCCCATCGACTCGTCGTGCCACCAAGGGCGTCTTGGCCTTTGACAATGACGACGTTCCAGAGGAGAATGTCTTCCGTTCCCATGACCAGGCAACCGTCGAGACTCAGACCGAGGACGACAAGGTCGCTTAGGCATCCGTAGCTTGTTCCGGCGGATGCTCTGCGCATCCGTAGCTCAGTGGACCAGAGCAGGGAGCTTCTACCTCCAAGGTCGCAGGTTCAAATCCTGCCGGATGTACCAATGGTTCCGTAGCCCAATGGATAAGGCGCCTCTTTCCTAAAGAGAAAATTTGCAGGTTCGAATCCTGCCGGAATCACGAATGCAATTGGAAGTGAAAATCGAAAAGGTGTCCGAGAACCGGCCTTGTCATTGGTGCAAGGCCGGTTTCATCTATGTCGCCGATCAGGCGCTGGGTACCGGCAAGACGACCCTCTGTGACGATCATGCTCATGAATTCGTCCACAAGTACCAGGCGCCCGAACCACCAGCTCAAAGCTAATGGCCAAAGAGATTCTCGCGATTCCTGAGGAACACCTAGAAGACGTCATCTACGTCATCCGGCGAGGCCTCTCTTCGACGAAGAAGGGCATCGACAAGGAAGTCTACGAGATGCTCACGAAGTGGTGCGACGAAGAAGATGAGTACGTCAAGCGCCTCAAAGAACCTTGACAATCGCTGGCCACTCTGGCGGAGTGGCACCTCAACCTTGATGCGGGCGCGCTGACCGCCCAACGATGGAGACAAGATGGAAACGCTCGGTACTGACCTGACCAAGGACGGCTGGTCACCTGACCTCCCTGACCAGCCTGAGCCTGGTCAAATCATGATTTCGGTCCTCAGTGGCTACGGCGACATCAAGAAGGTGTGGAACGCCGCAAACAGGGACGAGGTGGAGGACGCGCGTCGTTCCTTCGACGACCTGGTCAAGAAGAAGAAGTATCTGGCATTCAAAGTCACCGACTCTGGTGACAAGGGCGAGCAGATTCGGGAATTCAACCCGGAAGCCGGGAAGATGATTCTCGTGCCGCCGGTCGCCGGAGGCTGAGATGCCAACCTTCGGTCTAGCTCGGGCGCAGCCACAGCCGCTGCCGGCCGTCGATCTAGAATTCGTGGACAACGATGTCTCTGACGGAGGTCCGGTCAGAAACCTTAGGTCTGTCACCGTTACAGACCAGCTTCCACAAGTAGAGCCAGTTTCTCCTGACGTCGAGCTACAACGACTTGCTGCAGGCGAAGCAAACCTCGATGCTCAACGTGCGAGCCTGGAACGATCCCAGCTCCTCCAACCTGGAACCTTCATCGAGAACATCGCGGCACCCATCTACGATGGACTAGATCGCGGGCCCGTGTCGTCAATTCCGCCAGCACCTGCCGGCGTCGAATCGGTCGAATACGAGATCGAAGAAGACGACTACTACGGTCTCGTTCAGAACGTTCGAGTCACAACCACTTCAACAACAGGAACGACCATGAACGCCGAGGTTCAGCACTGGGCGCAGCAGGTCGCAATGAAGATCATGCAAGATCGCGTCTTCCGAACCTGGGTAACAACCGGGACGTCAGGCACGACGAATGTCCTAACCATCCCAAGCGACAGCTGGGCGGTGACGAATTCGTCGACGACCAACACCTACGGTTGGATTGCCGACCAATGCACAGCGGCGGCAAACGCTGTGTGGCGGACCTCGGGCTGGCAGCAATGCAACCACCACAAGGTCCGCTGGACGCCCTCTGTGGTCGCTAAGGAGACGCCAGAGCAGTTGGTCGAGCGCAGGGCCAGGGAAGAGCTGGCTCGTCAGCAGCGCGAGCGTGAGGCCGCAGAGCGGAAGGTCTTCACGGACACCGCCAAGAGCAGGGCCCGTCGTCTCCTGTTCTCGATGCTGAACCCGATGCAGCAGAAGCAGCTCGACGAGAAGAATTACTTCGACCTGACTGTCCACAGCCAGGATGGTTCGCAGAAGACGTACCGCATCGAGCACGGCTACGCCGGCAACGTGAAGCTCCTCGGAGCTGACGGCCAGCCGGTCCGCCGCTACTGCATCCACGCCGACAGCCGGCTGCCGTACGAGGACCAGATGCTGGCACAGAAGCTCCTTCTGGAAGCGAACGAACAGGACTTCCTGCGCATCGCCAACATGACTCAGCTGCGCGCTGCATGACCAAGATGTGCCACTGCGGGAAACCGCTCCACTACAGTGATCCGGCGGCTCAAGAGCAAGTCGAGCGCATGATCAAAAAGCTCGGCGAATTCATCGCCGTGACCGTCGGCAACAAAACCTACAACGTTCCGCGTCACTACATTGCACTTCACGGCATCAAGGGCGGCGAAATCGCCAGCCTCGGGTTCAGCCTCAGAGAAAATCCTCTTGGAATTGACCTGAGCGACTAACAAGGGAGACCAATGTCAAAGATCACCGCCGAAGCAATTCTCGACGAAGTTCGTACCGTCATCAGCCAGGCATTCCACGGCAAGCGCAAGACGCCTGCTTGGGTCACTGCGATCCAGGTTTTCACTCGCCTCCACAGCGCAACCAGGACTCGCCTGGTGACCGATCACGGCGAGCCCGGTAAGGATTCCGGCAACTACTACCCGGCATCCCAGGTCGTGAAGGACGCGCTCCTGATGCTTCACCGGAACGACGAAGTAGCGGTCGACTATCTCGACAGCAATAACGAGCTGATGATCGTCAACCCGGACGGCGCCCCAATCGTTCCATCCAACGTGACCGTTGCTATCTACCGCTTCATCGGTTAGAACAAGACCTGCGCATCTACCAAGGGTAGAAGAGCGTTCCGGGGCCGTCAGGGTAACACCTGGCGGCTTCAGTTTTTTCGGGAGCAAAATGAAATTTTTCAACGAACTAGCTGTAGCTAGAGAAGAGAACGAAAGTGAATTACGAAAGGTACATAGTAGTTGGAGACGTCCACGGATGCCTTGAGGAGCTGAACGAGCTGCTCAAGGTCGTAGAATACCGCGAGGACGGCATGAAGGATTGCCTCGTCTTCGCAGGAGACCTTGTCGATCGGGGCCCCGACCCTGTCGGCTGCGTTCGTCGTGCGCGCGAGCTGGGAGCTTCCTGCGTCATGGGCAACCACGAGGAGAAGCACATCCGCTGGCGCAACTGGGAGGACCGTATCAAGTCAGGCGAGGCAAAGAAGAACCCCATGCGGCGGTTCGATGAGCAGCGCATGCAAGAGCACATGGCCCTCTCGGACGAAGACATCAACTTCCTTCGAGCAATGCCCAAGACCATCGGTTTGGGGCACGACAGTCCGACGTGGCTCGTCGTTCACGCTGGATTCGAATGCGATGGCACTCGGCCAGACGGCCAAGCCAAAGATACGGTCTGTCGTGTTCGTGATGTCGATCCGGTCACCGGGAAGATGGCCTCGAACCACAAGAACCCCCTGGAGTCGGTGCCCGGCGCCGTGCCGTGGGGAACGCGCTGGAGCGGTCCAGAGAATGTCATCTACGGCCATGCTGTTCACAGCCGAGAAGATCCCCGCGTCGACCTCCATGACGGCTACGGCTGTTATGGAATCGACACGGGATGCGTGTTCGGTGGCCGTTTGACGGCGCTCGTTCTTGTCGATCGATCTGCGCCAACGTTTGCGCAGGTCCAAGCCAAGCGCGAGTACTACCCGTGGGCACGCAACAACGCCGGCAACGACTAAAGGCCCTAGCAAATCGCTAGGGCCTTTTCGTTTTCGGCCAACTTGGTGGCTAGACCTTGCCCTTGCCGCCGATGACTCGAATGACTTCGAATTCGAAGGAGACAGAACCGTCCTCGGAGACGTCGACCTTAAGGGTCTTGAGTCCTGGAATTCGTTTTCCGATACCGGAGACGAACTCCTCCACCTGGCGATACGTCAGGTTCTCCTCGACGTCTGCCGCTGGCCTGCGTCCCATGCGTTAAGCCTGGGCAGGAGCTGCGGCAGCCTCGGACGACTCCTTGGTCTTCCGCTTCGCCGGCTTCGCCTTGGCAGCCTTGGCCTCACGAGCCTTGGCCAGATTCGCAGCCAGCTTCTTGCGCGCGTCCTCGGAGAGAACACGCTTCGCCTTGGCCTTCTTCTTGGGCTTGTCGGCAGACGCAGCCACCGTCTCTGGGAGCGGGTTCTTGCGGGGGCGACCAGGCTTCCGCTTGACCGGAGCTGCGACGGCCTCGGGCTGCGGGTTCTTGCGGGGCCGACCAGGGCCACGCTTGACCGGAGCTGCTGCGGTTGCCTTGCCGGTCAGGTTGACGCCAGCCTTCTGCAGCTGAGAAACCACATTGCTGTGCGCCTTGACAGCTGCGTCATGCCGGATCTTCTCCAGCTGAAGCGTGATTGCCGGGCGCAGCCCGTCCAGAATAACCTCGACTTCGTCTTTCTTCTTCATAGCTCTGTCTCCTCTGTTGCGTTACCACGTAATCATCCGTTGGTCAAAGTTGCCAACGGTAACTCAAATCATGAGGTCTGGTTCGCCTTCGGGTCATAGCCGAGGTGAATGAACCAGAGGCCAAGCTTGGTCGCCTGAAACCAGGCAGCCAGAAAAACCGCAATCTTCATGGGCGTGATTAGATCGCTGAAGAACATCACGGCGAAGATGGCAACTGCGAGACCTACAACGAAGGCGCCGATTTCGCCTAGCGCCATCCATTTCATGTCTCTCTGAGAGTAGCTCACAGTTGGATTATTTTTCTTAACAAAAGAATTGTCAATACTCTAAAAGAGCGACCCTTGGTTTGGGTTCTTCTCTCTGAAGACCTTTTCCAGCTTCCCAGCCTTAGAAGCCATCGAAATTGCTCCTTTTGTGCCAGGACTTACGCCATCCCAAAAGGCCACCAATTTCTCACAGTCATCAACGACCTTTTGGTTGCGAATTTGGCCTGCCGCTTTGCCAAAAGCCTCCCAGTCGGCCAAATGGACGACCATCTCAAGACCTCGACGCCTGGCCGCAGTCTCTGCGGCTTGGTCTACTCCTTTTGCGCCGCCCGAGATCACCACGGTGTCTTCGGGCAAGGAATTAACGTAATCGACCACAGCGTCCAGGTCTGAGTAACCTCTTGAGCCTACAATAGCAACTCTCATTTGGAAGAAAAGAGAGTCGCCTGTCTAAGATCTAAGGGCGTCTCTCGAAATTGACTGCAGATATGTAGCTATCCCATTTTGGCTTGTGGTCATCAAGCCATTTCTTTGCAGCTGCTATTGCTTCCGTCTGCGTAGACAGCCTTTGCGTCCGGTAGACGATCGCAGACCAATCGGTCACTGTTCCGATGAAAAATCGGTCTACGGCGTGAGAATTATACGAAAATCGCTTGAGTGGCACGATCGATGGAATCAATTTTCCACCAGGAACGCTGACCGATGCTCTAGTAAAATCGGAAACGTCCCTGACATCCCATTGACCATCCGACACCTTGGTCAGCGAGAACCCGTGTGGGAGAACCACGGCCCGGAAGTTCTGGTCGTCCTGGTTGGGATCCCCCCATAGGAACAGCATGTCCACAAACGCGTGATGGTCGCTGCCGCGTGTCGGCAGGAGGCGTTCGGTCGGCTGGATGGGATCTTTGATGCAACCAGGCCTAGACCACATCAGGCAGCTCCAACTCGCATGAGATCACGTTGTAGCTCGGCCATGTCGACTCCGAGCCTTGAGGCAGATTCCCGTAGCTCCTGCTCAGTCAACGAGCAGATGACGACGTCATCGGCGACCACCATCGGCATCTGCATGATGGTGCCTATGTAACCGCCTTGCTCTACGAGCTGCATGTACTTTGCTCGGGCTCGGTCGATGACGTTATCGAATCCGTCGTACATCGGCTGGTACATCTCATCAGCAAGAACGACAGCGATCTTTCTGGGAACAACAACCGCAGCGGCGTTCTTTTTCCTTGAGATCGTCTCGGCAACTTTTCTCAACGCATCGCTTGGTCTCATCAATGGCAGATCTTATAGCTGAACTGACCACAGAGTCTACAGATGTACGACTCAGCCTAGTCGGTTCTAAAGACCCGACCATTCTTGACGATGACCTCGAACTTCTGTTTCTCGGATTCGGCCGGCTTCTCCCAGCCTTCCTTTCCAAAGAAGCCGAGAATGTTCGAAACGTTGCCAAGGAATTCGTGTTGGGCGACGACCCAGGTCCCGTCGTATTTGGCGATGATTTCCTTCATTGCCGCCCAGTCAGGCGCAAACTTCTCAGTCGTTGACGGCAGACTGTTTGGCGCCGAATCCGGCCTGGCAATCAAGATTGAGATGTTTCCAGGTGTCGCAGCCGCTCTTGGGGTAGGCGGCAGCTTGGCCGGGTCGGTTGGGGTCATCCCAGCCGCAATCTGAGTCGCGCGCATGTGCTCTTCGGCTGCCCTGCGTCGGTCGTCGTCGCCCATGGTTGCGGCGTTGTGAGCGTCGTGGACAGCCTTCTGCTTCGCAAAAGCCTGTTTTTGGCCGTTGAGATAGGCCTTCTCTTCTTCGTCTAGACCCTGAAATGGATCAAAGTCAGCACCTGGCATTCATCACCATCGCTTCCATCTTCGGTGGAATAGCCCGGAAATACTCATCTCTCAAGCGCTGATTGTCAACGGTCAGGATCCACGCAAGCGCTTACGCAGCCTTTTTCACATCGCGCCGGGTTTCCCTGGACTCCTTTTTCACTTCCTTGGCGGCTTCGAGGATGCGCTCCTTGAGGTACCACTCGAAGCGCTTGATCCCGATGATGCGATAGCCAGCTCTTTCCGCCCAGTACTGCAACGTCTGCACGCTCCACTTGGTGCCCTCGATTCGGAACCGCTGCGAGGCGATGACCTTGACTCGGACCTTCTTGTTGTTGCCGTTGCGCGAGTCCCACTCCTCCGGGGGCTCGACGAACTGATACATGGTCTCACCGAGGCTGATGAAGAGGACGCCCTCGCCCTTCTGGATGGTCGACCCGTACTTCGTCTTGATGAACTCGGCGAAGTGAGTCTTCTCCGACTTGTTGAAGTTCACGTGAGCAAATGCCTTGAGCCTGATTTCGCGCATTTTTCCTTACCCGATGATCCTGAGAACCATCTCGAATTCGCACTGCCGCCAAACACTGACGGCGTGGCCTTTCATCTTCCACTCCATGGCCTGACGAAGCGCCTTCTGTTCGTTCTTGAAGACGATCACCTCTTGGTCGTCAGCTCGAACCAGAAACTGCTCCTTGCCCTTGTTCGCAGCCGCTAGAGCATCGTTGGCGATGTCGACGAGCTTGCTGTTCTTCGTCGCACGGTGCTTGCCCTTGATTTTGGGCTTGTGCTTCTTCGGGCCGCCCTTCTTGTGCGAGACCATTCCCGACCAGCACTCGTAGCAGTACCCGAGGCGTCCGCTCTTCGCGACCTTCGACTTAACAAAGTCCTTAAGGGGCTTGGGCTGATGACAGCCCTTGCATTCTTTCTTTTCCGTCTTGTCTGCCATGGAGCCTCTGGCCGTAGTCACGGCGCCAGGGCCCATCAAACAATCAGTGGACCGGATTGTCAAGACTGGGTTTTTATAAAAAGCCCAGCCGACTGCATGAACTTACCGCAATATCAGGAAATCGGATATAGGTCGCTTATCAGAAAATCCGATAAGGTCACAAGGGCTTAGGCGTCGCCCTTACCGCGCATTCTCGCGGCCAATTCAACCAGCGGGACCATCTCTTCCCCTGGTCTCATCATGCTGGTCATTTTGCGAAGGTTGCGGATGACCAGCGCGTGTTTGACGAGCGCGTGCATTGCGTGGCCTTCCGAATGCTGTTCTCGGCCAATCCTGAGCCACCTAACCTCGATGCGGTGCAGCTCTTCGTCGGTCAGTTCCATGCTGTCGACCAATTCAACGACGCGTTTTTCGAGGTCTAACCAGAGGTCGAAGATCTCAGATTCCCCGCGCAGCTCCTCATCATCCGGGACATCAACCATTCTGTTGCGATATACGGGGATTAGTAAATTGTCAAACGTTCACACGGAGATGACCTGACCGTCCCGAACCCAACCATGCCAATGGCCAACCGCATGGATGGATGGCGATAGGGTCAACGTTTCGAACGTTTCTCCGGTTCGCTGCCAGTAGGTCTTGGCCTCGACACCACGCCAGCTCATTCGTTCGCCGCCATCGAGTGGGTTCTCAAGGTCGACGACGATTTGGCCGCCCCATGCGCACTGAGGGTCCAGGCACGGACACTGGAAGGCAAGGGCTACACCCTTTCGATCGCTTCCGTGAACACCCATCCAAATTGGATGCAGATCGGTCAGCTTCCTCGGCGGCGTTCTGACTTCGTCCATGGACGAGATCGTATCAGAACGAAAATTTGAATCCCCAACGCCTGGTGTTCCCACAATCGGCGCACTTGTACATCGACGAGCCAATCCCGTGATGCATCGTCCAGCGGATGGTCGGTTTCCCGCATGACCCGTGACACGTGATGAACGCCGGGTCCTGATCGGTGCGCGAGCCAGTGCAGATCAGTCTCTGCTTTGTACTTGGCTTTGGCCAAATGACCTGTTCATCGCTTTGGGCATCAGCTGGAAGGTCCATCATAATCCTCGGTGTTCTCCAGCCGATGTATCCCACGCAGATACCCATGATCGCTACATCTTGCGTCTATTTTCGAACGCCGGTCCCGCCACATCGAATACAACGAAGACCGTCGTACCCTTTGCCGTCGCCGGAACAGTTGGGACACTTGTTGGCTCTCTCCGCCAAGGTGTTTTGTCTCTCGATGGCCGTAGCTAAACGGTTCATCTGGAGAAGAATGTCGCCCAGAAGCGCTTTGATCTCTGGATCGCTCATTGCTCAGCAGAAATTACCGAGATTGCTTCCTCGGCAAGTCCACGAGCCATCTTAGCCCCTTCAACAGAAGCAGGCACCTCTTTGATCATTGAGAGCGCCTTCGTAAGGTGCTCGATTTGATCTTTGAGAAGCGCATGTCTTTCGCGTTGATATTGATCAATCATCGCTGAGACCTTGCTACAGACGTCCGGGAACACGAACGACCTGATTTGCGCCAGAATCTCTTCTTTCATCTGGACCTCCATCAATGGTTCTGACTTCTCCATGGAAACGTTTCGAATTCCAGGGAGTTGATAGTCAGTTGCTGTCCCGCATCATCGAATGCTCAAGCGATCTAGCCCACAGATCAGTATTGGGTAGATGGCGAAATCCTAGTCGTTCGGAGTATTTGCCAATCTTGCGGTGAGCAGATCGCATCTCATCTTCGTCACCGGGATTCTTCACCTCTGTTGGCCATGGACTTACTACCGCCAGCCCGCATCCCCTAGAGAACAACGAGAGCGTTCGCTCGGCGATGGCCAGACCTAAGCCTCCGCCACGGTATTGCCGCTCCAGGAATATCTCTTCAATTACGAAGACATCCATGTTGTTGATGTCACTCCAAAGAGATTTGAGCGAATCTGACCAAGCGCCAGACGGTGAGAACACAGCCCGAGCAATATCGTCCAGTTCGTCATCATCCGACCAGGCGCTCCGGTCGAATTCATCGGAATCCATTCTGGTTTCTGCAAGCATGACGTGGGCCCTGATGCGCCCGCAGATGTCACCGTCTTCATTTCCCTCAGAGGCGTGCAAGATCACACCCTCGATCTGAATGGTCAGGGGGTCATCTTCGGGACCGCCAAGCCACGACTCCACTCCGTATCGCACGAAGTATTGTCCGTCTTGCTCGATCGGATACACGGCCCTGATACTACTGCAGATTTGACCCGTGTGCCCGTTGACAAATCGGTCTGACTCGTCCCCAATGCGCCCATGCAGCGGTTCACGATCGTCGTCGCACACGATGAGGCGCGTGGCATCGGCAAGGCCAACGGCCTTTCATGGCGCCTCAAAGAGGACATGAAGCACTTCCGCGAGCTGACGACGGAGGGTTCAGAGCTGAACACCGTCATCATGGGCAGAAAAACCTGGGACTCGATTCCGCCCAAGTTCAGGCCGCTGCCGAACAGGATCAACATCGTCCTATCCCGCAGCGGCGTAAATTTCTCTGGAACAACACCAGCGGCAAACCTTGACGAAGCCCTGCAGTGGCCTGCTGGCAAGGCGTTCGTCATCGGTGGTGGCGAAGTCTACGCAATGGCCGTCGAGCATCCCCAGTGCTCAGAATTGATCATCACGAAGGTCAGTGGCGTCTACACCTGCGATGTATTTTTCCCACCGTACGAACACAGATTCAAGTTGGACTCTGTGCTCAAGACTGGAAGCGAAGATGGAATCGACTTCCGCATGGAGCGCTGGACCCTGAAGGACCAGGACGAATTCTTCGTCAAGCCACGCTTTGATTTGACCGACGTGGGTTGATGTTGCCCGCGACGTTGTGGAGCTTCATGCAGAGGTTCGAGACGTCAGCGAGCTTCTCGCGAAGCTCAGCAGCGTTGTAGTCGACGTCGACGCCACACTCCTCGATGTGGTCCCTGATCGAGTTGATCAGGAAGTCGCACACCGGGTCGTGGCCGAAGAGACTCGTCAGCGCCTCGCCGAAGTGGTCGGCAATCTTGGACGCAAGCGTTTGCGCACTGTTGCTTTGGAGGCCTACAACTGCTGGGGCCTGGTCAGTGAATTCGGCTGGTTCAGTCATCGTAGCAAGCATCTTCATTCATCCTTTGGCCGACCCACCCGAGTCAGCCGTGCGAATTTGATAACGAGGGCGCCACTTAACTGCCCGACCACCTCCTTGTCAAACGATTTCGCGTAGTCACAGCTTTTTCACAGCCTTCCACAACTTCTCCACTGGAGGCCGTTGATCGGCTGATCACATCCCTAGCTGGGGTTATGGTCGCTTGATCAATTCAGGGCTTACGTGCCATAACCAGATCTGCCTACGTGATCTGAAGATCTGGGGAGCACGATGCCTCTACCGACACTTGTCAAAACCTACAGCTTCAGCAACAACAACCGGATTTCATTCGTGTCGCTGAACGACACGATGGCGAGGTACCTCTTCGGCATCAAAAACTTCTTGGTCGCAACGATGGGGTACACGGTCAAGTACACGTGCGATGGTACGACCGGGCCTACGAGTGGCGCCGACCATACCGATCGTTGGTCAACCTTCTCGAACGCCACCACACGAGGAGCCAACGCAACCACTGCTCAGTCATTCGCCGTGCTCACAGACGGAAACGGCGTTGACATCATGCTTACGTACCAAGGCGCCTCTGATGACATCGCACGCATTTCGTTTTCGAACGGCGGTCTGTTCACGCCAGCCGGCACATCGAACCAACAGCCAACAGCCACTGATGAAGCGATCATTCTGAGCGCGATCACGATCATCAACGCCACAGCAACGCTCGACCGTGTTTGGAGCATCCAGGCGTCGACCGACAAGAAGATCTTCCGAACCCAAATCTTCCGCAGCAGCACATTCCTTTACGGCTTTGGCGTGGAACAAGTTGTGCGCGAGCCAAACATGCTTGCGAGCTTCGTGTGGTCTCCGACTGTAGTTGGCTGGGCATCAAGCGGAACTACCTTTACCTCTAACGGTGGCCCGCTCGGAAATTCAGCCTCCAACCAGCGAGGCTTCGCCCGCATCTCGGCAACTAACGTCGAAATGACTGGATGCGGCGAGGGAACCTGGAACATCAGCGTTGCTCAACCTGAGCTTCAGGCATTTTCGCCGATTGTGCCTACTGGGTATTTCAACAACAACACAGCCAATCTGTTTGGTCGTGTATGCGATCGAATTGACTGTTGGGGCAGTCCAGCTGGGAACAACTTTGGACAGGGCGATACCTTTGGATCGCTTCAGTTCGCTTGGCTCGGCTCTTACATTCTACCGTGGGACGGCACCACAACACCGGTAATCGCGTGAACATATGACCCTACCAGCACTCCAAAAGTCATGGCTGTTCTCGACAAACAACCGGATCTCGTTCGTGTCGTTGAACGATACGATGGCGAGGTTGCTTTTCGGAATCAAAAACTTCCTCGTTGGCACGGTTGGCTACACGGTGAAATATTCCTGTGACGGCACAACGGGTCCAACGTCAGCAAACGATCACACAGATCGCTGGTTGAGCTTCTCATCTTGCACCACACGTGGAGCAGCCGCAGGTAACCCACAGTCTTTTATAGTGCTCACAGATTCGAACACCGCAGTTCAAGCGACCGGCACGCTGACCACCACGGCGAACTTTAGCAACGGCGAAACGGTCACCACAGGAACAAAGACGTACACGTTCCAAACCGTTCTCACGAACGTCGATGGAAATGTGCTCATCGGAGCTACGGCTGCCAACTCGTTGGCGAACCTCGCCAACGCAATCATCCTCGGCGCTGGATCTGGAACGGTCTACGCGGCAGCTACCACGGCGAATACGTTCGTCACGGCAACGTCTGGCGCCAGCACGCTCAGTCTTACTGCGATTACAGGTGGCCCCAACGGCAATACGATCGCGACAACGGAGACAGCTGCAAACGCATCGTTTGCTACAGCAACGCTGACCGGCGGATCTGGCGTCGACATTCTGCTCGCATACCAGGGAACCACAGACGACAAATGTTATTTTGCGTTCTCCGACGGAGCCAAATACGTACCTGCTGGAACGCCAACCAACCAGCCAACCGCTACCGACTCTACGGATATTTTCGTGGCTTCGTCAGGCTTTGGCAATACAGGTACCGTCATCAACGCCACGACTAGCGGCGATCGTATCTGGCACATCATGGCCACGACAGACAAACAAGGATTCCGGTTCTTTGTCTACCGTCAAAACGCGATGATCGGATGGGGTGGTCTTGAGGCATGCAACTCCTCGATTACTGCATTTACTTGGCTTTCCAAGGTGTATGGCTGGGCAACGAATAACTCCACCCTGAGCAGCGGCACCAACGGCCATGTGTTGATCATTAGTGGCGGCGTCGGCAACGGAGCCGGAGGATGTATACGTCTCTCTGGCTCAAACATCCCCGCCAACGGTGGTGGATATAATTTCGGAAACTCAACCAACCTCATTGGTATCTGGGCTGAGGCCAATCTAGATCTAGAAGCTGCCACACCAATTACCCAGTTAGGTCTCTATTCAAGCACCACCAACTTTCAGGGCAAAATCGGAGATCGAATCGATTGCTACGCCGCCTGGGCATTCGGCGCCGGGCAAGGAAACGTTTTCGGCACTTCTCAATGGGTGTTGCTTGCAACGGCCATCCATCCGTGGAATGGCGGTCCTGTTATCCTTTCGTAGATCAAGATGCAGCATCTACCGCCTGTCACGCATTCGTGGTTGTTCAGTCCGAACAATCGGATCTCATTTGTGTCGCTGAATGACACGATGGCGCGTTTGCTATTCGGCGTGAAGAACTTCCTCGTTGCGACGATGGGGTACACGGTCAAGTACACGTGCAACGGCACGACGGGTCCAACCAGCGGATCTGATCATACAGATCGATGGACAACATTCTCCAATGTCACGACCAGAGCATCGATCGCTGGCGCAGCTCAGTCTTTCGCAGTACTGACCGATGGCAACGGCTGCGATCTCCTGTTGACCTATCAGGGCAACACGGATGACGTCGCACGCATCTCGTTCTCTCCGGGCGGATTATTCACGCCAGCTGGCACATCAAACCAGCAACCGACTGCAACTGATGAACAGGTGATGGCCTCAGCTCAGTCGCTGATCAACGCCACAGCGTCGCTCGATCGCGTCTGGCATGCGATGGCCACAACAGACAAGAAACTATTCCGTGTTTTTGTCTACCGAGCCACCACAATGTCATTCTCATGGGGGCTGGAATTCTGTAACACCGTAGGCGTTCTGACGCCTGGCGTCGGTTTTTCTCCGACTGTGGTGGGATGGGGTGCAAGCAATTCGACGATTTCAACAGCAAGTGTAGGCAGCGTCGTCGGAGGATCGAGCCCAGGAGTTAACGGTGGAGTTGCCCGCATCAACGGTATCAACTCGGTTGCCGTTGGCGGTTGTGGCGAAGGGTATCTGAACAGCTTCAGCAACCCGTACGCCAACGATCTGCAAGGAATGGGAGCAATCATCGTTCCTGTTGGATGGGCTTCCTCAACAAATAACGCTGCCGGCAAGGTCGGAAATCGAATCGACTGCTGGTATGGCTTCTGGAATGTGATCCCGTCGCAGGGCGACGCACTCGGAGACTTCACCCATGTATTCATGGGCACCGGAATCCATCCCTGGGATGGCGTTACCTGGCCGGCGGTCGCATGACGGCACGTACTGGCAGTCTTACGACGGTCTCTGGTCCGTTCTTCGGCAACTTCTCCCATGCGAGCTTCGCATCGTTGATGCCAGTCGAGACCGTCTATTTTGGATCGTTTTCGAAAGCGAGCTTTGCGTCGCTTGTCAGCTCCGGTAACCCTTACTTCTTTCCATTCTCTCAAAACCGCCAAGGCGCCTGGTCACGCACGTTCAATTCCGGGTTTCTGCCCGATCTGGAGACCCCTATGACTGTCGTTCAAGTCCTGCAGAACACCGCCACAACCGTCAGCGTGTTCATGCGCGATGGTGCGACCGGACTTGGGTTTCCAGGCATCGCCCCATCGGCGTTTACGATCAAGCTGAAGAAGTCCAACCAGGTCGTCTTTTCCACGATCACGCCAACCGTAACTGATACTGGCCTTGGCTGGTATGACCTTGCCATCACAGCTTCGCATACGGATACCTTTGGCAAGGCTCCGATGGAAATCGCTGCGACGAATGCATTGACGCGAGACGATCTCGTTCTCGACGTGATTGCACTCAATAAGTTCACAGATTCGGTTCGTGCTGGCCTAACGGCCTTGCCGAATGTCAACGCTGGCAGCATGGGCGGTCTTGCGACCAACGCAATCAGAACTGGAACAGCACAAGGCGCTGGAAACGGCATCAACCAGATCCAGCTCGATGCAGGCGCCTCATCCGTAGATGGCACCTATTCTCGTTCTCTAATCTCCATCATTGGTGGCACAGGATCTAACCAATCTAGGTTCATCGCCTCGTACGCGGGTTCCAACAAGATGGCTACGGTCAACCGTAACTGGGGCACACAACCAGACGGTACGTCGGTCTTTGAGATCGTTGGGGCGTCCAACAGCCTGCTTGATGAAGGCCTCGCACAGGCTGGCGGCTCTAATACAATGACCCTTCGGGCAAATGACTCGTCGACCGACGACATCTACAAAGATGTATGGTTCCAGCTGAGCGCAGGCGCCGGCTCGGGTCAGAGCAGGCAATGCAAGACCTACAACGGCACCACGAAGATCGCAACGTTCTACGTGCCGTGGGCGACAGGCGCCATCCCAGACGGCACGACCGTTTATCAGGTCCTAACTGGCGTAGCCACAATTCCAGCTGGCGCTACAGGTGTCGCTGGCGCAGTTGGCGGACTTGCCGTCATCACAGCCGTTGGCCAAGGTCCGGGCGGTCAGATCAAGGCCAACTCGTTTAACGACAAGTACGTCTACGATGTGACCGGAAAGATGACGAGCTGCCGTATGCGCGTCTTCGCCAACAAAGCGACGGCAGACACAGCTTCGGATAGTGATGCCGACGGAGCCCACGGAGAGGTTGAGCGCTTCCGCGTTACCGCCACGTACAACACGGACGGAACGCTCAAAACATACGAATACGCCAAAGAGCTATGAGCAGTGCTGTTCCATTAACAACCGAGGGCATCGACCTCGGACCAGTAAGTGGCGTCACTTACCGGATGCGAGCTAACGACACAACGTTGGCTCGGGTTGTCTATTGGAGCACAGCATTTGTGGATGCAGCCGGCGTGGCATACCTTGGACCTGGGCCACTCACGGACATCGTCGTCTCAAATGTCATTGGACAGGAGATCATCATCACTGTTCCTGTTGAAGTTCAAGGAGTCGAGACCATGCCTGAGCTATGGGCGCAAGCAAATGTTGCCGCTAATCAAACCGGCGTGGCTCTGTCAGCCTTGGTTTCTACCAGCTTCGATACAGTGAAGATGATCAGGGCCGGATCAATCACCGGCCTCGGCACCAGGCTCACTCAGGCAATTACCGCTGGCACGCTGACGGTGAGGGTTACTAAAAACGGTTCACCAGGAACGCTGTCGGTCGTCCACACCACTGGCACTGGTGGCAACGCTACACAGGCTCCTGGTATCGATACGTACATTGCCGGGGATCTAATCGGAGTTCAGCTAACAACCACGTCTGGCTTTTTGCCAAACACCACCGATCTCGAAGCGTGGCTTGAAATGCTGGAGGGACCGTGAGCTTATTTCGTCGAGCTGGCGCTGGAATCGCAAAGTTCCTGCGACAAACTACAGATCCAGCCGCGATCGTGGATCAGGTACAGCTCTATGCCAAGTTAGCATCTGGCGTCACGCATCTGTTTGCACGACGAAGCGATGGGACTATCGACCAGCTCACTGGCGCCAGTGGAGGAGGCGGCGGAACAACGCCAGCTCGCTTCACATGGATGGAAGACTTCATCAATAACGCGACGTCGAATATGCAGGTGATCACGCCTGGGTCGTCAACTGAAGTCAAACTTGTCGATTCATCTTTTTCTGGCCCAAACGGTTGGGCGAAAACCCCGATCGGCGTTTTGCGTTTTCGCGTCGATTCAGCCGGTGGCGCTGTTGAAGTGTATGTTGACATCGCGCCGGTCACTGGTCACGTAGACCCTGCTGGCCCAATTCTTGGCGAGATCGCTAACGACATCACGCAAGGCGTACTCACACTCGAATTTCGTCTCTCATGGCAAGGCGACGATGAAGCAAGCGGAAGTCCTCCGCACGTAGGTCTTGCGTTTGGACAATATACCCAACCAGCTTCTGGTTTCTCCAGCCGATGGAATCTACTTGGGTTTGGCATCAACAAGGATGCCTTCGGCAATAATCATTGGTGGGCTCTCACAGGCAACGCAGGCGGAGGGGTTGATAGCCTGATTCAGCACGATACGGGCGTCGCTATCGACAATCTCAATTTTCATCCGCACGTATTCAAAGTTGTATGCGATCCAGCCGGACCGCTTACGCAGTGGTATATCGACGGAACGCTCGTGGCAACAGACTCAACCGCGCAGTTCGGATCTTTGCTGCCAAGCATGAACATGTGGGTTGCGACTGGACAAACGGTTGATGTGTTTGTCGACTACATCTTCTGCGATTTCGCAGTAGATCGAACGACTTTGTAGTAGACGGCCCTTAGTCGTCTTGTGAAATGCCGGTGGCTTTCTGAAGATTGTCCTTCAAGATCGCCATCACGTTCTGGGATTGTGGTCCAGGCGGAATGCTCATGATGAGGCTGATCTCAGTCAGACACTTAGACAAGATCTGTCCGAGCTTCTGGGGACCGAGACTGATGGCATGCTGACCATATGCGACGTGCTGCAGATTGATCGGATCTTTTCTAGGGTTGTCCATCTCGGGCCTCCTTGAGCATCCTAACGAATTGCTCGGCGGCCGACAGGAGCCTCATCACGGCGGCTTCGGCCGAATTCATTCCATCGGCCGAGAACGTCACGTCGGCATACCAACCGCCCTTCCAGCTGCCATCCTGGTGCTGCTTGGCAGTGATCTTGAACTTGTAGCCAGAGGCATCGGCAAGTTC